CGAGGAACAATACTTTATGTTTTGCACGAATATCCTGCAATTGAAAAGGGTTATGTGGTGTTTTCATTTTGCGTTGATCAATTTATTAGAAAAAGCTAATTCGGAGCAGTAAGGTAGCATTGGTTATAACGGTTTGTGGCTTTGCGTTCGGTTTTTGCCTTCCGAAATGTTCAAAGTTAGCACAAAAGTTAATGGCAACAACTGACGCAAAACCATTGTTATAAGTAGTTGCGGATTATTAATGATAAACTTAATTAAAATGGAAATTGAAGAAAAAGATGTAAAAGTAAAAATGAGTGTTTGCCCTGAATGTGGTAACGCTATTAGAGTTGCTGTTGAACATACAATGACAACTAAAAGCAAAAACGAATTTGCAAAGGAAGTAATGAAACACGATTTACAAGTAAAGACAATTTCACTTGAAGAATATCGTAGTTCAAATATTCAGTTGTATTGCAAAGAAAGTTGTTCAAGGAAGTAATGGTAGCAATTACTTATATGAGTTTATTGATGGGTTTGAATTTGAAGTATATTCAGAAGGATATTGGGAAGATAGTATTGAAGATTTTTGTGGATGGTATGAATACAAATTTGGATATAATAACTGGCGTGATATTGATGAAATTGAACGCGAATTAAAACTTGAAAATATCCAAGTGTGGTGTGGGAAGATATGAATAATAATGACCCTTATTGGAAAAATGTAAAAAGATAGCAAGTTTGATGAAAGGCAATCCATTATGGATAATCCAGATTCAGGACATTCCAGCAAAAGTAATCCAGCAAGAAGAGTTTAACAGCAATTTGAAAAATTGACTTGCGTAAAAAATACACATTGTGGTCCCAAGACAATGATATTATGTATAAGTACACACAGTATATTAGGGGTGTACTGCTAGTCTTATACATTTACTGTATATGTACATACATGTACCTGTGACTTCTTTTAACCTTTAATAATAGCTTGGATTAAATGCAGGACTGGTCGTCTGCTCCTTCATAAAGTCCAGGCCTGAATCAATATACTTATCATTAGACACCAGGTAATAATTTGTTCCAAAGCTTAAAGCTGCGTCTTACTAATTCAAGGTCCGTAGTACGGTGATGTAATATTTCTAAGTCATGGTTATCATCCTTGATCCGTAGATCTATATAGCCTTCTTCAGATGTTGTTGGAATATAGAATAATAAAGTCAGTGTTTGATAATTTATTACGGACCTATTAACAAGATCAGTACTGATTGATCTAATGTGTAACAGATCAGTACTGAATGATCTAATGTGTAACAGATCTAGTCTATCTGCTTTGATAATCCTTTCTATTAGATCAATTGCTCGACTTACATATTGTTCAGGTGTCTGTTTATTGTTCATTTAAATTCGTTTAACATTGTTTTCCTTAACGCTGTTGCATTTTATTATATAAGTTAATAAAATATACAGTTTAATAAAAATAACTCATTAGGATCGAGATATATCAATCATTGGAATTTATTTATACACCAGTTAATAAAATCTAATCTAACTTGTCTATTGATTTGACGATCATCATAAGGAGATCTTACAACTTGTAAGGTGATCCTGACAAACAAAGCCCCAAATTGATCTTTTGCATCTGCCGATATAGTATGGGATTTATTGCCAGACTCAGCTAAGAACAGCTTAGCAAACAGTTGACATTTTTTTCTAAAATAAGGTTTATCCCACCATTCAGCGAATATGTTTGACCCATTGCATAAATATGATGCTCCTATAGCCTGTTCAAATTCAGACTTAATCTGCAACCAGAATTCTTTTTGTGTAAAATCCATTATTTAGTTTCTAATTTATTAATACGCCAGTCAATGAATTCTGTTCTAATTCGGCGTATGTATTCGTCTCGAATTGCCGACATCTCAATATATGTTTTGGGAGCACCGGAACAACATATTATTTCTGATAATAGACCGGTATTATTAAATAATACTGCACCACGTCGTGGTGCCAGATAATATTTATTGTTAGTTTCCTGTAAGAACTGGTTAGCTAACGAGCAACATTGTTCTCTAAACCGTGAGCCCGAATGCCATTCGGATTTGAAGGTCTCTGAAGCATAACATAGAAATGCTTCATCTGTATTTGATTCGAAATCGGCTTTAACTTTTTGCCAGAATTCTAGACTATTTGCTGGATTGTTGATCATTGATAAATTTAGTTATATGTGATTTAACATCTTCTAATATTTCTAGTCTAGTTTCAAGTATTAATAAATTCTTTTCATCTGTGTAATAATATGATGGTGGCGATAACCAATAACCATATAAGTCATTGGATCCAATCATCTGATGTTTGAAAGTCCTAGGAGTTGAATCCCATTTAGGTCGATACTCGTATAATCGGCATATATCAATAAACTTTACTCCAGTCTTATTTGCCATAGCTAAACATATACCTGAATATAAATCCAACAAGGCTAGAATATCCATTAATCTAGTATGATTTATATCAGGTTGGTTTATTATATCGTGGCATTCAGTAATTCCTTGTTGATATAACGCAATGGTTTCATCTATTGCGTTAAAGACTGCTAATTGTTCGTTATTCATGATTAATTATGGTTTAGCTTTTAAAGAATATGTAAATGATAGCTTATCATAAAGATTAGCAACCCTATATTTTTTCGATACTTCGATCCAAATTCTGATTTTAAGAATTCACATGCCGTATTCATTATCATTTTACGGGTTTTGGGGTAGTCCAGAATTCTACTACATGGTATGAATAAAGCCATCCACAGTCATCATCTTCATATAGATTTCTCATGACTATAATACCGCGTTCTTTTAAAGGCATGGTATCAACAGATTCCCAATAATCAAAGCGTATTGTACGCTGGTCTTCATTAAAGGTTACCTGACGTTTTGGATACAATTCTGTAACTATTTTAACTATCTCTTCCCAATTCATTTATCTTTATTTTTAATACAATACAAAGATACTACAATATTACGAAATTAATGTGAAAATAAGGGATTTTAACACAATTTTAACTTCAGGAAAGAAAAGTCTTTTTACATAGGTAGTAAAAAAGTGCGAAAAACGCTTGACTTTCACTGGGGAGATTTGAAAATATTTTCACTAGGCCAAGCCTAACCAAATAAAATTTGTTGCTATATATTGTCTACTGCAAGGACATATTATAAAAATAATTATATTATTATGAACCTATTTAATACTCAACAAAGGTACTGAATAATACTGATATAACCTATTAATTATCAGTACTTTAACATAATTTTAACGTTTCAGAAATTGATTAAAGGGAATCCAGATCCGTTAAAAAAATCCACATTGTGGCCCCTGGTTTTCCCCTAAAATCCCCTGTAATCTCAACTCAAGAAATATTGATTTTTCTAATTTCCCCACACAATAGATAAACATATATAGTTATGTATATATGTATATACATTAATATGCTGTGTTTATTCAATATCAATTACAGAAGACTATCAAGTCCTGGGCAAGCTGCTTAGTTTGTTGCTATTATGTAACAGGTGAACTACCCACCCACGCCAAAGGCGATGGGGTGGCTTCGGAGGTCATAGACTCACCTAATGGTAACGCCTTACTCCGTTTTTGTTTAGTGTCCGAGTTAGTTCCTAAACCAGACAATATTTTTAAACCTTGTTTTTTAATGTTTATGCTTGCATTAAAATCCCTATCGTGTACATAATTACAACTTGGGCAAGTCCATTCTCTATCTTTTAGAGTTAGGTCTTGATTGATGTAATTACATACATTACAAGTTTTGCTACTTGGAAAAAATCGGTCAATCTTTACAATTGTTTTGTTGTTCCAATTTGCTTTATATTCAAGCATAGTGTAAAAAGCACCCAACGAAACATCAGAAAATGCTTGTGCTAATTTATTATTTTTCATCATATTTTTAACACCCAAATCTTCAATACAAATTACATCGTGGTTTTTGATGATTTCTGTACTGACTTTGTGCAAATAGTCTTTTCTGATATTAGTTACTTTTTCGTGTACTCTTGCAAGTTTCGATTTTTGTTTTAATCTGGAATTGCTTCCTTTTACTTTTTTAGATAATTGCCTTTGTTCGTATTTTAACTTCTTTAGGTTAGCTTTAAGTGTTTTAACATTTTCATACACTTTACCATCTGAAAGTATCGCTAAATCTTTAATACCAGTATCAATACCAACTTTTGAACTTGTTTTTTCAAAAGGCTTATATTCTACTTCACAAGTTATACTTACATAGTAATTTCCTGTTGTAGATTTTGATATTGTAGCAAATAGTATTTTACCTTCAATTTCTCTATGTAAGTTTATTTCAATACCTTTTTTAAATTTAGGTATCCACAACTTTTCATCCTCAATCGTTATAAATTGAGGAACTGTAAAACTTTGCTTATCATACTTGCTTTTAAATCTTGGAAACTTGGTTTGTTTTCTAAAAAATTTATTATATGCAGTATCTAAATTTCTAAGCGATGATTGCAAACTTTGACTATTAATTTCTTTCAACCAAACAAAATCTTCTTCTTTTTTAAGTTTTGTAAGGTCATTTGCATTGTCGTAATAGTTAAGTGATTTCTTTTCTTCAAGATACGTTTCTTTTCTGCTGTTTAGATAGCGATTAAACACGAATCTACAAGCCCCAAAATGTTTGGAAAGCAACTCAATCTGCTCTTTGTCGGGAGTGATTCTAAACTTGTATGACTTATGTACTAACTTCATTCTATTATTAAATAGTCTAAACTTTTGTAAAAGTACAATTTTTTTACAAATACGCAATTTTTTTGTAAATATTTCCATCGAGTTTGAGAAACATTCACAAAAAAATTGCTTCATTATGTCTAAAAAATCACAGTACATCTCAACAAATCGTTCAAAACACTACTTAAAGTGTCATTTAATTTTTGTTTGTAAATATCGTAAACCAATGTTGGTTTGTCAGTTAAATGATGATATTAAGCAAATATTTCAATCTATTGCCAATGGTTCTGAATTTGAAATTGAAGTAATGGAAACAGATGTCAATCACGTTCATTTTCTTATTCGTTATATCCCTCGTCTTTCAGTATCGCAATTAGTACGTAGGTTAAAACAAGAATCTACACGTCAGTTATGGCTATTACATTCTACTACTTTACGTCAATACTATTGGTATCAGCGTCTCCTATGGAGCGATGGCTATTTCGTTTGTTCAATAGGTGAAACCTCACCAGAAACAATCCGTCAATACATCATTTCACAGGGATAGCGTTTGTCGCTTACATCCCACCGAGCCTACGGCATCAGTGGGTTTTACGCTCCGTTGTATAAAATGAAAAATATCTTGGTCCAGCGAATATCGATGGTTTATAATCAATGCTTTTTACCGTTATCCTATATCCATCGGGTCTTGTGTGTTCTTGGATTTCCGATACCTGACATGGACATAAGACATTAGTGGAATCCGTTGTACAACTGGAGATAAAGAATATTATTAATATTAAAATGTATTTCATATTATTGATTTATTTTTAAATTTGTTATTCCACGTAATTATTGGGGTTTATGGTCAAATCTGGAATTTCTCCTGTATAGTCTCTTAGCATTCTGGATATATCTTGTTCTATCTCTTTTAAAGTATATGTACCGTGATGATTATCCCAAGATAAAGGAATAAGTCCAAAAAATATTAAATATCTGAATTGATAATAATACTTATCTACACCACTATGATCTTTGCCGCATTGTTTTGCTCTGTATTCATTGTTACCTATTCTTACTACTTTCATTATATGTTGTTTTGTTGTTGTGAAAAATTTACAATATTATATGTTGTTTTGTTGCTGTGAAAAATTTACAATAAGCCCAATGCGTATATCAAACCTGCTTCTAATGCAGTTTCATACTTATCAAAATATTGCCCATTGGCATCTTTGCTAATGAATTCCCATTCTCCCCTATCAGGGCATTGTATCTCAACTTCCCAAGCTATGAAATCTGTCGTTGGAGTTATTACTATTGGCGTAGGTAATTCCCGTAACCATTTTTGTAATAAACCTTGTGTTGGTGCAGAATAATTATCCCACTCATTGTGATTATATTTATCATTATCTCCATCTTCACCACTACTAAATTGTATTGTACTATCTGGCAAAAAGCAATAAAATGTTTTGTAATCAAAACCTTTTTCTTTTGCTAGCATTGCTGCCTTGAAACTTATTAATTGTTCGTCTTGTCGCATATTTTTATTAATTTTTTAAGACATTCTAATTCTGCTTCTTCGTAGGTATTGTACCGTATATTTTCATCCTCTGAATGATATAAATAATCGTTAATTTTTATTTTATCAATTCTAATATACCAATGAGAAGGAGTACAAACATGTAAATCAATACATCCAAACAATTCGTACTTCTCTCTAAACCATCTAAATGCTTGTTGATAAAGTGGTGCTGCTACAGAATTTCCAATATGAATTTTTTCTTTATTTCCGTGATTATAAAATAATTCTTTAGTATCATCAAAAAAATCTAAGCAAGGCTCATTAAAACCTAATTTCTTTAAAGCTAATGCTTGTTCATATGGTATAAATTCTTGTTCTATCATGACATTAATTTCCAATGACTGATTCAAAGTGTTTAATTAGATTATAGGTTTCGTGGTTGATGGCTCGCAATATATTGATTTCTTCCCATAGACGGTCGGTTAAACAACTGGCATTCTCCATTTTAGGTTCAGTTTGTCCTGGACCATTGGCGAATGGCTTTATAACATTTGCTATCGATTTTAATCTAATTACATTCTCTTGGGCATTAGCATTTTCATTGGAGATACTTTCTATAATTCTTATGAATTCAGGTCTATCATCCGTACATGGGCTTCCCGTCAGTGTTGTCATCTTTTGTGCTTCTTCTGTGTACATTTTATTTGATTTATTATAAGGTGTTTAAATATCGTTTTGACTCTATCCAAAAGAGTTCTATACCTTGCGCTACTCGACTATCTGGAATATTATTCAATGTATTAATAACTTCACCTATTATAATCGTTACTTTACGTTTTAGATCTTTGCGTCGTTTTTGTGAGATGTTTTCCCAGGTAACGACAGATATTTCTTGTCCGTTTATCTGTTGAATTAAATCCCAGACTTTTTCATGTGGTTCGACATCTACTGTATTCCATATTTTTCTTCCTTCAGCGGCTGCCTTATCTTTAGCTATATTTCTTATTTCGTCTTCGGAATTTGCTACTATAATATGGCCAGCAAAAACGTTATAATGGCCTGTGGGTTGAAATATACCGTAAATTTTCATTTGATTTTTACGCTCAGTTGAACTATTTTTTGACCTTTTAATATTTGTATCGATCATATCTTTAAATTTAAAGTTTTTATCTGCATTATATCCATTTACTTACTCGATACGCTTCGTAGTCGTAAAGTTCACTTGAGTAATGTGGATAATTTTCGTGAACTGCATATTCAATTTCTTCTCCTGTATTAAGATTTTTGCTCTTCCAAGTCCAAAGTCCATCTTCATCTCTAACGGGCAATGTTAATACTTCACATTTAATCCCACATCCATACGCAAATTCGTAATGGATATCCCCTACTTTAATATTTTCGACAATTATGTTGCCGTTAGTTGTTGTCATTTCTTGATATTATTTTTAACTATTTCTGTTAATTCATTTGTTAACTTAGTTAATGCCAGCGCAGAATTATCTTGAATATACTTACCAAAAACGGGCAACATTTCATTGACGCTTAAGCAAGGTTTATTTAGTAATATGTATGATTCTGCGCTTTCTTTGGTTGAAAAAGTTTTGCACGTTCTGGGATTTGTATAAGATACCCAGCCGCAGCCAACTGAGAGGCAAACAAATGGACCTTTATATGTCAAATGATTTATTAATACTGAATGATAAGTATCGCCTGTGAAAACTGATACTCCATCGTATGTTGTGAATACTGGAGTTACTTTTTTTAAGTTTTCTAAGTTTATCCACTTTCCCAAGCCTGGATGATGGTCATGGACAAATGTCAATTTGCCCGTGCCTTTATCTGCAGGGGCACATTCAAATTCAATTTCCTTTAATGTGAATGAACCTGAGTTTAGATTTGTAGTATCAATCAGTTTATCACCAATGGTAAAAACTTCATAATCCGACAAACGTTTAACAGAGTGAATACTCCATATACCTTTACTAAGTTGATTTAAAGCATGATCTTCAGACCATCCACCATACATACCATTATGTTGTAGATTGGCGAACCAATGATCATTCCCAGGAATCTTAAAACTCAATATTTCATAACTTTTAGACTTAACTACATCACGAAGCAACTCTACGATTTGGTTTTTATAGCTTCTTACTAAAATTGTATTAACCGATGAAAGGAAGAAATTATCAATTGAAAAAGGAGAATACTGGCATTCACCATTATATTTTACAGTATCACCAATGGTGAAAATTTCGCCGTCGGACATACGTTTAACGGAATGTATAATAATTTCGTGGTCAGGCCACTCAAGTTCAAGTTCATCGATAGTTCGATAGCCTATCAGGGTGGCACCAGTCCATAAATATTTGCCATCTTTATATGAATCCGATGGCTTACCATCTTTTCCTACTCTAATAGATATTATCTCATATGCATTTTCGATAATCACCTGCCAAAATTTTGGATTATTCTCGATGTATTCTTTAGAATAATACGCATTATTATCTACGCAATACATGCCCACTTCTCGATAAAAAGTGGCGATTTTCCCTAATTTAGGAGATCCTGGATAGGTTTCAATTAATTTATATTGTTTCATTTTATTGAATTTACATTAAAAATTTTCTTTATATAAACGCATGCTATCAACGTTGACTCGCATTGTGTTATCAAATGAATACTTCCCGTTTAAGATACGCTCAATTAGTTTTAAATTAAGAAAAACGTTTTCTTTATCTTTTGTATGGGCGAAGGCTAACTTAAAAAAATTTAAAATACCATGTGTTTGGGTTTTAGAAAGCCGTTCAATTTCACGTTTGTTTAATTCTATGATGGACTCATGAGTTGTCCTCGTAGATATTATTAACCGGTTAAGTTCATCTACAGTTTTCTGTAATTGACTAAGTCGGTCCTGATCTTTATTCCAAGCATCATATTTTATAGTGACGGTTTCGGGCTTACTCATTTATTTAAAAATGTTCTTAATTTAGTAATAAGACCATATACATCTTCGGTATTTGGCATATTTAATGTCCTGGCCATATAATCCATTTTACTTAACATGTCATCATTTACTCTAGAGAGTATGTCATCGAATTCTTCAACTATTCTAGCATTGACAAACTCTGGATGTAATTTATATGTTATATGCTCGGGATGCATAATTTCCAGGAAATTTAGATCAGCATCTTCTGGTCCAGGTGTATAACATACTCTTATTGGTGTTCCTTGTTTAAATGTACCAATTTCATTTGTGGTTTTCACGTACTGATAAAATTGATACCAGGTTTTAAATTCTGGCGGTAACTCATTTAATTTCATAAGCATTATTTTATTGAGTTCTTTTTAAATTGTTCAAACCATTTTTCAACATCATTTTGCATTATGTGTGCTGATATATTCCCATCCAAGCATAATTGCTATTTGTGCGTTGCGTTCATTTGTATCCATGTGTAACCAAATTATATAAGTGTTTTAAATATTCATTAGCAAAATCTACTTCTTCATCTGGAATAACCACCATTGTTTGAATCTTGTCTTTAAGCAATTTTAAAATTTTTGGTTTTAACGTTTTAACTTGTATAAATATCAGAAACAAATTTGGATAGTCGATAATTATTTTGGTAACCTTAATATTATGGTTACTACAAAAATCTATAAATTGTTGTAAAGCTGTACCATCTTTGAAATTTATATAAATGGTTTGCATATTAATCGGGCTCATCGCCAGGATCTTGAATTGAGATAGAAAAAATTACTTCTGTTTCAGTAGACATTTGGGATTTGTTCACTGTTCTTACAGCTACATCCCAGCATTCTAAAAACTCCCCAAAATGTCCAGATCCCCCTACTTTCATATTATCGTCTATGAACATAATTGCTTCTTTTAATTCTTTAATGGTCATGTTATTTAATTTTAATTACTCAACAAATATACAACATTTTAAAATAATTTGTGGTGTTTTGTTAAGAATTAACATTTAATTAACATTTACGAATCAAATAAATCATAATACATTGTGACAAACCGATGATAATTAACAGTTAATTTATATTTCTCAACTCTACTGGCACTAAATCGACCTAATTTAGGTGTAATAACTTTATGATGCAATAAAATTTGTTCTAACTGTTTTTCATTGGAATCGAAATACAAATATCCGTCGGAATAATCATCGGGTTTGCCAATATCGTTGATATGATCTTGGGCATCATCAAAAAAGCGCTCCACCAACGAACAAGGCACTTTCCAATCTCCAGCCGATAAGAATTTTGTTGGAACATTTACAATTTCGATTTTCATAATAACCAGTTTAAAATATTTTAGGTATAAATCCACCTTGGACACATCCCGGAATAGGTAACATACAATCACCTTCTACATCAGATCCTAAAGCGGCAATTCCACGATACCAATGTTTTTTATATGACTCTTCGATTTTTGCAACTTGGATTAATGCATGAAATCCACCCCGAGTTTCAATAAATACTATCGCATCTTCATTTACCCATTCGCATATTTCATTCTTCAATTTACTGATCGTGGATTTATCTTTCAAATCAAAGTCAAAATCAACATAATACTTACTTCCAGGAGATTTTTGAATTGCACTTAGTGCTTCTTGCTGGACATTGTATCCATGAGCATTGTCAGCTATAAGGTCGGCAAGCTTTTTAAGTAATACCTTGGCTGCTTTAGTTTGTGATCGCGGGTTTGGATGAATATAAACAACTAATGATTCTTGTGGCACTTCTCTATCGCCAAGAGAATAATTACCAACTTTTATTTCTAATTGTCTTAATTTTGAAATCAAATTACTCTTGTTACAAGTCAAACGTTTCAATTGTGTTTTGTCGTTAGCCCATATCAGTTCAGGACAATATTTTTTTCTCGCAAATAACGAAACATAGAAGCATTCGTCTTGCTTTAGATTTGGTAAGATGATGTCCACGAAATAAATAAGCATTTGCTCATCTTCTATTATTTTGTAATTCATATTATATTAGTTTAATGTTCAATGTGTGAAACTTTAATTTTCCTGTATTAAAGTCAATCATCTAAATCTGATATATCGTATGCAAATTGCACGATATCATTGTATTTTAGTTTTAATTTTGTGTCTTCACAATTAGAAATAGCAAAGCATTGCATTCTTTTAATCCACGCTTTAGCTAAAATTAATTCATCATTCTCCATTCGTTTACGCCACCTCTCTATAATTTCGTCATCTGATAAAACACGAATATTTTTAACACGCCTATTTAATGGTGAATGATGCCGATTTGTTGAATGTTCAGTTTCAACCAATACCGTTACTCCGTGATCATTAGTTTGAACTTTATTGTGCATGTTATATTAGATTGTGATTGAAATTAATTGTGCTTCTCTTCCAAGAAACTCGTTTTCCCAAATCTTTTTGGTCGTAGAAATGGCTATCTCAGGCGAATTTGCCCATATATTCAAAACATCAGATATTTCTATTCCGAAATCGATATATTTTAATTTGCATTCAAAATGTACTATCATATCTTTAATTTTATTACCACAAAGTTATAAAATTATTTAATATAAAATGTAATTCAATGATAGTTTAACAAAAATTTAACATTACCCAATCAATAATTCGTTTGACAGTTGGTTTCTTATGAATTGTAGGGTTACAACCAGAATCAATTAATTTTTGTCGTGCTAACTTTAAAATATCTATTCTTAATATCGTTCCATTGGTATGTTGTTTATGAAATGGATTGCGCAATTTTCCAGACATTCGGTGTTCGCAGCCTATCTCATTGGCAGCATCTAAAATTAGTAATTCTTCAAAAATCATCCATATATCACTAGCCCGAATTTCCTCTGGCCAAACTGGCTGGCAACATAAATATACAGAATCATGTGAAGATTTCTTACGGACAGACGACAATAATTTATCAACCTGTTCAATTTTATTATAAGACTTCCCATTATATGTAAAATTATCCATGTATTTATTTTTATATGTTACAAATTTCACTACACCATTTAATATATGCACTTCCGGGCATCCACTTCCAATGATCTAATGAAAACACGTCATTGCTCATAATGATTGGATATGAGTGAGTAGCAATAATATATTGAACTTGGGTTGTTGATTGGATTTTTTTATTAAATCTAAATTGATTTGTTATGGATAATCCAGCTTCGGGTTCATCCAGTATTAATACGGCGGGTTCGTCAACTATTATATCAATGACCAGCTCTTCCAATACTTCACCATGTGATTTAAACCGAGCAGCGACAGCATTTGCAAATCCATAACCAATGCTATAGCCATTGACATCAGAATATGTTTGTGGATCTGTTATCCTTGGATTATCCAATTCAGAATTGAAATAGAAAGTATCTATATTACGACACCTATCAGTTAGTTCTACTGATATTCCAGGATCGTTTTTTCTTAACATTGAAAGAAGAGTCGATTTTCCTGTTCCCTGACCGCCTACGATTACGGTTAACGGCTTTAATTTAATTGCCTGGGTTCTTAGTACATGTGACCCAGGATAACTTCTCCTGCGTAAGATTTTAATTACATCGGCGTACATTTTATTCTATTTTCATTTTTACATTTTGATTCCATGCTGTCAGATGGGTGTGTATCCGCTCAGCTAAATCGAATATATATTTAGATGTATCTCGTTTTTTAAAGAACATGTTATCTGATAAAAAATTAATAGAATCAATCATTCGTTGATATATGGGAATTACTAGGTCATCGCATTTAAGACCATATTTTATAATTTGGTCTTCCAATGGTTTTTTTAACTTAATTTTTATTTTTTTATCTTTCATTGTTTAAACCCAATTTTAGTTTTTGAACCAGTAACACTAAATTCAAATTCACTGACCCAAGCAGTTTCATATTTTCCTTCGTAAAAATATCCAATTTGATACTGAACATATTCAGTTGATTGAATTGATGCCTGTACGATTTTTGCTCGAATGTTAGATATAGTGGTGTGTACAATTGTACCTGGTAGGTAAACTTCTATCATTTTTTAAGGCGAGTTTTAGATTGAAAATATTCTTTAGTTTCGACATTCATGATGGTCAATTTGCCATCATTGCCTCCAGCTCCAGTATCTAAATTCCATATTAAATTTCCAGCAAACATAGGTTTTGTGGTTTTCCAACATAATGTCGTGGTGTGCCCAATGAATATTTCTGAAAAATTATCTACAGTTTTTAGTCTATCGAACTTTGATACACATAATGCTTTTTGAAAAAGACTACGGTTCCACCAATATTCGGAACGGTTCTGCATGCCAATTGGAATTCGACGATCAAACCCACCATGTATAAACAACCGGTTTTTGTCATCTATATATTTTGCATGCATTGATCTAAAGAAATCAATGTGTGTTTGTGGGATATCAAATGGATTGATAATATCCTTTCCTACATGCTTAATATAAGATTCCATGGTTGCAGATCCCCCTTGTTGCCAATATTGTGGATGTAACCCAGTATTTAGCCAGGTAATGAACCAATCATCATGGTTACCGCGAATCTGAATTAAATTTCTAACCTTAAGTAATAATTCAACACATTCATATATGTACGGCTGATTCCCGTCACAAATATCTCCCAATTGTATCAGCGTGTCGTGTTCGAAATCAAAATTTGATAATTCAAAACATTCCAGCATTTGATGATAAGCTCCGTGCAGATCCCCCATGCAAAAAACTCGTGACATGATATTATGGTTTAAATATTATTTTATCTGTAAATTTAATCGCTCTTAAATTAAAATTGCGTATTACATCACGTGCTTCATTAGCGTCAATATTAATTGTCAAAACCTTGCCAGCCCAATTACTAATAACCATTTGGTATGCATACATCCTGGGTTGATGTTCAATTCGTACAATATTAAGATTCATCATATTCAACGATTGTTACTTCTGAATCCGTCAATTCGGTAGTAATTATTTGTAAAATTATATTCCAATCACCCCTAGCTCGTCCAGATCCTATCTTAGGAAGACCAATGCGTCTGCCCGTGAATAAACGATTTATTTTCCGCAAGCAAAGGGTCAGCGCTTCATAATCTAATGGTATAGTCATGGATGTCGGCATATTTCTAGAATGCCAATATTGAGTATATGCATTAACAATAATTAATGGGGCTCCTGACCATTTAGATGAAACTCGGTATTCGATATTTCCAAGTTTTCCAATGAATCCTGCACTTGCTGGATTCTCCCCTGGATAATAAACCGGATTCGCGGTGTCGAAATGTTTAGCCATGTGTGGGGCTATTCCTGATCGTTGGGTGCAAAAACAATTACACCCATGCACAATTAAATCGAAATGACCATCAATTGCTAATTTAATCAGGTCGCCTTTAACGAATTTTATTTTGCCGGGTTGAATCATATTTTTGCATTTTTAAAATGTTTTGTTCAAGATCATACGTCAATTTTTTAATTCGGATGTCACAATCCGATGTATTAATATATTTGACACGTTCGACATATACCGTATCGACTTGTGGGACTGGTTGCATAAGTTCAATCTGCTTTGGAATTGAACGTGATTTACGATAATCATTATACAAATAGACTGTAACAATTATATAAGCTATCCCTGCTAAAATTATATATTTCATAAATTAAAAATTAGCATTGATATAATTCTTAAGCATATTCAAATTCGTGGTTCTAAATCCAGTATGGGCAGGATGACTAAACCCATATTCTGTGATTCGATTAGGTTTAGCCCCGCTTCCAGACATGCTTATATTTCCACCAGTAGGTCGGATTTTTTTGCATAAAACTTGGTATAAGGCCCAAGGATCAGTGTCTTGGGTTGCTTCCCAAATTTCGTTATTTCTAATTCGAGTTAATGCATTATGATATTTTATGCTATGATTAGATTCTAAAAAATCGGCACATTGTAATATCATATCATCGAAATTGTTTAAGTCGGGATAGACTCCTGCTGTGAAATACGTTACAAAATCTCGGGCTTTGCCACCTAATTTAAGTGTCAGTGTATCATTATTAAATGTTACATTCGAATTGATGAACATTTCATCTACAATTGCGTTTAACTGTTCTAAATTCATTTTTATTTTATTTAGTAGGTGCAATGGGATTCGAACCCATTTCACTATCCAGCCCATGCCGGATCGCTTAACCCTAAAGCTCTACACCTATTTTTTGAATTTTACCATAAAACAGACCAACCGTGTCGTGTGATAATACATCAATTTGTAACCGTGACCGTTTTGATAATTTATCATTGATGACATACTCTCCTTGATACGGACAATTACATAATACTTGAATTGAATCTCCCATTTTAAATCTATCTAGCAAATCTCTTGATATAGCCACGGACTTCATCAATCGTTTCGGGTCAATAATTGTGCCATCAGCAGTCTCCAAGTGATTTCCATGGGTTTGCTCTGGAACTGGATTATACACGGTTATTTTAACATATTCATCGACAATATTAAAGTCAACACACTGGTCTGGATGTGATGTAGGGTTCGTATATATTTCAAAGCAATAAATCGAACTTAATAGAAGTATTGCAGCAAAAATAAAATGTCGAACACTGTAAATTTCACTTTTAATATTTTCTAATAATGTCATATATTTGTTAGATTCATTTTTGGATTGTCGGATACCCAAAACGCTGCCTTTTTAATCTCAGGTACATTTAATTGCTTGATTAAATATTCTTTAAATTGAGTTCTTTAAGAATTTTATCGATGAGATTTGTGAATTGGGATCTAATATGTTCCGGCATCAATTTATATATTCTTGGGAATTCGTTCTTATAAGAATCTTGCATGCTCGAACCTGTTAGCTTAGAAAATCGTATATTGGCCAAATTGTCACACAATTTGACGTAGGTTGCGTATGGATTTTCAAATAACTCGGCATAAAATTGGTCACTGTGACGCTCGAATCTGTTTCGGCCACGCATTTCTGTACATAAAAATATCATTTCGGCGACAGCTTCGCCATATCCGCCATGCAAACATTCATTAACTTCAAATTTGATGTCGTTGTAAGAAATGCGTGCATCTTCAATTAAATCGTGACCAAGTGCTGCAAATCGTAATAACACTACATCGTTATCAGCTATGGCGGGCCAGTTATATTTAATTTCATCCATAACGGTATGTTCAACAATTTCCAAATGAAATGAATATGGTATGTATCCATGGTATTTCTGGTTACATATTACATTATGCTGGTTAAATACCCAATCTTTCCAACGATAAATTCCCGTTTTATTACTCATGATTATTATATTTGTAAGTTCGATAAACTGCTGATTGAGATTTATTAAATCTATCTTGAGTCCAATTAGGATGTAAAACTTGACGAATAGAATCCTGAGTTAACGAATCTAACTCCAAATATTCAACATATATTTGTTCGATGGATGGATCTGGGCAATAATGTGGTCTACGATCAGTAATTGCATCTATCACTGCTCCTATTGTTATTGCAGGTGGTGCTGGTATTTGGTTGACCACCGGAATTTTGTGTTTATAACGATTGAACCAATATATTGGATGTCCGTAATTACCTGATCTCGTTTGTGCGTCAACTTTAACAGTTAAACACATAAAAATGGTTAATAATGTTATTAATGTTTTCATACAACAAAAATACAACGTTTTTATAATATAAACAAACTTTATTAAACTATTAACATTTAATTAACATTAGGCTTCACCTACGGTTTGTATTTTTGGAACTGGTGGATACATAATATATAAATTATATGTACCAATTATTGGATTTGCCCTAATTAATTCCTTAACGATTACCATAATTTGATTAATGCTAATTGGAGACATAACCCAAATTTCATGTGTTTCATGCTTCACTAGGTACTGCATCGTCAGTTGTTTTTGCTTCTAAAGTTTTGATGTTTTCCGCTTTTATGGCGGATAACAATTCTATACTTGATGCCTCTCCTCTTACCAGTGCCTGGTTTAATAATAAATACCAAATATTTGGCGGAAATGAATTAGGCATTGTTGGAAATCTCTCTTTAATTTCAGTTTGGTATGCCTTGAATTTTTCTAATAACTCTGGGAAAGTCAACCGCTTTTTCTCTAAGGCTATCTTTCCAGAAATATACTTTGATGCCGCTGCATATCCTTGGTTCTTTAACAGTTTCTGCATGACGGTCATGGTCGTCCGTTTTTCTAGCTTATCATCTGTTTGACCAGGATTATCAATTTTGTGCAGTGTGACATATTGGTTTACCTTTTCTACTAATATTACCGGGACTCGTTTCATATAACTTCAATTAATTTAGAGTGATCCAATCTATAACTATCAACAATTGATACAATATCTGAAATTTTTGATCTAACCTTGTATCGTTTTCCTTGAGTTGGGCGAACAACCATTACTTCTGGTAAAGGCTTAAGACCAGCAAATATTTCGAAACGGCTGTATAATTCAATCGTATTCATGACTTTAAATTCATGTTCCATAAACACAAATTCCTTTGGCATATCTTCGAATGAATAATAATCATACCGTAACGATTGCATAAAATCTTCAATTATACCAATATTCATTCGGTAAAAGCTTGCCAAAGTTTTATAAACCTCTTGCAGGTTAGTTACTTTTTGGGCCATAATGGTATTAATGTCAGGCCGAATGTCAGTGATTGTAACTATTCCCGATCGAGCCATAGTAAATACAAATTCAACAAATTCGTCGTTGCCGAATCCAGGAATGTCTACTTGATATTCGCGAAACAATGAATTAGGATCTGTATTTGTTGGGGTCAATTTTCCAAATCTATCAAATATTGCTCGCATTTGATTTGGATCTTGCATCGTCGATGTAGCTATTTTAAATTTTGCCATGATTAATTTGTGTTTTTGTGTGAATAATATTAATAAGATCCGCTAATGTAATAAGTGTTTCTATCTCAGAATCAGTTATTTCGATTTGAAATGTTTTTTCTATAGATAGTAATATTTCCATTTTGATTATGAAAAGTTCTTCGTTTATTCTTTCGTCCATACATAAATTTTATGGTTATTCCAGGTTTCTGTACTATCGATAAAATCTAGAAAATGTTTGGTTAAATAATATTCATATATGCGTGTTCGAGTTGTGCCGTCTGCTCCGTATTCGAATGAATTAATATCATATTTGTCAACAAAATATCTCAATAACCCGAAGATGCAGGCCAATATTTTATTAGAATGCGGCACATTTAATAATTTAGATAAGTTCAATTGTTTATATTCAGAATTAGTATCTCCAAAATTTATTGCTAGTCTTTTGGGGTTAAACATTGGCAAAATTAATAACTGATAATACCAATCATTATACTTAATATTTACCATAAACCTTCTCTTGCTTTCCGAGATAATTGAATAATCAATTCCGTATTCGTGAAGTTCTTCCGGTTTATATAAATCGATTATTTCAAATAAAATATCTGTTAATTTAATTGGCATGCCCCATTTTATTATTTTAAATGTAAATATAATAATTTTATTTCAGAAAACCAAATTATTTCTGATATTTTTTTAATCGTTTTTCTTGGTAGTCAATAAATTTGTTAAAGCCATCTCTTGCTTTACTGTCAGTTGTTTTTAGAAATTCGTTCACGGCAGTTAAAATTTTACGGTTGTTTAAATATTCATTCATTGAATGAATTTCCATAAGTGTCTGCATGTGCCCTAATGTAAAGGACCATTTTTTTATTTCTTTACGAACCCGTTTACCAACGAGCTTATGTTTATCAATTGTTTGTTGGATTGAATCCGAATGAATCTTCATACACTAAAATTTTTATTTTACATTTCAACACGGTCAATTCGTCAATGACCCATTGTGTTTCAATACATCCTGGGTGATGAAATAATACGGCACCATCTACCGAATGTTTTAATTCGTCGAATCCGTTATAATATGCTGATTTAGCATTATGTTCGGCAACAAACCGTTCACAACAATGATCAATATGAGCTATCGAATTGCTATATAACATAAATGTAGATGCACAGATTAAACTTTCAGGCACAATTGTTTCGATAATAGTCTTGAATTTATTGTAATTCTTGAACTGATATGGACCATTAATAAATAAATTATACGCCATTAAGTTCGGTTAAAAATGATTCGATAGTTAAATGCCTTAATAACATTTGTTCTACAGTCGACATCGTTGTCTGTGGTTTAAAATTTAAATCCTGTGTTATTTGGATACCGTAATAAGTCTCCACGAATTCCTTAATATCAGATTTCGATGGATAATCAACTAATAAACGGAAATTAATCCTTCCATCTCGATACAACGCTGGGTCGAAATCTTCAATATGATTTGTTGTAAACATGAAAATCACATTGTCGGGAGATACTACACCATCCAATATTTGTAACAGTGTCGAAAACGATATGTTGCTTTTCTTGTTTAAATTGGATCTGGTTTTTGTTGATGTATAATCATCTATGTCTTCGAATAATAACACTGACGATGACTGCAATCCCTGTATATAATTAATTAATTCAGAATCTGATTTAAATGATCCTAAAGATATCAGGTTCAGTTCCATTTTATATCGATGCGCAATAGCTTTAGCAATTGAAGTTTTACCAGTACCTGGTGGACCATATAACGATATTCCAGTTTTATGGTTGATACCCATCTGATCGGATTTCCATTTATTATTTCTCCAACCATCCAAATATTCAAGCAAAGATTCTTTGCCCGGAAAATATATTTGATCAAATGTTTTGAATTTATAAATGGTGTTAAACACCGATTGTCCATATCCTGGATTATAGGTCCTAAATGGGATTCCAGATGAGCCTATTAATGATGTCTGGTGGCTCTCAACTACAGAATTGAAAAGATTAAGAATTGCATTGGCTGCAAATAATCCTGATATATGATATTCATCTGTATATGCATCGTGGCTGTTCGAAGCATGTTCTAGTTTTGCTCTAATTTTTTCAATCCTGATAAATCTACGATGATACCATATATAGTTTACATCTGAGTCTTGACGATATATCGGTTTAACTAGACGTGGACCGCCTTCAGTTGGGGAAATTACTACAATTTGCCCAATAGCACGTCGATATTTATTTGGATAACGCTGATTATACCAGTCCGAAAATATGTCATAAGTATCATCATCGCGGTTTAAATATATACTGATTTCGTAATATATTAATTTCTTCAGTTGCCGGTAAATCGAGCCAGGGATTGGTTTCAATGTGTAAAAAATGCTGCTCAGTAACGCTATCACCAGACCGCCTTGTGTAAATTGGTTGTTTTCGACGATAGACTTAATAAATTCTATGTTAATCATACTCTAGGTATTCTGTGTTCTCGTTCTTCAGTTAGATATGCGGCTATTTCCCATAGTTTTCGAGCCTTTGTTGATGCAAATTCTGCAAAATAATCTGGGTCGGAATTTGCAATGCCATTGACAATAGCAATAACAACATTTTCTTGAAATGCAAATTTATCTTTTGCTCTTCTTGCCGATAAGTCGATATACTTAGGGGTGCCAACATCTGGAAAATTATAAACCATACGATTTGAAAATTTTTATTAATTTGTTCGTAAACTCTGTAAGAGTTGTATTATTTGTGATGATAATGTCCGCATCTTCTTTGGTTATATCAAATGAATCGGATGATTCCAATGGAAGTCGTTCACTTGCGTCTATCCATATTATCAAGTCGAACAATTTTTGTTTTTTACATTCTTCAATTTCAGCATGTGATCTCATCCCCACATACATGTCAGCCTTAGATAATACTTCTTTTGCAAGTCGTATTTTATCAACGGAATTATACAAGCATATTTCATCATACCATGCTTTCCTGTTATTCATACGGTCGGCAAAGCACTCGCCTATAGATTTGTATGATTTACCATATTTCGTATTCATTATGTCAAATAAGAAATTTTCTGCAGCACATTCCGACGACGATTTAAATGTCAATCCAAAATGCTGATTTAAAATTTCAGCAGCGGTATCCTTTCCATGCCTTGCATGGCCAATAATTAGTAGTTTTTTCATATAAAATTTGTTTTATAGTTTACATTTCACGGTTAATACATGGTGTTTGATATCTGGTAATTGGGTATCAAGTTCTTTAGCAAGCTCAACGGCGTATGATTTGTCGGCGCTGATCCAAGCCTTTGAAAAATCAGCGCCGTAAACGCATGAGATTATATATTCTTCAATTACTTCATCGGTAACAAAAAACCCCTTCATTAAAGGTGCATAAATGACATATATGGATCGGTTCATTTTAATAATATATTTAAGATGTTAAAGTCATGAAAATCAAATTCTGTGGGAGTTTCTTTCATATAATACGGAATATATTTTAGACATTTGATTCCGTTTGAATTCAATTGTTTGACGGTTTCGTCTCGGTCATCAACATGCAAATCAATCTTTAATCGTTTGCAAATATCTAATTTATCTGCGGCAACATGTAATGGCCGATCTGGATATCCATTTTTACTAAGCCATCTACGTCTAGCATTTGCCATTGCCAGTGGCACTGCTGAAATATAACATGCAAAATCGAATTCAATCCGTTCTGGTCCATTTAACATTGGCATCGTTTCCCAAAATTCTTCATCGTTTTCAGTGAAGTGAAACAATAAATTCAGGCGTTCAACTTCCCATTGATTGTAATATTCAAATGGTAGATTAAATTTCACGCGCATGGCAGCATCGAAATCAGCTAATAGTCCATCTATATCTAAAGAAACCCGCATATCTTGATTTTAATGAGTTATTTTTATTAAACTGTATATTTTATTAACTTAACCAATAAAGTTCAACAGAATTGATATAAACTATGTTATTCGTAACGGCTTTTAATAGTGTACAATGCACCATCAGCATTAATGAAATGTACAACGTCTGCTTGGTGTAAACAAAGTTGAATATGTTGTTTGAAATGTTTACATCTAAGATCTCGGCCTTGTATGGATGAATAATCAGCAATTAAATCCTTTCTGGTTAATGTTATTATCATTATTTATTAATTTGCTAATTATTGAATCTATCCATAACAGTCTGATCATCCTTAAACAACTCATATAGTCGGTCGAAACTGTTTAAATCATCCACAGTGCAACCTAATATAGTAGCAATGTAACTTGGAGAATCAGACACAAATTCTTCTTTAATTATCCTAGGCTTAGTTAATTTGGTTCCGGATATACCTAAATCTGTTTTATGGACTAACCAAACTCCAGATGGTACCCTTATATTTAATTCCAACCATTCATTTGGTGACCCAGAAAACAATTGTTCTTTCGTTTTAGATATAAGCGCTGCCATCATCAATTGATTACGTTTAGTTCCGGCTGACATTATAAACTCTCCCCATCTCATATCCTGAATGCAGAATATATCTAATCGAAATGGATTATGATCATAGTCAACAAATTCCATTGGCATTGTTATTAAATGAAATCCAGAAGATATTTTTACATGATCGGTATAAAGCCACGGGAATTTATTAAAGAATTCTGGTATTGTGCAATTCACGATAACATCAACATCGCCAGATATGGGAACTTTGCCAAGTGATCCAACTATTTTGTGTGTCAATCCAGCTCCTGCTAACAAATTTGTAACCTTTTCTGCTATAAAAGCCGAATCTTCTAAGTTAATTGGTCGACAATATAAAATAGATTTACTCATATGCTTTAACTTTGTGATCATATACTTCTGTTCCGTATAAATTACGAACTGCTGGAACAATTTGGGTCCATTCGATTTTTATTTTAAATTCAGCTATTAACTGATTAATCATATAATCAATTTTTTGCATGAAAATTTCTAATGGATATTTAGTCATCGAAGCACCAACCTGTTCCATTGGAACCGTTTTACCAGTTTTATGATAAACATAATTCCTGATAAATATAACATCTTGCTGATCGAATTGATTATACTTGCGGTTATCTGCTAATATTAGCCGATATTTCAAATAATCTAAAACTTCTTCTCGTTTCATATTAAATAATTATACCACAAATATACATGAATATTCGTTATAATGTATAATATTCCAATATTTTAACATTTATTTAACAGATGTGTATTTATTGAATAGATCCATTATGTTGTCAATGGTCTCAACAATATTTTCCTTTGATACATTACAAACCAATTGATCTATTTGTTCTCTGACGTTTAAATGCCTGCAAACATCATCGAAAGTTGGCACTTCGAATTGTTTAAATCTTCCAACCAATTCCTGTGTGTCCTTTTCAAAGGCAATGGTTACATTCTGTACAGAATAATATGCAGAAGGTGGAATGAGAAAATAATGATATTTATCGGTGTTTGGATTATAGCACACGACTCGCAATGTTCCTATTTTCTTATAAGCGTTTTTTACTACGGCCTGGAATCTAGGTATTTTAACTTTTTTGTTAAGTTTACCCTTAACAGTGGGGTGGAAATATTTCTCCTGGACTGTCACAGTTTTAACGTCGGTGTCGTCAATTAAATCTCGATGCTCTCCAATTGGACACATACCAATTCCGGATTTCCTTGATATAGCCAATTCAGCTAATTGAGTGCCGTTAATAATATTGTCTTTTATCAAAGATTTAATCGTAACTTCAAGCCCCATTTCATGATAAGCTTTGTCCATAAAAAATTCGATCAACCTATCATTATGATGTTGATTTTTTGCAAGCGTGTGCATCCTTTTAGTTTAATGTAGTTAAATAATTTTTTGTTTCTGGATAATTCTCATTGATATATTTATCAATGTCGATATCCAATATCGTAAAACGTATATGATTCATTCTGTCTAAATATTCGAAAACCTGACTTATTGGTGTTTCAATTAATGAAGATTCAATAATTAAGGTCTCAGAAATTTCAGTCATGAATGAAATGAAATTTTCAAATGTTTCATTTGCTGTGTTTAGTTGATATATTTTTGGCGATATCACGCCATTTGGATTAAGTGTATTTATAGAGAAAACCATCTTTTAAAATTTATCATCTAAACAAAATTCATAATCAAATGGACGAGTTGGTGCCAAATAATTTCTATAAATTTGCGTAAAATGTGTTCCATTCCACTGCGATACTTGCCACATGTGCATATCTGCGTTGACACCGATCATTGGTAAAGCTATTGGCGTATATGCCTTCAATTGTGTATATTGAATTTTATAAGTATATCCAGTATGAAATAAATCAGTCAAAGGACTTGGATATACCATATATTCATCAACATATTTGTATTCGGATAAATGATTGAATAATGTGTCGGTTGTATGATCTTTCTTATAAAATACAATATCATTATTACACATCACCTCCTTATCGGCATTGGTATATGACACTAATGCATAACTAGGCGAAGTTTTCTTTATTTTAATGGAGTCAACATAAAGATAATTGTAGGCAATATAGACTTTTTTAAGCGGCGCTGCTACTTTTACATTACTAACGGTTCCAGATTTGGGAAAGAATATGTTTGCTAGCGTAATCCCATACCTAGTACCAACTCGTTTGTCGACATAATTAATTGGGTTAACCGCAGCGGATGCACCGTTGGTTGGCATTTCTTCATCCTTTAGACAACCAGAAATACACATGGTTATGATCAAAAACATGATATAAATTTTGTTCATTTTAAACTCCTGTTTAAATTATTTATGGATAATAGACATATATTTCTATAGTCGATTTGTTATAATCGTTTTCATCGGACAGCACATTGTCCGATAATACATTACTATTATTATACGAGTTAATTACAATTAATTGGTCTTCGTACGAATAATAAGCAGTACTTTTCTCCGACATTGTTGTTGGGTTTCGTACGAAATTTACAAACGTTTGGCCATGTGGAAATGCATCAGCAGCACTAATTATGTAGATTCCTGTGGAATCACGGTATAAATCTAAGTTTATTCCAAATGTATTTTCTAGAACTGTCGCTGTGGGCGCATTAGACCCAGACTGACTTAAGAAGGCTCTATATACCCTTGTGCCATTTGTAGTTTTGATTAGGTCATCGGGTAAACCATATCCAATGAATTGTTTATACTGGAATATATTATTTTTGGCATTACGCCCGGACGTACAATCTATAAAATCACTGTATAATAAATTGGCCTGGAAATTTCCCGATATGGTGTTGCCGCTAAATTGCCCGAATATTCGATTTCGAAAAAATCCATAACTAACATTGTTGTTGAAAAAGAGAGTCGCTATTAAATTTTGGCTAAAGTCACTGCCTATAACATTTTGAACAAATGATGCACTACTTTTGGTCAATTCATTTAACCGAAACGTGGCACCAATAATATTATATATAAAAATATCACACATTACAGAATTGCTATCAAAGTTGGTGCCTATACTATTGAAACTAAAGCTAGCTCCAGAAATATTACAATTGTTTATTGGTCCGCAACTATTTTTACGAAACTCACTCTGTATTACAGTTCTATATAAAGAATATAATGTATTATCCTTGAAGGATCCGTAAATTTCAGTTTCATTTAGTTGGGTAACAGTGGTATTATATAGCATATCACCAGCAATATAATTATTTTGAATGTCGATGGCGTTTGCAGTACATAACAATCTGTCTTCATACTCAGCAGTTGTGTTAATATTACATGCCGTATAAGATTCATCTTCATCATTAATTACCCACCACCCATTAGGTGTCATTCCTGAATAAGTGGCATTATTAAATTCAAACCGTTTCCACCACATAGGATCAGTTACTGGATGATTAATGTTATCATCTTTAAGTGAAACAAAAATCCACGTTTGCTGTGTAGCAGTTCCAGATGAACGTTTAACCGCTTCAAATTTCGAATAAAGAGTTGCTGCATCCCAATTGGCTTGGGAAATTTTATAACGTCGATATTTACATGTTCTCCAATCAGAACCAATATTATTATTATTAATAGTGTCAATTCTACGTTTAATATATCCAGTGGTTGCACCTGGAAAATTAGTCTCATCTGTATCTATACTATAATAAATGATATCACCCGGCCATATAGTCGATGATGCTATAGGAGATAGTCTATGTTCGTTTACTGGAGTTACTATTAATGGTTCAATATCTCCCACATTTATATCTACTGTACCTGGAATTATATGAGTTGTTCTATAATCAGTAATAATGTAATTCACTCCTACCACTAATTGACTCGTCTCCACTAAATTAATCAATTCAGCATAAGACACATTAATTGATGGTTTAGGAAATTTATGTATATTGTTTAGATGGTCTTTAAGTGATAATTGACCATAATCATCAGTATATAATGTTAATTTCCCGGTTGGTGGAGCTGGGATCGTAGCGTCTGAAATTTTATTAAATATTCTCATAGTTTATATAAATAGTTATCCTTCACACGAAGTACATGTTAATAAATTTCTTCTAAATTCCTGTGAGCCAGAAGCTGAATGTTGGTAATACAAGGTCTTTATACCTATTTCATGTGCCTTTAACAATAAATTAGATATATCTTTCGGCGGAGTGTTTTTATGAATTCGTAAATTTAATGATTGGCTTTGATCAATATATGGTTGTCTATCTGCTGCCATCTGTATAATATCCAATTGTGATATTTCTTCAAAAGTTCTAAACAGTGCACGTTCATCATCAGATAAAAAATCTAAATGTTGGACAGATCCATTATTTACCAAAATAGATTTCCAAATTTTAGGAGTATTCTTTTCTTTAGATTCTAATAATTCAATTAAATATGGGTTTTTAACTACCTGTTTAATATTAGCAATATCTTTAAGATAATAGTTTGAAAATATAGGTTCGCATTGTTGTGATACCTGACCTAAAATATAAGATGATGTCGTATTTGGCGCCAAAGTAACTTTCATACCATTCCTTCTACCAAATCCCTTCAGCATTTTAGGTTCCCCAAATAATGCTGCTAATTTTTCACTGGCTCTATCAACTTGATGTCCAAGAGTTAAAAATATTTGTTTATTGATTATGCGTGATTGAAGTTCTCCATAAATCAATTTACGACTTTGTAAATACGAATGAAATCCAGTTGCTCCTACTCCTATATCTCTAAAATCAACCGAAGAACGATATGACTTTTCCAAAAATTTAAATTTCAAGTTATCTTCTATATTCTTGCTGTCTCGCCATGATTCCAATTGATTCTGAAATATAGTGTGTAATGCATCTAACGCGAAAGTTAATACTTCAACTGCATCTGTGTCTTTCCATTCATCGTAGTATAATAAATTCATGGCAGCCAAGTCACAAATAAATGAATATGTATCATTTGACACTTCAGTTATCTCAGAGCATAAATTAGATGCATTGACAGTTAAATCATATGCTGCATATACATCCGATGCATATTTTTTTGTTTTGTTGTTAAATGGAATATGGTTAACATTATCAGTGAAGAATATGTACGGCATACCAGTTTCAATTCTGGATTCTATAAGTTTAGCCCAGACTTTACGATTTTTTGTATTGCCTGCCTTTAAATCATCGATCCATTTATCTGTAATGCAGACGCCATAATTCATACGTTGAATCAAATCATTATCACGGCCTATCTCCAGCACATCCATAATATCAGAGTGATCAATTGGCCAGTATCCTGCAAAATATCCACGTCGAAAGCCCTGACTTATCGAATTTGTTATATTTTCAAAGTCTTTAGCAAATGCTTTAGATCCTTGGCTTTTATATTTGTCTTGAATTGATGATCCTTTTCCCCTAACGTCACCAAAATATCCAGATGTTCCGCCGCCAACTTTTGTTTGCATTCCTACTTCAGCTAAAGCAAACAATATCGAGCCCATGTCATCAGATATGTGTGAATTAAAGCAAGAAAATGGAAGTGCATTTTTTCTCCCAATGTTGCTCCAAAAAGGAGAACTTAAAGCATAATATCCACGTTCAAGATATTCTTTAAATTTCCCCGCAAATCCATTAATACCATTGGCATTTTCTAATTCTGCGCATATAATGCCAATACGTTCTTCTACCGTTTCACCAGGAAGTAAGTAACCGTCTTCATTATTTAATATCTCTCTTGATAAATCATTAAGCCATCTCATCAAACAGTTCATTTGGGTCAATTGAAAATTTATTTTTCGAATAATTCGGGGATTTTTTATGGAAGAAATCTACATGGATAGTAGCTAAATCTTCAACATTAAACCATTCAGGCAATTTTGTATCATCTACTTCAAACTCTGCGTCTAAATCAATTAAAGCTAACGATTGGTTAAACCGATCTTTGATAAAGTTATCAACCAAGTCATAACTTAAAAAATCTAATTTAGAATCTTGTAATATCCATTTAACGATATCCATTTCGGCAACATACGCTTTCTTACATGCACGTATAATTTTTTCTTTAAATTCATCATCTATTAATTCAGGATATTCATTGCGTATTATCTGGAATAAATATGCACCCAATGCAGCATGTATATTTTCTTCCTTAGCGGTTTCCATAATCACGTTGTCAATGTCCTTTAACACTTTTTTATGCTTGTTAAAAGATTTCACTATAAAAAATTGACTAAATAAGGACACGTTCTCAATAAATAACGAAAATAGTGTCAACGTCAATATATACTTTTCCTTAATATTCGATCCGGCGTTGGATAAATATTTTTGTAAATAATCCACTCTACCTCTAATCTCAGGAACATCCAATATATTCTTATATTCATCATTCATTTTTAATAAATCGATGATCATGGAATATGCACGTTCATGCCTAACTTCAGATTCAGCAAAGGTAGCACCTACTGAATTAATTTCAGGTTTCGGAAAATGTTGGTGTAAATTACCCCAAAAAGTTTTCACAGCAACTTCGATTTGAGCGATTGCGAGTAGGGAACGTTTAACGATTTCTCTCTCTGAGTCAGAAAGTTTATTTTGGAAATCCTGCACGTCGGTTTTGAAGTCCCACTTAGTGTGGAACCACATTGTACTATTTATTGCATCAACGAAATCAAGAAGCTCTGGATACTCATAGGGCTTAAGCTCTACTCGTTTATCAAAGATCATATTTATTTTTTAGATTTCGATGCTTTTTTGGTATCTGCTATTGCTGGAGCTGGTTCAGAGATTAATTCGTCTTCTGGAACTTCAACTTCTTCCTTTAGCATTTCAACTTCGGGACGAACAATTTTTTCCTTTGGTGGCTCGACCATAACTTTGTCTGCCTTTGATTCATCAGGTAAGGCGTTCCAGAAATCATTCCAAGATGCTTTAGTACCAAAACTTTTAAATATTTTGGTTGTCACACTTTTGGTGCCATCTTCTAATTGTAATTGTGTAAATTTATTTGCCGGATCTGTTGAGAAATCGATCCCAATGTATTTAGTAAAATATTCTTGATCAGATACTATGTCTGTCGTCTGTAAGATGTTGAACATAAATTATTACTTTTTTGTTGTTTTATTAATAGTTGTCGTTGGTTGGGATGGAGTTATTTCCACGTCAATTTGTGTTTCTTCCTTTACCGGTTCAATAACTGGAATAGATTTTGCTGTTTTAGTTTTAGCAATTTCTGGCAAACGTTTAAATGTTGGGAATCGTTTCTGCAATATTGCTACTTCAGTTTTCGCTGTGATATCTGGTACTCCAGATCTTAAAATTTCTACGTTCACATTCATAGTAATATGATTATGACTTTTTGATAAATAGGTATCCGAAAATAACTCACTTGGATCAGTTCGGTAATCACTATCTTCTACGGCGGCAAAATAAAATTCGCCGGTTTTAAAATTTGTACATTTTATGACTTTCATATATTCTTCTTTTAAAATAATTAGTTTAATGCTTTTAAAAATCCACTTTACCTGACAACGATTTATACTTATTTGCTAATTTTAGTCGTTCGTAATCTTTACTGGTGGTCATGGTATTCTGTACTTCCTTTCCTTCCTTGGTTGATTCATTATACATTTCTATAATTCCTCTATACGTATCAATTGAAACCGGCAAGGTTAACCCATCTGGGCCAAACCGGTTTTTAATAATATGTGATCTAGCTGTATTGGATGCTTTATCCTGAACTTTTCTAGATATCGACATTGCAAAGTCTGCTGTAAATATTTTTCCGAATGCTCCGGCTACTTTATCGGCCTCAAGTATATCTGAATTGTATGATTCCCGTGAACCTTGTGATGCCGACCAAATAGGAAGTTTTTCTTCTCCTGCTAATCCCCTAGCGTCTTCATAATGTGCAGTTAATGCCAGGTGGTTTTCAGAATTTACTGGCAACTTCATGATATCTAAATAATCAATTATAACCAGGTCTGGATTTCCAAATTCTGATAATCTCACTTTATTGATATAACCTTTCAACCCTGCCATCGAAAGTGACTTAGTGGGAAACCATTTAATTTTTAGTTTACCCGGCAAATTATCCATTTTTTTCTTAACAACATCAGCAGTTAAATTTATAGATGCAGTGCTTGTAAAAATTGAATCATACCGCAATCCAGTGTACAATTCATCTAATTCTAAGGTAACATGTAAAACCTTAAATCCTTGTTTAACAGCAGAAGCACCGATGTGCATCAATAACCAAGACTTTCCAGATCCAGTAGCCCCAACCACAACGCCCAATTCACCAGCACCCAAGCCGCCTTTCATCAATTCATTAACCACTGTCCAGCCTGTAGGAATTGTATTTCTAATATTTTCAGAATACCTTCTATTAATGGCGTCTTCCGATGTATAATCTTCTCCTAAATCGGATGATTGCCCAACCATCAGTGCATCGTCTATACACTTCTTAATCAGATGTGTTTTTCCTGCCTTTATATAATCAACAGAATCTAGTATTGCTTGTTTTAAAGCTTGGTTTGCACAAAATTGAATTGTGGTATTTTGAATAAACTCTAAATCTGTAGAATCTGAAGATCTAGCAGAATCTCTTAGTATTGATTTAATCTCAGATTTAAGTGTATCATCCTTAGTAGTAAATTCAGATAGCTTAACCTTAAATACATCTAAGTTAGGTGGCGAATGATATTGCTTGTAATATTCTAGAATATTTTGGATCGTCCATTTAAACCCTTCTGATTCAAAATAGTCTGATTTTATAATATCGTATGAAGTTGCAATAAAATTATTGCTAACTAATAATGATGCGATTAATTTACATTGAAAATCGTATCCATAATTACTGATTAAGTCTGTTTGCTGCATGGATTTCGATTTTTGTGAAGGCTGTATTTAGCCATTGATCCGGATCCTTAATTTGTAGGTGGAGTCTGTCTTCTACCAACATTTTTCTAAATTTTAATCGATTTAATCGGGTCACACCGCCTTCTAATGAATCGTGTATTTTTAATTTGGCTTCACCGCTTATATCAACATCGTCTAATTGCATTAATCTAAAATTCAAATTAATTTTATCTTCTGAATCTACGATTGTTTTGAAAATTTTCTTTTTTGATTTGTTGTCAACTTCAATTTTAGATTTTAGTAATAAATCATCGACAGTAAATTCAGTATTAACCAATTCCGGGAAAGTCTTAATAAGTGTTGCTATACCTACTCCTTTAACTCCAGGTATATCGTCTGATGTATCTCCATCTATTGTCCTATAGGTTATCATGTTTTCAGGAATTATTCCAAACCGTTCTTTTATTCCATTGACATCATATAGTTTTTTTTGAACTGGATTATATACATTTACATGCTCTGTAATTAATTGAAAGAAATCCTTATCAGATGATACGATCACCGATTTGTGACTGGCGCACTTATTTTTAATTATCCAAGCAATGGTATCATCGGCCTCAACACCCGAAATCGAAAGAACATAAATCGGCAGAATATTTAGATATTCAATTATTCGTCGAAACTGTTTAATCATCGATTGTTGTTCATCTTCTAAATTTTTAAATTCGTCGAATCGGTTAAACGTTTTAATTTTTGTAGAACGGCCTGCTTTATATCCCGGAAATAATTTCTTTCTACGAGCCGAACCGCCTTTTTCGTCAAATATAATAATTGCTCGTGTTGGCTGGAATTGACTTATAAGAAACCGAAGTGATCTAAGAAACCCTATCAATCCACCCACATGTTCACCGTTATCATTTAACGCTGGAACGGCTGTGAACACCCGTATAAACATATTGGTACCATCGATCAGGAGAGTTTTTTCACCCCCCTGATCTGATACTCTGTCGTTGACTATGGTGTTATAAAGATCCTTAAGATTAGTCTTGGTCATCTTCGTCTATTTCAATATCGTCAATGCCATAATCATCACCATTTTTGTATGTCATTATATACTGATCGCAGACTTGATTATATATATGATCTTTCAGTTCTGGATTACGCATCATGATGCCTTTAAATTCCCTAGATTGAAATTTTAATTCATTAAGTTTAGCTATAGCTCCTTCAGAATCCACAATGTCCATTTCTGGAAAATTAAGTGTGTAATATGCGCCTGCCTGTCTAATTAATGAAAATTCTTTAAGGGTCGTTAACCAAGACCCATAATTATCTACACCAGATTCATAGAATATATCAAACTTAACTTGTTTCAACGGTGGACCTAAACGGTTCTTAAAGACCTTTGCTGATGTCTTTATTCCCACCACATTATCTACCCCATTAACTTTCTTTTTGATCTTTCCTTCGCTGGTTAATCTAATTCTAATGGTGGCGTGAAATCCTATGGCTTTACCACCTGACGTTACCCATTTTTCGGCCCCAAATCCCATTGCTCCAACATTTGCTCGTAACTGATTAGTAAATATTAAGAGAATATTTCTAGAACCTAACATCCTAGTAATTTTTCTCATGCCTTTACTCAGTATCAGGGCTTTCTGTGTAGCATATCCATCTTTATCATATCCGGCAGCCGCTTCTATTTTTGTAGTGGTTGCCATTACGGAATCGACTACAATTGTAACCGGAATCGTTTTATCCGCGGTCCTCACTTGGACTATTATCTTTTCAATTGCCTCAAACACATCTTCGATATGATTTAATGGCACATACATTAATTTAGAATTGTCAATCCCAATTGCCTGCATATACTCAACCGATACTGCATTCTCAGTGTCTATAAAGACAGCAATTCCACCTTGTTTTTGTGTATCCTTTAGAGCGTACGCAGCCAATAAACTCTTCCCCGTTCCTTCAAGACCGGTGATTTCTACGATTCTACCAACCGGATATCCACCGCCTTTTTTATTGGCCATCGCAATATCTAATATATCAAGTCCTGACGAAACATAATCGGTTACCTTAGCAAATAACGTTGGGTCATCCAAAAAGTAGGATGCGCTTTCGCCACCGAGTTCTTTAGCAAAAGACTTGTTCAAGTCAGTTATTAAGGAACCGATAATGTTATGCACGTCAGGGCTTTCGATTTTTGTAATCGTTTTTCCCTTAGCCATTTAATTTAATTTTATTTAAACATGTTTGCAAATTCATCGTCTAAATCAGTTAAATTTGTTGATTTAGGAGCTGATGTTGCTGTTTTAGTAACCTGTGAAGCTGTAGATGTTGTTGTAGTTTGGTCGGTATCATCTTCTTCTAAGACTGTATCAGTTGAACTTTCTTTTGGACCTTCTAAGAATATCTGTAATTTCCTGTCGAGTTCTTCGTAAGTCATAGTCTTAAATAACGTTTTGACATCTGGCATTTCTTTGATCATTTCCAGCACTTCTTTAGAGTCAGTGACTTTAGATGTCGCCATTTTTGGCCGCAACGTAATTGTTGGATAAGCATCTGCACCAGCGGCTGGAGTATAATCTACACTGAAGTCTCTACCTGATTTTAAATCTGTGAAGTCTCCGAAATCTTCTTCGTTAGCAAATTTTAACAATGCTTCATAAATAGTCTTTGAAAATCCCCAGAATTTAACGCCTTCGGTTTCTTCGCCTCTAATTAGGATTGGCGCGAACCATCTTGTAGTTGAATGAATCTTTCGGCTTGCTAAGAAGTCTTCTCTGTCGCCAGTCGATTTAAGTTTGTCTGCAAATTCGTTAATTGGGTCAGGCTTTCCAAAACTATTTGGAGATAATACAGAACCATTAGTAATGTCATAATGGAATTGTAATTCTGTGATTGGCCATTCTGGATCGTATGCGTACGGTAAAAAACGAATGACTTGTGTGTTCTTTTTTGGTCTCCAGATGCTGTTTGAGCCCTGACTACCACCTTTAAGAGAATCTAACTTCTCTTGAATTAGTTTTAAATTCATAAGTGTTAAAATGTGTTTTAAGTAATAAAAATGTTTATGTGTGTAATTGTTATGTAATATACAAAAAATTATTCAATTATCCAAATATTTCTTCAATTATTTTGAATTAAATGTCATATTAAGGTTTTTTATATTGTATTCGGGGTGGATATATTTTTAGTGATTGACGCAATACGGGTGTTCCTCTTACTACATCACTTGTCCAAGGGTGAACTTGCGCAGTATTTAAATTATAATTTGCAGCCAATTTTTTTGCCAAAAGTGTAACTTCTACACCAGTGTTTCCATTTGTGACGTCAATCCATTTACCTAATGCATTTTTATATTCCTTCGGATAATAAATATGTATGGTAACAGAATCCCAAGAATCGAACTGTTCTCCATATTCAACAAATATGCTTTTCGCATAACTTTCGCCGTGTGCCTGAGTTAATTCCGCTTTGATATCTCTTAAATATAATTCAATCTTTTGTAATTCAGCTTTAATTCCCGCAAGTGATGCTTCATAATATCTAGAAAATCTATCAAAGATCTCATTGTTCACTTCATTAAAAGTTGCATTTTCGTTTAAAATATTTTTAAATTTAATCATGTTATCTTTATATTTTAATTTAATTTTAAAATCATTTTATCTATCAAATTTTGTCTAGAATCTATGTTAAACAAAAATTTGTTTATTTTACTTCGAAGCTTATTACAGGCTGAAAATATACAAAAAATTATTCAATTATCCAAATTATTTGTCAATTATTTTAAATTAAATATTAAATTATTTATTTGATCTTGCCTCTTGTCAGCTCTGTTTAAATATGATTTGATTTTATTTCCAAAATTTTGCAAAGTAGTAAATATTCTATCAAAAATTCCTTCGTTTAACGTCAATGATTCTCCAACATTAACGGAGAGTCGCCTTTTAGCCCCAGCCTTTACTACGTCAGCTGATGCAATTACCGATGCTTCTTTAATTAATCCATCAATTGTAGTTTTTAAATCAGCATTTTGTGCCAATAATAATTCCACGACCTTCTGATAATCAGTAGAAATTATATCTCCAGCTTTTGTAATTACTTTGTCTTGGTTTGTCTCAGTTAATTTACTTAATGTAAAGGAACTATTAAGACATTCGACAGTTAAAGTCATTGCCTTTTCACCATCATCAAATATATCAACTACCTTTTCACGAATTTTATTATGTAATTCTTCTTCTTGGGCAGCGACTTGATTTTTCAGCTCGTTTAATTCGCGTTTCTTTTCTTCAAATAGTGATACTGATTTATCCAATGCTTGCCAAGACTTGGCCAATGATGTAAAGGCTGCTGCCTTTTGGGCAGAAACTGTTGCAATAACTTTATCCTTTTTAACTTCATATGAAGCATAGGTATTATCTCTGGCTTCAACTATATAATCATTTACATTTTCAGTTTTTAATGTATGATTAATTGTTGCAATTATTTTATTATAATCTGGAGATTGTCCTGGATATAATAAATGTATATTCTCTGCTATTTTATCTATTAATTTCATAATTTTTAAGTTGTGTAATATGGAATCATCTGTCCATATGATTTGCCGTAATTGATAGTACCAACAAATTTGTCTCGATAAATAATATTTGAAATTCCTTTAATTGTTTCTGGACCATCATCTTTATTAATGTTCAGTAAAAAGGAATCATAAGTATATAAGATTATCTTACTTTTCTTATTTAATAAATAGTTTAAAAGTTGTTTAATTGTTAATGAATTGAACTCAGTTTCGAAATTTTGTAATAAATAATTGAACAATTTGTGTTCAGGCAAGTTTTTACCCAATCCGATGGGTCTTTGGAAAATTACAGATCTAATAAATCCGTTGAATTTATATTCATTATACAGTTTTTCCCTGTATTTTGACACTTCTTTATAAAATGGAATTTTTAAGTGCGCTTCGTCAATTGTTCCATAAACTGCCCTAAATGATATCGCTTTGGCTTCATCATATTGTGCTTGGTTTAAAAATGCAGTTCCAAAATACTGTGATCCAAAATATTCATGTAAATTTCCTTCTGGCAACTCATAATTAATTAATTTAGAGATCAACCTAATATGGAAAGCTGAATAGTCCCATTCCATTAATATTGAGTCGTCGTCTGGAATAATAATATTCCTGGTTCCATCACTTTTATTTAATGCAGCAAGATTAAATCCATGATCTGTATTAGATGGTCGCCCAGTTGTTGTATATAATTTATAATTTGACCATAATCGATTGGTTTTAATATGTGTTTTAACTTTAATGTGAGTTCGATCAATATTACAACCTGGCATTTCTATGGCCTTAAATACATTAAATACATTATTGTTATATTGAACAAACAAATCCTTATCAAAATTTAAATCTTTGAATTTACCGATAAATTTAAGTTTTATTTCTCTGGCATAATCCAATAATATTGTAAATGGAATAAACCGATAATCTAGTTTTCCTAGAATTTTTTTATAGAAATTAAATTTAATGGCATCAAAATTTGGAAGTTGTTCTTCGGTCAGCCACCAATAACATAATTCTAAATCGTAATTATTAGACAATTTCATTAAATCCTGACGATACACATAACAATCACTTATTTCTGGTGTTATTTCGGTTTTTGGAAAGTCATTATGCTTGAAATTAATTATATGTTCTTTTTCAGTTAATAAATTATACGAATAATATGCTACTAGGCTTGTTTTCGTACGATCTGTTGAACTTTCATTAATGAAGGGTATAATTACATTGCCTATAGGATTAAAGTCTGTTAGATCAAAGATATTTAGCATTTTAATTTAAAAGTTCAACTTCTACAATGTTCTCGCCATTTAAGTTTTTTCTATTAATACCTTTAATGACATTCGGGAATTTTGCCGCCCAGACTTCTAAATCATTGAATTGACCAGGTCTAAAATTAATAAGGGCTTCTTGTGAACTACCCACCCACGGCAGAGCTGATGAGTGGGCTTTCGCTCCCGTTATGTAAATCGTGGTTGTCATTATTTTTAATTACATCGATTAAATTAAACCCGCCTGTAAAATATACTTCAGGATTTTTTCCTCCATAATTTAAGTTCATCATCTACATATGTATATTCATATTTAAACCTATCAATATCAACTTCTGCTAAGAATTTAAAATCTATTTCATATACATAGGGATTTTCTCTGTCAATTAAAACAGTGTAAAACTTATCACCAGTGTTTATTTTACGATATAATGTAGAAAGTTCTTTGTTGGCGACACCAACTGACATTTCAAAATCTGGACTATTCATGTAACATTTATTTTTATTAGTTACAATATACAAAAAATATTTCAGATTACCAAACTTTTAATTAGATAAATTCAAAAATATTTGTTAAATATAAATTCAATCCTGGAATCTTTTTATTCAGTTTATCAATTTCTTTTTGGTTTTTGATTGATGCAACTGTTTTATTTAAATACCACATAAGAAATCCTCCTGCATATCTAGTTGCGTCAATACCTTCTACGTTTGTATAATTTAATGATAAATATTGACCTAAATCAACTTCGATGATCCTAAGATCATTAGGATTAGTTGACTTTAAAAAATAACGTTCAATAAAACCAGTTTCAATATCATATTTGCTGATGATTGGATAGTATGGAATTGGTTCGATATAATTTGATATTTTTTTAACCAATGACTTCTTGAATAACTGCGTTAACTTATTATCAGGAACTATTTTATTTTTTCTAAACAGTTGTCTAGATGTTATTCCAGGATTAAACTCAGACCAAAAGGTATCATTTGGATATCGGTGATATGGACCAATATAATCTTTGCCGGCATTATCGGTCAATTCGTTGCCTGCTGTATATAACCCAGTTAAAATTTGGTTGTCATTATAATAAATTGGGTTTGACATCTATAAACGTTTGTATTGAATGTTATCAAAAAATGTTAATATGCCAGATAATTGAGTTACCCAATCCGAATCAGCTGTAAAAGTGTGAGTCACTGACCTAACCATAAAATATGATTTTGTGTCAAAATAATTTTGTGTCAGGTGGTTTGTAGCAATGGCATTTCCAATTGTGAATCCATAACAACCATCTAATGTCACATCTAATTCTAAACCTGGATAGGTTGGTAGATCATGTTGCTTTGAATGCGATGATGGTTTTGAAATTGTTAATGTGTTAACAGCAGATTGCAACGACGATTCTTTTTCTGGGTTAAACCTAGTTTCAATTAATTCCCCCGGAACTTTAATAAGTTTTAAGACATCCGTTTGAGCCTTATTAAATGCAATTGTTCTTTTTACGTCTATCTTAGCTAGTTTATCAGGTGTGATATTGTGGACCGGGTCGCCTTGTGAAGTTTGACCTGCCATCATTGCCGATGCCATTTCAGCAGACCCAGCATTAGATCTAAGATTAATTGATCTAGATGATCCATCTCCATCTATTCCGTTAAATACAATGCAATCTAATTTCTTAGCATATCCATTTCGTTGATCAACAATGACCAAATAATCTGTTTTTTCAGGATGTTGTGTTAATGTTAAATTTATAGATCCACCGGATGCTTCTTTAATCGTTGTGAAAATTTTTGAAAGAAAAACCATAACATTTATTGATTCGCCAGTTTTTGTTTTATCATTGATTTTGTCTGAGTTGGATTCTTCTTTTTTGGCTGCTTCATCTAAAGCATCTAATATAACAGAGCGTTCTAATATAATTTTTTTAAAATCAATAATATTTGACGGACCATTTGATCCTTCGACAGCCTTTATTGGCTCCAGACCTGCTCCGCCTACTTTTTCAAAATTGATTCCGAGTTCATCTCCTACTGAATATGTTCCAGCATAATTTCCTTTGTTATTTCCTGCGAATACGCATTGCGTAGGTAATCCAGAAATAATTGCTTTACTGATATAAGATTTAGAAAGAACTGGATCAAATACAATGGCGGTTGGTGAAAATTGTGCTGCCAATATAACATCATCTTTATATTTCATATGCGTATGGCCCATAATTAATCGGTTGACAATGTATTCTAACGTGTAATAGACAATATTTACCGATGAAGTAGTTGACGACGCACCTAAATAACCTTCTTGTATAGATTGCCAAGCTTTACCGACTCTACCGCTGAGATATGTTTTATGTGATGCCTTGTAAACTATAACAGCACCCGGTTTAGAACTAAATCCCTTTTCTGACAATGTATATGTATGATTTCTATCGGGAATGAAAGACACTCCATCATTACCAGACAAATTTATATCGTCGATTGCTTTTTGCCCATTTTGTTGGGCGTCGAAGGTCATTAATTCTAATAACCCTTGAACATTTAGGGTTTCTCTGCCTGACAAATATGACAATCCATTAAATTTACCACCAACCAATGTCTCTAATTTCTTTAAAGCTTCTGTTGCTCTAACTGCAGAACCCTTAACAATGTAACATCCTTGGTCATCTGTGTTAAATTCAAATGTAACCAACAAGAATTTTTCAACCTTAATGTATTGTTGATCTACTATCCAATGCTTAGGATAACCAAACTCAGCTGAAATCTCAGTTCCATATCGACAAAAGACTTTCTCTATTTCCTTGAATGTTTCCCGATCAAAACATTTAATTGACCACGACAATCCTTCTTTAAACCCATATTCAGTGGGAGAATATGTAATTGTTGCTTCTTCAAGTGATGGATAAGGTTTAAATTTATTGTATTGAGATTCTGGGAATGAATCAGATAATCTTACTCCTGGAACCGTTGCACTTCCACCTTCACCCTTTCCAGTCAATTTAAAGTAGGCTGGGTTTCTTGTTGCGGCTTTATAATGCGGACCGTTTTTAAAAAGGTCCAGGCGTTTTTGTAAGACTCCTAACGCACCATGAGTTGGATTATTTCTATAAACGTTTTCCATTATAGTGTGTTAAAATATTGTTCAAGTTCGTAATCAGTCTTAAAATATTTTATGTCTTTGGGCTTATAATGCACCATTTCTCTACCCTTAATAATAACACCATCATAACCTTTTTTCATCATTTCATCTTCAATTGTAAATCCTTTCGCTTCAAAATTTCTAACATCCATTACTGATGAGTCCAATCCAAGAGCATCTTGTTTAAGTTTATGCCTATAAATTTCCCAACTATTCAAACCATCAAAAATTTTAGGGTTTTTAGGAATTGCATTTACAACAAAATACACATCACCATATTGTTTGGCCATTGATTTATTTGATAGTGGAACAGTATATAATCCATTACCAATTGAACCATAAACTTGATTATCACTCCCCAAATTTTTTATACCTCGTAACGTTACATTTTTTCGTTTCCAATTCTTAAAATCTGAAGTTGATTCTAAAATAATATCTTTAAATTTAATCATATCTAAGTCCTATCATTTGTTTCTTCCATCACCAATTCCATCCTTTGAAATATTTCATTAGTTGGATCCGGTATTCTTAAATATATTCCTGGTCCTGGAATAAGATGTCCATTGACCAATGCATTGGCTTGTGCTATAACCCACCACAATGTCTGATCACCGTAGTATTTAAATGCTAAATTATCAAATCTATCCGATGATTTAGTCACTATAAAAATATCACGATCCGACTCTTCGAAACTAGGTAAATATTGACTGGCAAAAAATCTATCACCTGTCTCAGTCTTTAATATGTCAGAATTGATGTATCTTCTCATTTAATTTATTTGCCCGGGGTCATTTTACCGTCAGACTGATACTTTCCGGTATAATAATCACCTTTATTTTTATAATCTGGTTTCTTTGATCCTACAACTTGCAATGTCGCCGAACAGTTAATGTATATGGGCAAATTATCTATCCACGGTGTATCATTATTAATATCAATGGTAAATGATGTTAATATACCGTATTCATCGAGCAGCTTTCCAATTTTCATTTTAGTAAAAATTCCGTTAAATCCTCGCCCAGGTTTATAAATTGGTCTAGTTTGACGGGCTACATTATTTAATGCTTCCAAATAAAATGTATGCTCTCCATTATATAATGCTGCAGTAATGAAATTAACTGAAATTGTACGTTGGTATGAGTCATATTTCATTTTCGGATCTGCTCTACCTATATCCATATTCGATGACCATGATGGACTATGATTATCAGAAATACTGTGTATAAACGCAGGAAATTTGATAATAGGTCCCGGTCCTTCAGATGGTATGAATGCCTGAAAGGAAAATTCCGTTGGTATAGCTTCTGTCCGTAAGGTTGCCGCCATTAAATATTTTTATAAATCAATTTAAATTTTGGTAATGCCTTCTCCATCTCAGTAATTAGAAATCCTAAATTAACTGAATCTAATTTACCTGAATCCATAGCTTTTTTTGTAGTGACCATCGTTTTAAATAATGGTAACATTGTTTGCTGAGCCATTCTAGTGCCATTCGAATTTTCATTCAATTTTTTACTAATTGCAGATTCAGTTAATTTAACTATTTGTTTGATTTGTTCTTTTGTCATATCAATTTTCCTTTAAAATTTTCGTTGAATTTGTTTTATTTATAAATGATGGTTCTGTCGTTAAATGTGCGTCTGCAACTATTGCATAATCATATCCATATAATGACCAATCATCCTGTGTTATACCAATAGCAGCATTTGGATTTCTACCTGACCAGTAATTTGTTCCCGAAACTTTATCAACTTCAAAATATTTGTCGTCATACCAAATAAAGTCGCCTTCTTCAACTGTTAAGTTTTTTTCTTTTAATTCTGATTTAATGAATGAAAAGGTAAATGTTTTTGAAAAAGACATGGTTGAGTCATCATCCTGTGGATCTTTTGTTCCCGGTCTAATAACTGCATATATTCTAACTGGTTCGTAGAAGTGTTTATCAGATGATTCTCCATATATATTAGTCTTCGTTTCCAATATATTTAATTTAAAGATAGCAACTTCCATTGAAATAATTTTTTGAACTATTTCTTTTGTTACTCCTTTAAGGAATCCACTGTCTCGACCTAAAGTATATAGTGGACACATTATAATATTTCCTTAGTAATTTTAATTACACACCCTGCCCATCTACCTTTTAAAAAAGGTTTATTGGAATCTCTATATACACCAACTGTACATCGATGATAATCACATTCATACATAAAATCGTTCAACGATTCGAACGTATCGATAATAACATCATCTTTAATCAAATAGCAATATTGCATTAATATGAATTTATATTATAAATGAGAAATCATTTTAATTTCATCTTCTAACGTATCGTGAAATCTATAATCCAATTTACTCATTTCTTGGTGTAATTCTCGGATTTTAGTATTGCCTGGGTTAGATTTTCGCATTTTACCTAATGTGATAGCCATATCTTCTATAGCAGTTTGTGCAAGTCTATGCGAATGCCTAAGTTGGTCTCCATCAGGTGAATTACCTTCATTCAATTTTTTATTAACGATTGTTTCCGTTAATTTAACTATTTGTTTGATCTGTTCTTTTGTCATTGTTTTACCTGTTCTTTTGACATTGTTTTACCTATTATTAAACGCTTTTACTTTTTTGGCCAAAGCTGGAATTTGATCATTTCCAACCACTGCTGGAATTGGATTGTTTGCTACTTCGGACATAATAGCAACTAATTGTGCCAACAATTGTTCAGTCTTGTTAGACGTAGACGATTGACCCATATTGGTTGTATTGTTATAATTAGTTTCAGTTTTTGAATATTCTTTATCGCTGACCAATTGGGAAGATAAATTAGATACATTCGGTATATCTGGTTCAGACGTTGATGAAATGGTACTCAATTTATTTAACTTAGTATCATCCATTTCAACAGATGTAGCATTAAATTCTTTGATTGCTGCCACCAGCGCCGTGAATGACGATGCCAACAACGCTATCCCTGGGGCTGCTGACGCCAATTGAGTCAGTTTAGTAATTGGATCACCAGTTAATAAAGTCATCATTGAACCTACTGCACCCATACCAGTAAATGCTGTGAATGCCATTGATATTGCACCAAGTCCTGTGGCAATTCCAATTAATTGGGTTGGATTAATGTCTTTCAATCTTGTTATAGAATTTATAATTCCATCAGTAACTTCGGATAATTGACCTATACCAAAAGCTGCTACGGTTAATCCTGCACCAAATACTGTTAACGATGCTCCTAAGGCTGTTATAGCAATTGATCCAGATAATATTAAAGGTAATATTGCACCCATACCAGCTGCAACAACTCCAAACCCAACTAATGCTGCTGCACCTTTACCCAATGAATCCCATTTAACGTTATTGAACATATTCAACGCATACGCAAGTGGAATCATAGCTAAACCTAAAATTGCCATGGCAGCAGAACCAATTAACATTTGTGGTGCTGCAGTGCCTAATAACATAGCAATACCTGCTAAACCGGTAAGTGATATCAACCCTTTGGCAACAGATTCCCATTCAACTGAATTAAATTCTTGTAATGCTTTTGATGTAACCCATAATGCGCCAGATATTATTAGCAATGAAGCAGCGCCAATTGCTGCTTTGGGTGTAAATTTATTTAATCCATCTGCAATGCCACCAAGAATTGATTTAAACACATCTCCTATTCCTGCCCCAATTTTTTTAATTGGCTCAATAATTGAATCAGCTAAACCGTTCGTGAATTCTTTTAATGAATCCATTCCAGATTTAATTTTTTCTTGCAAAGATTTAGATGGCCCAGAAGATTCAGTAGATGTTTCTGATGTAGATGTAAATCGTTCAATTAATTTATCTTTTTGTTCCTTAATTTTGTCCATCACAGTAGAAGAAGCACTTTCGGTAGTTGAATTGGTGACTGTTGACGTAATTGTTGATGCGATATCAGTACCTTTACCAAATAGACTTCCCATTCCAGTTAATTTTCTGGCCATGTTCACCATACCTTTCATCATGGACATTGGAGCTGTGAAAATGCCTGAGACTAATGATCTAATTTTTGACCATTGTGAAATCATCAAACCGCCGAGCAATAAAAACGATCCGCCTATCTTAACCCACTCTCCCATACCATCGCCAATACTTTCACCTTTAGTTATCCATCCGTCTAAGATTTGCATCCATTCGGATAACTTAGTTGATGCTAAACCTATTAACCAAGATATACTTTTCAAAGCTGGTATAAATGGTTTAATTGCCAATCCAATTAATTTAAAACCTAAACCTATAATATCAATTACCGGTGCTAAGGCAACTAATATATCCGAAACAACTTCTACTATTGGAAGGAAAGATCGCGTCAGTGTGGCGGTTATACGAGCCCAGGCCATATCCATTGCTTCTGTGGCTGCGAATTGTTTTGCTTTGGCTTCAAGGTCAGATTTAGTCATACCTGTGATGTCTCCCATTGTATCGAGTTGACTGTTTAATGCCGATTGTTCCGCTTCTGTCAATGATAAATTCATTTCAGACATTTTAAGCATATTTTTCATTTCACCGACGGTCATACCAATTGTCTCTGCAATTTTCTTTTGGGCTTGCGGTGAATAGTTATTCAACTCGTCTAGTGATCCAAGTGCTGACAATAGTGATTCTTGAAAAGCTTCAGCGTCTCCATTTATACCAGCATCAAAGACCCCAGATAAATTAATTTCCGATCCAGTTAATTGAGCCACTTCATACATATCAGTCATGAAATTTTCAATATTCCATGTTGATTGCATTTGTTCTCCAACTTTTTTAATGTTGGATCCCATCCTTCGTATATTAATGGCAGCTAAAGCCGCTCGTTCTGGCATATTACCAAAGTACATCGAAATTTCTTCAGCGCCATCTATTAAATCTTTAGCTATTATTTTTGGAGATATTTTAGCTAATTCGGCTGCTTTTAATGTAGATGCAGCTAAATTATTAGCTAATCCGTCATCAGCTCCAATTTGTTTAAACAATTCAATCATCGATGCTGCTTCGTCTGCAGCAATACCATATGCAGAAGACATTAATGAACTGTATTCAACTAACTCTTTACCTTCTTTGGATGTCAAATCAACCAATCTACCATATTTTTCTAGATGGGCAGTTTGGATTTGCATTATACGTTCCTGAGTTACTGCTATATTTCCAGCAGCACCTTCCATTTTTAACATGGCATCGTATAATTTAAATGCTTCTCCCTTTGATACACCTAATTCAGTTGATATATCCTTCACGCGACCCATTACGTTATACACGGCAACGGCCGCTAAAGCAAAACCTGCAGCCATCAATTTGATTGGACTAATTGTACCCAATAATCCGCCAGTAAAATCTTTAACATAACCTGAAATAGCGTCGAAGAAACTTGATGGGTTTTCCTTATTAAACAACTTTTCAGTCATTGAATTAAAGGCTTTATCCGACGATATCGTTATCGTATCTAGTATTTTATCAGTGCCTATCAAACTTTGTGTCCACAATGGTAATGATGTCAACGCATCCTTTAATTGATCAGTCATATGCTCTTGAGCACCTTTGATCGATTGAATAGTCGATCTATATTTGGTCATAACATCTAATTCAGCTTTAGATAGTTTAATTTGTTTATTTTGCATGGCCAGAGTTGCCATAGCTGAACTATGAATATGGAAGAGCAATTGTTCTTTTTCACTAAGTGTTTTAATTTCAGCTTCTGCAGCATGTACGTGATCATTTAGATAATCTAACCTATCCTTGTCAGTTAATAATAAATTATCTGTAAGCATGCCCATTTCAATATGGCTTGCAATTAAATCATTGGCAAATTTTAATTTGGATTGTTCTAATTTAATCTGATCCTTACCGTCCCGTATAATCATAGCGTTATGTTCAGCCATTAAATTATACATGTCTTGCATTCTTTGAGAATTGGCTAATATTGCATCTTGAGTTTCTGGAGTTACTGGAAGACCATTAGATGTCATAGATGTATTACCGGAAGAATCTGGTTGCATTGAGAAACCACCAATTGCCATGATACCTGCTAAAATATTATCTTTAATGTCCATGACTCTGTCTTCAATAGTTGACAGCTCAGTATTAAACCTATTAGACATTAAGGTTGCTGCATCATTAAAATTTAACCCAACTTCTCCAGCTAAGTCTATGCTATCCGAATTTAAATTTGATTTAAGTTTATTAAATTCTGAGATTGCGTCATCGGCAGACATGGCAGGAATATCCATAACAGACAGCATATCTGTATATTTCGATGCCGTAATAATTAAATTATCTATAGAATCTTTAGATGCATTAATATTAACCCCAATGATATCTTGATATATACCCTGTTTCTTATATTCGGCTGACAACTTTTCCAGCTGTTTATGAAATAAGGCAAGATTGCCGAGTGTATCGTCAATAATATCTGCATTATCAGTTAAATGTTGAGTAACTGAATCTAAATCAGTGTTTAATAAATCTGCTTGTTTTTGAGTAGCTGTAATTAACTTGGTAATCTTAATATAATCATCGTCATTATCTAACTCAACTTGCATTTTGTTATTTTGAATGACATCTTTTAATAACAGTTTCTCAAGTTCCTGTACATCCGATCCTGATTTTAATGCTTTATTTTTGTTTAAAATCCGAATAATATCTTTAGCATTGGTGTCATTAAGTAAAGATATATCCTTAAATATTTTTTCCAAAGAATACCCAGACGATTTAAAATCCACGAAGCCATGTTGCATTGATTTAAGTACCGAAGCGAAGTTTTTCGTTTGAGTATCTAAACCACTCTTAACCGCATTTAAAAACTCCTTGGTATTAGAACCATCAGATTTCATTAAGCGCTTGATTACCGATCGTAATTGCTCAATGTCAGATTCAGTTAAATTGGTTTTTTGTTTTTCTGCCATATTATAATTAGTTAGGAAACTAATATATAAAGAATGACCCGCTAGCAGATTTTACGGTATGCTGAACGGGTACTGTCAATGTTTGCGTTTGGCTTTGTTTATGGCTTCGGCTTTTTCATTCAATTTATAAATTAATCTAGATATATAGAAATTGCGAATTGAAACTGGCATCGAATACACATCATTAAATGTTATTGCGCCTTTACATTCGTAAATAAAATCAAAAATTTCAGTGTGTAATTTCTGCTTATAATCTTCTGTTATTCCAAAAAACTTATAATCGAATATAAAATTCAACTGATTATTTTTCGAAATCTGGGTAAAACATTGTAATTCCCAATTGTATTTTACCACGAAAGGTTTCCCCAGTATCGGGATCCTCCACATCTAATTCAAGATCGATATCTGGCTGAACACGTTGTACAAATTCTCTGATGAACCTGGTATCTGCTACAACCAAATTATTAATTGCTTCAACCAATTTATCAGGAGTTACTCCATCAATGGATTTAATTAAATATCTATACATTGTGGTTGCCGTTGCATCTGCACCTTTATTAAAAGATTTGATTTTTTCATTTGCGGCTACGGAAGCTTCGTAATCCTTCAATTTACCAACGGTAAACAGTTCAATTTGAATTGTTTTTCCAGAAACTGGTAATTTACATGTGAAGATATTCGAACTATTAAATAGTTTTTCATCTAAGGATTTATGCCCAATTTCAGTTAAATCAATGGTTAATGGCATATCTTTACCATTAGGCTTTCTAACAGTTGTTTTATAATCTTTACCATACCCATAAATACGGGCTGCGATCATAATTGCATTCCTATCCCCAACTAATAAATCATCATAATTAAATTTAGTCACGATAAGCGATTGAAGCAATTTGTCAAGGACAACATTTTTATCAATGTACGATTTCGTTGACAAGATATCTTCTTCCTTAGCAGTCATGTATTTAATTTCGATTTCTCCAGAACGAAGTGGATGACCTTCAGGATATAATAAACCCTTAGATGGTAAAGTTACGATTTCAGTTGGAAATCTTTCTTGTGATGCAGCCTTAATTGTTTCAGGCGTGATAATTTCAGTCATATGTAATTATAATTTATTTTCGTATTTCTTTTTTGTATGTTATATTAACTCTACCTTTGCACATAGGAGAATCTGGATATGCTTTACAATACCAAGACATATTGTCTTCTAATTGCTTAATATCCTGTTGTACTTTTTTAAATTCTCCTTCTAATCCAGGATCGGTTACTTTTATGGATGCTGCTATTTTTCCCATTTCAGCTGACATGCGTCTGGATATTAGCATTTTTATTAGTGATCCTATCATGATTTATTATAGGTATTTCGAATTGAACGGAATTCACTGATGTCACTTAATGCTTCACTTAAATTATCCATCAGGATACTGTATTTTTCCTTAAGATCCGTTTCAATGTGCAACGCTTTCATTTTTTTCAAACTTGTCCAAATATCAGTTTCGACATCGTTTAATTGTTTATCGATTTCGTCTGTCATGTAAGACTCGAAAAGTATGTCTTTAAATTTTACCATATACAATATATAGTTAAATTAAATTAATTTTCTTAATTAAGTATGCCATTATTCATCTACAAATATACATACAAATTTTAAATCGTCAAAATTAAATTCAATTATTAACATTAAATTAACAATTAAGGTGAAAAAAGAGCCAATCGTTGTGAAAGGCTCTTTTAATCTAATATAGTGCGATTATTGGTTAACCAAGTACTGCGTAATCATAACACAATTCAAGTTCTATTGTCTTTGCTTCATCTGTACTCCAGTCCATCTGTCCCCAGTTTGAGACTTTAATAAATGTACCATACAAGGTCCAAGTTTCCACGGCTGAGATTTTTGGATCCATAGCCTGTAGAGTAATGTCTTTTTTGTATTCACTGAATGCAAATCCGTCTATTCCAGATTGGCTATCGTGATGAACTTTAATCCAATCGTGTACCGCTTTGGCTCCGGATGGATCTACTGGATCATACAAGGTAATACTTATATTCTGCCATCTAGACTTAGCTTTCACTTTAAAGTCTGTATTATTAAAATCGATATTAATCTGACCATTGTCCAAGTTAGGCATGGCTGCAGTTTTTATAATATACGATGGTATGCCAGCTATGGTCATCAAAAACCGAAACGATACTTTTGGTTCAAATGGTGTAAACATCATATCAATTAATTCCTTTTATTATAAATAGTTTAATTTTGAGTTTTTACTGTGTCAACTGGAAATACTGCCCCGGTTGGTAAAACATTAAAATCAACTATAATAAATTCTGCTGTTTTAGCAGGCTTTAAATAAATTTGTGCACGCATTTCGTTTCTATCGACTACTTCAGGACTATTGTTTTTTTCATCTATAATAATTCTAAAGTCGTATAAACCCTGTTTTCTTCTACAATCTTCAAACCATGGATTAGTGATATTTAAGAAATTATTTCGAGTTTCTATTGTATTTTGTTCAAATACTAAATATTTACTCGTTGCTGCTACATGTCGTTTTGCTGCGATTAATAATCTTCTTACATTAATTCTATCTAATGCTGAACGTTTTTTCTGTAATGTTTTTTGACCCCAAACAACTACACCATTTCTAGGGAACGTTGCAATTGGATTAACAGATTTTTGATATAGATTATCTCGGTCGCCTTGTGTCATAATCCGTTCAGTTTGAATTGCTTGTTCCAATCCACCTCTGTTTAGACCTGCTGGCGCGAACCATTTTTGACCAAAATAGTCATTAAATGAAAACACCCCAGTCATAACAGCACTTGGTGGCAACCATACATTATCTCCTAAATTAGGATCAGTGAACTGAATCCATGGATAATACATACCTGCATAATTACTATTTCTTCCATCAGCTGCTCTTTGAGCATCACCTACATTCTTACCGTAAGGAACTGGGTCAACTATGTAGAAACAGTCTCCTCTATCTTCAACCATTGATATCGCTCTGGTTATAATTTGTGCGTGTGATGGCAATAAATCAAATAAACCTGGAGTAACTAATAAGTCAAAATCAAATTGATCTTTATTGCTCATCATATCAATGGCGTCTAGATAATTGGTTTGACCATATTCAGCTCTGGCAACATTTAATCCTTGTGTATTGTATTCCCAAATATTTTCATTCATTGCTTTTGGATTGGCAACATTTCCGTCAGAACCAAATGCTAATATTCCCAATAATGGAGTTTGAACAGTGGATGATATAGTAGTTACCTTAGAGAATTTACTAATATCAGTCGATTCAATAATACCTAATGTAACTTTCGATGGCATCACACCAGCAGCAGTTGCAACAGCAGGAGTTGCTAATACCAACGTTGTATCATTAGTTATAGTCGCAATTGAATGCCATTCAGTTCCAAATTTAATTACATCGCCAACTTTCAATTCTGTTGTAAATAATGTATTTACTCCAGTTACAGCAGTTGAAGCAGCCGTAACACTAATTGTACCAGTTAATCCTGTGGTTGGTGTGGTATTAGTTACACCAGTAATATTAATTTTTCCAACATAAGTAGGAGTGAATGCTGCTGGCAAATGTTCAACATTGTTGAAGTCTCTGACGAAGCCATCTTCAGTTAAATAGTTAAGAGTTTTTCTGAAAACGACCACTCTAACGTATCTAGATTTGTTTGGATAGTTTCCTTTTAATTGTAAATAAGGCACACCACTTGAATCAGCTTGTAATGCGTAATATTGAGTACCAATTACTTTTTCAATATAGTTTGGTTGAGTTGGGTCTAGTGTAACTCCACTGAAACTTTCTAGGATAAATCTTCTTTGGCTGGAGTCATCACCACGTCTAATGTTAAGATCGAATGTACCTCTTAATGGATCTACATTTGTAACTTCCCATCTAATATTGTACGGTGTTCCTTCACGTAAGATATCTAAATCTTCCATATCCCCATTTGGATTATCCTGAGCATCATAAACGCTCGTTTTACCATTCAGTGCTGAAATTTTAGTTCCCGAATTTGTTGAATCTCCATCTGACAACGCGACTAATTGGAATGACATTTGTGATTTCGCGGCATCAAATGATGTCTGCCAAGCACTATTATAAGCTGAATCAATTAAATCATTAATAGCCGCAAATTCTGCTTCAGTTAGTGCATTATTAGTAGATGTATTATCTACCATGCTATCATAATCAGCTCTTAAATATGAGGTTGAATTAGCTGCATTAAAATCTGCAATTGCATCATCAATATAATCTTCACGATTCATTAATGTTGGTAATGTGATTGCAGCACCAGAAGCAGATTTAGCTAATACATTACTTTTTGCTGGGGCAAACCTATTACCCAATATTCTAACAACTGTAGCAACTTCTCCATATCGTAAATATTCTTCTACTGCGTATGATGTCAGATATTTAAACTCTCTTTCTTCAATTCCTGATCCAGATGTAAATACATCTCCGAACCATCTAAGATATTCTGAATATGATGATACTGGAGTCGGTACCATCGCTGGACCTCGCATTGTTGGTCCGATAACGGCCATGCCCACTGCTGGTGAAACAAGTGGATAGAATGATAAATCTATTTCACGTGTGTAGACACCTGCGGACAAAAAGCTATTTTTTAATGCCATATTTTTAATCCTTCAAATTTAATAAAATAAATAGTTAGAAGGCGTGGCAAACGTAGGTTTTATCAGTGGTAAATTTCAAGATAGGTCATCGGATAGCATGGTTGGAGTTATTTTTAATCCAGGCGGCCCAATGATTTTTGGTCTAGGCATGTAATCAACAGCAAAGTCTGGTTCGCCCCATTCATTTGTGAAATCAACTCGCTTGATGGTATATGCTTTCTGAACATCTGCTTGGTTTGCTGTAAATTCATTTCTTAGCATACCATGAACCGTTAACGGTACCGTAGCTTTAATGACTCGGTCTTCACCTGAGTTATTTATTTGTTCGAATTGAAACTCTCCCACATCCGTCGAAAATTGAAAATTATCTCCCCAAAGGCTTTGATCATACGTTAATACCTGTTCAACAATTGTATTTAATTGACTCTGTTGGTGCGTCCATATCATTAATTCGTAGTTAACTATGACAGTGGTAGGTATGACCGAAATCAAATATTCATATGATTCATTGGTATTATCAGTGCGAGATAAATTGTTGAACTTATCCGCTTTATTTTTTGGTGGTAAATATAATAATTTACCAGCAACATCCGAAAATTGAAACATTTCATCTTCTAATAATGAAATGCGTTTAATAACAATTAATGGCGCCATTAATTTATTGTCAGAAGTTCTTAATAACGCTCCATATTTTTGTATTTGTGCCCACTTTTCTCCGGCGGCCATTATGACTGGGACTTCTATCATTTCATTATCGGATTCAATCCGAAGTTTCATACCATTTTGTAATTGCCAAAGAATAGCATAATCAATATCGTAGATAGTGATGGCAGGAATTAACTTACTATCACTATTTTCATCTTTCCTGATTAAAGACTTGTTGATATCTTTGGATTCTCTGAATTGCATTATAATACGGTTCCGCCGCTAATGTCGTCAAGTATGCCGATTGCTTTTCTGAAATCCCAATAAGAATGCCTTGTCGATTTGTCCCAATCGGCTATGTCATATTGTCTCATTATTTCCAAAATTTTATCTATATATGGAGCCATCTTCTTAATCGAGCGTTGTATAATTCGAGTATCTTCAGGAGTCCAGCCTTCAAGAGTTTTTTTAGTTGAAGATTCGTTCAATTTTTTATTAACGATTGATTCAGTTAATTTTACTATTTTCTTAATTTGATCTCTTGTCATATCATTTATCCTTATTTTTTATGCCCTTCTTCAAGGAGCGAATTACCCAACGTAAAGTTTCAATGATATCATAATCGTCAAACTTTAATTTTTCTGAATGAAATTTATTTCCGTCGAGTGGTTCGGTATATTTAATGGTAATATCTGTTTTACCAATTGTTATTGGCTTAAACTCATAAACAGATTCCCATGTACCATTCGGTTCAATTGCATACCATTCATCTTTAATGGATTGATCAATCAACGTGTTTGCTTCGTCAACCAATTTTTTAACTTGGAACGGTATATTAGTTCCTCCAGTAGCTTCGTTTAATTGAAATATGTCTTTAAATTTTATCATTTTAATCCTTATTTATCGTATCCTAGGTTCAATATAATCTAACGCTTCAAGGGCATCGCGTTTAGTATATATTTGACGTCCAGTTTTTTCTTGAGCTAAATTAATTAATTTTTGCAGGGCCACTTTATATTCAGTTCCCGCTTTCCTTTTTTGCATAATTGATAGCAAATTATCAATTTCTGAATTAGACTCATTTAATATATCTTTAAATTTTATCATTATATTGCTGCCTTTATTGATGAAAGAAATCTTGTTTTAAATAATTCTACAATTTGGTTTGTCTAATTATTGAATCGGGTATTATTAATCTAGGAAATTCTTTCCTATCAAACCATTTAAAATTTAAATTGAATTTGGTATTTAATAGGTTTTCAATCGGTTCTATAAATGATTCTAAATCATTAGGTATATTTCTACGATTGATAAAATATATTTCTACCGCATTCCATGCATCTTTAGTTGCGTAAACTTTATAATCACCAGCGGATGTAATTTTTCGTTGAGTTTTACCATCGGTTCCTCTGATTATAGTTGGGGCCGCCCTTTCTATATAACCCCCTTTTAAATCAGTCGTTGACATATATTTTTCAATCAACCTTTTAATTTGTTGTTGAACTCGAATCACATCATTTGATTCTAATAATATATCTTTAAATTTTATCATTTTTTTTCCTGTTTATACTGCTGCGCTCAATGCTGTTAAAAATCGGGTTTTGAATAATTCAGATATTTGGCCTGTCTTTTGTAATTCGTTTGCCAATTGACTTATTTGATCTGCTGTGCCATTGGGGTTGGCTTTCTTTGCCTGGTATAAAAATTGCTTGGCCATTCCTGCAAACGAATTACCTAGAAATTCAATCATATCTAATTTCCAAGCTGGATCAACACCTTGTACAACTGGTGCTGCTGGTGCAGGTGCTGTTACTGGTGCAGGTGCTGCTAATGGAGCTTCATTTATTTTTTTTGATTCTGTTAGATTTCTTCCGTTGATAGATATAATATCCAGATCGCTTGATTTTTTATCATCCCATTTACCTTGGTTAGTTAATATGTATTCTTGTTTATGAAAAGATGATTTTAATCCACGTTGATTCATATCACGCACACTATACTCTTCTTCAACATATATCGAACGTATTGGGTTAGTATGGTCAAGTTTAACAACCTTTAATACATCTCCATTTCTAATAGTAACGCTGTCACCAACCTTTAGTTTTTTTGATATGTCGATTTTTTTAGATTCATTTACCGTATAAGTTTGCCTAAAACCATTTTTATCCATCGGATGACCTAAGGTAACTTCATCAGTTTCTCCATCATCAGATTTTAGAAATAACTCCTGATATGATCCGTAATTTTTAAAATCGGTTACCTTGAATTTCTTTTTATCCAATTTACGATAAACGAATGTGTTTTTCCAGCCGCCATCAACAGATTCACCTAAATTAGGATTGAACACATCTGAACCTGGATGATATTTATCAATTAACCTGTCAATTATTTGTTCAAGTTTAACGCCAGCAGATTTTGCATCCGTTCTAAGTTGACCTAATATTAATTTGAAATTATTTTGATCTATTGTTCCAGCTCTTTTTGCCGATGCTAATTGATTGATGAAATTTTTCTGGGTCATCGTTCCAGATATTACATCTCCGATTGCAAAGATTGCTTCTCTTTTATTTTGGAATGGTGCAACTGTTGATTCATTCAATTTTTTATTGATTGTCGTCTCAACTAATCTAACAATTTCTCTTAAACTATTTTTATTCATTTTATTTTCCTTTAATGTTTTAAATTGCAATTTACCTGCTACAAAATCGCCATTTTCTTTTTTAAAATAATGATGCCATTCACCAGGATCATTTTCCTGAGTCAAACATCTAACAAATCCATTACTGACATATACACATTCTTCGGGTTATCTCCAACTAATATGTCAAAGGCATTATTAGTATCAATACCTTTTTCAGCTAAATAATCTTCTATTTCAGAAAATTGAATTTTATTTATATTAGTTCCCCGGATGTTATATTGTTGACTTTTCATTTAATATATATTTTCATTGGCACTGCTGACAGTTGTGTCATCAACGCATCCGTTTGCTCAGTACGTTTGGCCATCTGAGCTTGATATCCTAAAGCATCTAATAATTCTTTTAATTCAGTGGTCATAGTTTCTTGTTCTGTTTTTCCCTGCTCAACCAACATATCACCATTTAATGTAATTTCAGTATCTGGTATTGGTAAGGTCGAATATTTGTTTCTTATCAATCCCAACATTATCTTAGCTGATGCTAAAGCATATCGGCGAATCCAATGTTTAGAAATGGAATTTAACCTAGAATAACTTACAACTTCATATGGTATATTACTAATATCCGAAATTATATGATTTAAACCGCCTAGGGCTGATTCTGTTAGACTTTCTAAGTCTTCACTATCCAAAGTATAATTAAACCATAATTTGCCAACAGATTGAGGGATAGGGAATATTTGGAATCTGCTACCAGTCAATTTAAATGAATATCCAGATTTAAGTATTTCATCTTGTAACTCTATGGCTTGCATTAACTGAACAGAATAGTTTAATGGCATTAACACCATTTCACCTTGACCTACTCCAAATTCGGCATCGAAATCTTGTAGACCCATACCACGGCCGTATATTCGCTTGCTGGCAGGAACTCTGTTATGAAAGATTTTTTTAATTGTGAATTTATCAGTGGACGCATCTCCCATTTCTAAGTCGGTGTCGACATCACTTGTTAAATCATAAACCTGCCTGCCAGGCTCTAAATTAATTGATCCAGAATACCAATTTTGTTTTCCACCCGATGGACCTGCAATACCATATTGTTCAGATAATTTAAAAATACCTTTCAATGTTGGTTTAACATATTGTCCAGTCAAATTAATATCAACGGACGACCCTTGCAAATCTAATAAAGTATCCTTTGCTTGAGCTGAATTTAAAAGCTCACAATAATATAGTATAGATTCTTCATATGCTGCATAAAAGTTAATATCAATTAATTCCACATCTACAATTGGATAACCTAAAGATGTTGCCGCCCATTTAGCAAATTTATCAATATCCTTACGAAAATTCGAATCGCTATCAAAGTAGCCATATGGAGTTTTTCCAACAGCAAAAGTAGATTGGCCAGGCCATGTATTAACAATTGGTTCTTGTGCCATTAAATATCTGTGACCTCATTATTGTTTACGATTAAATCATTTTTCAATGCTTGATATGCAGCTTTATATGGATTTCCTCCAGACGTATAATCATATGGGAATATAAATCCAATTCTAGTTAATGGACGAACATTTTGTTGGCGTGCTTCCTGTGATGCATATATAAAAGCAAAGGCAGCACATTCAACAGTTGGAGTGAATTCAATAATTGTTCTATCCGATAATTCCTTTTCAGTTTCCATATCAGATATAGAAATCGTTATCTTTTGAATCCTAGCATATACGTCTTGGAATTCTTGATCCTGAAATGTGTATGATTTTAATTTTAGTGCCATAAGTTTTATTAATAAATAGTTTCAAAAAACTTTTATCAACGAACTTTGGATTTCAGATAATTGTTTGAATTTAAGCTTATAAATTTGTCCAAATTTATTATCATCTTGACTGTCTAATATTGAATCGATTTTAATATCAATTCCGTGCTCATCCTCATCAATAATAATAGCAGAAAAACAATGGTGAAACTTATCCAACATAAATTTATTTGGATCTACATTTGCCAATCGGTACTTTCCTAAATATTTCATTTTAATATATTTTCAACAAATATACAACATTATTTTTATATTACAAAAAATTTATTGAAATGAAACTGATTTTAATTCAGTTGGCGATTGGTTTACAGTTACGACTGAGTCTTGTGTTTTTTTCAAAGTCATAAAATAATTTGCTTCTCCGGCAGTTGTTGTGAATCTAAAATATTGTCCGGCTGGAATAATATAGATAAGGTTGTGTTTTAACACATGCCCAGTAACGTTTTCAATTATGTGACCTGATTTCAATTGAATATAAATATCGAAATCGGCAATGGCCGTTATTCCTTTATTGCTGTCATCAGTTACATGCACATCATAATTAATTATCGATTCATTTGTAGGTAAAAACAAACGATGAACAGTTTGATTGCCGATTGTCATGACTGTGTTAATTGGTTGCACATCCAGTATATCATATTGCAAATCTAAAGTGTGTTCATATTTCGAATGGCTTTGTAAAGCATACTGACCATTTGCCCATTCAATGAACACTTTGAAGAAATTTTCTTTTAAGTTATCTAGCATTTTGTTCATTGTATATTCCCCGGAATAGATTCATTATTTAATTTGTCTATAATTATATTCAACTTATGAATTTCATTTTTCTGAGTTGTTATAATTTCATCTTTTTGGCGAAGTTCGTTTTGAAGACTATCGACAATTGTTGCAAATTCAGTTCTCTGTGCAAGTGTTTTTTCCGTCATTTTCGTAACGAAAGCATTTAAGTTTTCAATCGTTTCAATTGACGACTGTGAAATTCTTTTAACCGTATCATGTTCCGTGCCAGTGACTTCAACTTCACCAAGACGTTTCTTGAATTTATTAAAAATAATAGCGGTAAAAGCTCCAAAAATAGCTGTTATCGCCGGTACAATAAAATTAAAGTACTCGGACCATTTAGTTATGTCAATCATTCATTCATCCTCTTTCTTATAAGTACTTCAATCATTTTTCTATTTATAAATAGTTAATTTTTTATTTTTCAATGTTTACTGGTTTATAAGTAACATTGTAAATCACTAATTCATTAATTTTCAAAGACTTATCATCAAATGATGTTGCATAAGTTTGTATTTATCTTACCAAAAATGATGTTATTTTGTTAATTGCCCATCCATCCAACATGTATATTGCATATTATCAATTAATTTTGCTGGATCTTTAATTGAAAGCCATACATTTTTATTAAATAATCTAGCAATAGCCCCTGTATGGCACATTGAACCACCACGTGTGGTTAATATTGCTTTGAATTTTAATAATTTTTCAAGGTCGTCAAAGGTGGTATCGTCAGTTAGAAATAAGCACTCACTTGGACATGCATGATTAATATCTCTAGTTAAGATGCCAGTAACTCGATCTGTTGCGATTGTATATACTGCAAATGTGACATGTTCTCCAGACACCGCTATGACTTCTTCTAGAGTTTCGCTGGCAGTATCTTTAAGGTTTCGTGTCTGCAAAAAATATACCGTACCATCACTGACAGTAATTTCTATCTCTTGATCACAATTAAAATGTTTTAAAATTTTTTGTATATCAGAATATATAGGTAAATTCCGAGACAATGTAATCTCCATTGGTGTAACAGCCCCAGCCATCAATTGATCGCCTGGAACATTTGCATATTGCATAGTACTGTCTCCATTCAACCTAGCGTGGATCACCGCAGAAAAATCATTAGATGCAATTACTGGAATATAATTTTGTATGATACACTCAACTTGAAATAACCCAGCATAATTAATCTGTGTCAAAAATTCTCTAACTCGTTTGGATTGTCCTGAATTGAAGACTTTTTTAACATATTCAGAAATCTCTTCCTTCTTTATGTCTAGATATGTGTTCATACGACCCGGAGTTGATATCGTACCGGATGAACGGACTGAAACCCGATCTGTTAAAAATATATCGGATATTGCTAAATCAACTTCATCTTCCGACTGTAAAGTTCTGAAATATGGGACATTTAATCCCAGTTCCATCAATTTATCTAGGTTACTGGCTTTACTCATTTGTAACAATATTTATAATTAAATGATCCATCATCATTAAATAACTGATCTAATTCATTTAGATCATATTCATGATAATTGAAATTAATTTTAGTACTGCCTTGGGCAAGTTTATATGCTCTCATGGCAGCTATTTGTTCTGGAGTTATCCTGAAATGTTTCTTATTTTTTTCAAATTTACCATCGCTGTAATTGTTATAACTAACTTCAAATTCAAAGGTGAATTCACAATCTGTTAGCATTGCACCAGTCAATTTAAGCCATCCATTACGTTCAAACGCCGAATATCCATCCGAAGAATCTTTAAATTTTCCATGTTCGAGCAATTCATGGCTTAAATAATGATGCTGACTGTAACCACATTCGTAAAAATCACCGTTGGGTGCTATAGCACCATATAATGTATCTCCTGTAGATACTGATGTTATATCATCCGGCTGAAGTGGATTATTTGCGATTATACGGTATTGTATGGTTATTGTATCTTGAGTATCAATAACCTTTACATCTTTATCTCGTTGTAATTGAAACTTCTCTCCAGCATAAATATCATTTGCTATCTCGGAAAATTTATATTCATACATATACAATGGATATGTAATTACGCAGGAGCCTTCAACAACTTTAATATTGCACATTTCAACTTCAACATCTAATGATGTCAACGTATCATAAACGTATTGAATTAATTCTTCCATTATTTTTTTATTTTTAAAATTACTTCACCATCTTCAGATGTACCAGCAAGAGTTATTGGTTCATAATCAAATCCACCTAAATCTTGTTCAATATTTTTAGGAAGTCCAATATATAATAATTCAGCGGACCCTGATACAAATATTGCCCCGTCAATTAAATCACTGTGGTGGCAAGGTCTGCATAAAAGGAACAGTGCTCTGTCTGGATTCAAACCTAACATCTTAGCTATATGGCACTGCAAAATTTCTTCCGGAAATAGATGTATTGATCCTTCCCCATTTGTCAAATCTCGTAGGATTGAATAAGATTTGTGATAATCTAAAAACATGTCTATTCCGATTATCTTTTTAGCTCCTGCGATTACTAAGGCTTGAAGTAGTTCAGCTTCGGCACCACATCCAACATCTACTATAATTCTGTCACCTGCGTATTCAACAATACTTTGGCATAATTCTTTGTTTGGTTTGAAAAATCTCATTTTACTTTTATTTTATTTTTAATTAATACCGTAAAGTTATAATGATAATTTGACATTACCAAATAATTAACAAAATTTTAACGGAAATTAAAAATTAGTCAATAACCATTCGAATTTAGGCTGTCTAGATTTTGAAAAATGTGAAGGATTGGTTTGGATTCTATATTCAGTGTTAAAATCCAAAAAGATACCCTGTAAATTAATGGGAACATTCAATGCTAAATTATTTATAAGTTTTATTTTGCCGCAAAACCTATCAGTCCATTCTTCCATATTGGAATATGTAATGGCATTTGAATATGTTTCTAAATTATAATAAGGAATACTGGTAAATGCTAAATCGTAATCAAAGCTAACATGAAAATCTTCTAATTTACAATTATGAATATAAACATTTGCCATATCTTTTGATAATTCTAATAACTCATTATAAGTTTCGATATTGGGCTCTATTCCAATATATGTACCACTTGGATAAATCGATTTAAACCCTATTAACCGACCACCAAATCCAGCACATGGATCAAATACAATTGGAGATACTTTGTTTCCCAAAAAATATTTATAAATAGATGCTGCCAACACTGGTTTAAAAAATGAAATAGTATATCGATTTGCTGATATACCTCTTAATAGTTGATGTTGACTGAAATCAAATGTTTCTTTCGTTTTATTGTCTCCAATACGATATTTAATAATTTCGTACATTTTATCATCGTCATTCCATACATCCATTGGAGACATCTTTCCTCTATAGGATGATTTCCAATACGAATTGCTTTTAGATTTAATTAATTCTACACCCAGATTGCTGCAATTATTATTAAACACATTATCCGATGGCATATTAATCTTTTTCGGTATTATATTTAATACTGTTTCAAGTGTTTCCGTTGTAACTATTTTAGGGAATTTAGTTTCGAATGTTCTAATCAATTTCAAAATTAAAAACGGTATCTTCTTATATTGTGGGGTATCTGTTTCACGTAAATGAATTAAATAATCCTTTTGAAGCAACACTTCTTTATATGCTGGCAATGAAATTGGATATTTAAATACTTCATTATTTTTAAGTATGGTATTGATATCGTAATGATCTGGTATATTGTCTTCTCTAATTCGTATTATTTCTGGAATGTTAATATTTTTCTTTCTATCATTAATTGCCGACTGCAATAATTGTGCATTCATATTAATTAAACTTAACGGATGCCAATATGTTCCATCAATTTCTATAAAATGGATTCCATCTATGCAAAAATCAATTACCCCATACTTGGTATTAACTTGTGTTTTATATTTAATACAAGCCGACTCTAATAAGGCCTTAAATTTTAACTCTGGTTTTGTGAATTTTCCTTTAATTTTAGACATCCTACTAATTGATTTGGCAGACATAATTTCTTTACTCGTTTGTTTATGTCTCCTACCGGACATCCCATTTGGGGCATGGCCTAAAATATAGTTTGTTCTATATGGTGGTCTAGGTGTAATTTTCATGTCATTGCCACAACCACATTTGCATTTAGGATAAACCCCAGAAAATATATATTCCAAAGCATATTGTTGCATCGGCACGTTGTGACTAACTCTAATATGATGTGCCAGTTGAATATGGTTTGAAAATTTAGTTTCATTACATATATAACATTTAAATTTGTCAGTTGATCTTAAATTATAGGATATTTTTGACGGTCGATATTCTGCATAGTGTTTAGCATATTCATCTGGCGATAAATCATGTTCGTCACGAAGATGTACAAACATTCCAACGGTTGAATATTCATTATTGCAAATTTCACAAACAGTTCTTGACAAATTTCGTGTTGATGCATGTTTAATCTTTCTAAATTCGCCATACAAACTAACATATTCATTTATTAATATTTCCTTATGTGCATGTTTAATGTGTGAAGACATTGAATATGCAGAACATTGTTTTTTACATATTGCGCACTCAATTGACTTAGGTTTGTTTTTTATGTTTCGTTTCATAATATAAATATACAAAAAATATTTCATTTATCCAAATTTCAGTCAATAAAAAAGCCTAATAAAATTAATTATTAGGCTTAATGTGTTTATAATCAGTTAGTTATCTTAAATTGTATTAACACCTTCAATAAAGATCTTTCCATAAAATTCAGGTCGTAACATTTTCTTAGCGTATCTAGTAGATATCGCCTTTCTTGGCACGAAGTTAATTGGATCCAAAATGGTTGGTGTTGTCATCAATGGAATATAAGGACTGTAAACAGCTCCACATTCTAAGTATGATCCACCTCTGTAACCCATTAAGATTGAATTTTCAGTCATATACGGAACTTTGTAAACATCCCATCTATTAGAAATTGTACCTACTGCGCTTGGTCCCATTCCAAATTTACCCTTAGTTCCATCAGTTGATGCTGCGTAACCTGGAATAGATTCAAGAATAGTTGCAATAGTAGGAGAAACCACCATGAAATTGGCACCGTCAGACATTGTCAATCTTCCGATTTCATTACTCATTTTTTGAATAGTTGTACCTAATGTTTGGAACCAACTTCCCTGTGTATATGCTGCAACATTACTTGGTGTTTGCACAAAACTGTTACTAGCTTTATCATATGCAAATCCTAATCTAGCAGACCAGTGACCTGTAGATTGTGCGTTATTGTACAACATGTCTATCAATTCTAAATCGATTTCTTTAGTAATATAATCACCAAGCAATGCAGTCATTTCTGCTTCAACATCAATTGAATGGTAAGCGTTAATGTCTTGTTCAAATTCTGTAGTCCATACCGCTTTCAATTTTCTAGTCACCGCACTAATTGATTCAGATTTAAGTGACAAGTCTAAAGTTGGAATATCCAACGGAGCATTAGCTGGTAAGTTTGCCTCGAAGTCACCTCTTGTGATGTCAGTAGTTTCTTTATGATATGAAACGATTACTGCAGCAGCTGCGGCAAATGTTATTGCTGTTTGAGAATCTTCAAGTAACGCAATCCAATGTATATTCGTTCTGTCGGCATTAGTTCTAGTATATCCCGCCAAATGTGCTTTAATCTGAGTTCCAGCGGTATCAGTGACTGTAAATCCTCTGACTCCATGTAAATCCGGACTGGTTAATGCCGAAACCGGAGTTGTGAATTTTACTACTCTTCCTGCTGCTATTGCGTCAGTCAGTACTGCAATCCTTTCACTGTCGAAATTCAAGTCTGCAGGTGCTGTTGCTGGAGTTACTGCTGTTATGGTTGCTGCGACTGTATTGGCAGACACGTCATTAAGTGTATATCCAAATCTACCTGGACCATATAAACCACCGGTTGCTACTTCCGCTCCGCGTCTGGCATCAGTGACACCATATAAAGAGTCTTCTTGTGAGCCTTGCTGTGACCCAGTTGTAAATCCAGGTTGTCCACTTGCGTATTTATGGTCATACCAGAATACCAATCCAGTTGGCATTGACATACTTTGTGTTGACAAGAAATCTTTTGCTGATATTGATGAAAATATTCTTCTTACCAATGGTAACGCAATGCCGTTCCATTCTTCAGAGCCAGCTTGAGTTGAGTTCATGTTTGCCTCACGCAACAATTGGTGTGCCTGATTTTCTAATAATTGAGCGACGTTATTTGCTTGAGTTTCATCCAACCCTTCTAGCAAACCAACTCTACCCCATTTTGCAACATTTGCAGCTACTTCTTCTTTTCTTTTGTTGCTATTGTTGGTCATTAATGATTTTAAGTTCATTTTATTTTTCCTTATTTTTTTAAATAATTCCCGCTAACTTTTGTAAACGGTTTCCCGCAACAATTGGTTGGGTTGTTTTCGTAATCGTTCTACTTGCAGAAGCATTTTCTTTTAATGCCTTCAAACCAGTTGTCTCCTTATATGATTCAGTAAGAGTTGTATAAATCAATTTTGCTTCTTTAATAGTACTTGCTCTATCAAATGCCGATAACATTTTTGTTTGTTGATTTTCACTAAGTTTGAATTTTCTGTTTAGATTGGTATAATATACCAATTTGGTGTTCAACAATGTTGTCTCAGTCAATCCAGTTCTTAAAATTTTTATTGCCTTGATAGCTTCTGCCAATTTTAAGTTAGTCTTGTGTAAATCTGATTTCAAATTACGGTTTTCTTTTCGTAATTTATAAGATTCGGCCATTTCTGGTTCATCTTCTGCCATTTCTTCATCTTCCATTTCTCGTAAAATTTCGTCCAACTCGTCGTCAGTTACTGCTACGTCATCAGTTCCATAATCAGCTGCTAATGGATCAACTGGAGCCGCTGCTACTGGTGCTGCAGGAGCTACTGGAGCTACTGGTGCAGGTGCTGCTAACGGATCTTCTTCTTCTCCATCTAATTCACGTAGAATTGATTCTAATTCAAGGTCATCAGTGTCTTCAAATTCAGTGTCTTCAAATTCGTTTTCTGTAACTGTTTCATCTGACATAATGTCATCATTTTCTAAAACTTCATCTTCAGCTTCTTCAGCCAATTTGCTAGAAATCATTCTTCGCAATGGAGCTTCAAAAGATTCTTCAAGAATTGTTTTTGCATTGGCGATAGCTGCTTTTTGAACTGCCCTAGCGTCTGCAATTGCTTCGTTTAATAAACTCATTGTTATTCCTTTCGTAATACCTAAGTCTAATGGAGATGTGACTTAATAAGGATTGTATTTGTGATTGATCCGTTATTCAAAACTGGATATTATTTATATATAGTTACAATTAATATAAAACAGTTGTTTAAAAATCAGTTTCGATATAAATTTTTGCAATTTCTAAATTATCGGCAGCAGCCACAGCTCCATTTCTTACTTCTGCTTTAAATGCCATTCCACCATTTGCGGCTGGAACATCGGTGTTATAACTTGTATCTAAAATAGTTGTATTACTGTGCAGGTTTGTTATTTTAACATACAAAATTCCAGAATTTGGAGCCATAAACATAATAAGATCATAACCATGCGTTGTATTTCTAGCGGCGCCAATACCTAAATCTACCTTGGTGGCGGTTCCCGAACCGTCATTACGCATAAAAAACCAATTGGTTAAAGATGCATCCGTTGAGTCATAACCCATGCCACACATATTATACAATGCAGATGGTTCTCCAGCTAATGCAGTTGTAGAAGCACACAATCCTACAAATTTTTGGCCACCATTGAGGTTTATGTTCATTCCAAGTTGAGCCCTAAAAAAGAAACCACCAAACCCAGCAGCATTTCCTCTAAAATATTGAGCATAATTTGTTCGCATTCCTGATGTATTTCCAGCTGTCGTACTCGTCTGAAATCTTTTTCTATATGTTGCTTGCCATCGGTTTGCTGATGCTATTGTTATTTGTGAAGACATTGTTGCTGCCGTTGTGAGTGTTCCGCCAATTATAATTGGGGCAGCCGTACCACTCGTTGGTGTGATTAGCATCACTGCGTTGCCATGTAATCCAACTTGTAATGCAGTGACTATTCCAGTTGGACCAATTATATTCGGAAGGATCCGGTTTGCAAACGATGCCCCATAAAGGATAATTCCATCGGAAGATGGAGGTGATGGGTCGGTAGTTGTAAGTAATTTTAGGTTATCTCCTTCGATATTCACCTTACTTGCCCCAGCAAATGAACCTGCGTTGTTATATTGAACTTGATTAGATGATCCACCAGGACTTCCTCCACCAGGAGGCGCATGCCATACCCCATCGCCACGTAAAAACCGATCAGAAGCACCATTAGGTGGCGGTACCAAACCCTTATTCGTGTCTGTGAATAAATTTAATAGTGATGTCACTTCCGTGAATGTAAGATCTTCCGGATTGCCGGTACCTGATGTCTTTCTACCTTTTAAAGTAGATGTAGGTACATCAGCCAATTTATTATTATCAACCGCATTATCTGCTATTGTTAATACGTCTGCCCCTGTGACATCGCCAGTATGGGTAGCGTTTGTGCCAGATTCAGCTGTAATACTACCTAAAACAACTACATCGGTATTGAATGTTTGTGCCATGAAATATTTAAGTTTATCCTATAATTACAACGGTATATTGATTTGTGGTTGGGGCTACATTGAATTTAAACCTAGTCTGGGTAGTACTTAGGCATTCAATATCACACTCAACTTGTGCATATGGTGACCCTGTTTGATATATTTGCGTATTGTTAAATTGTTTTCCAATATTATGAGTGACGGTAATTGTGGTATTGGTACCATCACCAATAGCAGTTGTATATTTCACCGTTGACGTCAAGCCACCAGTTATACCCAAATATGTATTTAATTTAGCCGGAGTGATAAATAATTTTGCTCCAGATCCACCTGTGCTAGCACCACTCGTTAACTCTGCAGAAGTAGCTTCTTCAACTAAACCTGAATCTGTCTCCGATGCCATAACTATATCAGGAATGTTTTTGTTAACAATAGTCCAATGAGTTAATAAAGTTGGTGAATCTTGTTTAGCAGTAATCATGTCACCAACTTGCACAGACTCAGAAAAGAAATCTCCTGCCACCGTAACAATATAAGTCCATCCATTCTTTATTCCTCCAATTGGAGTAGAATCCAAATTTGGAGAGTTGGTGGATGCGTCATATCCACCTTTATTGATAAATCCACCAACAACTAGATTATCAGCGTATGTTTTTATTTCATCGATAGCTGTCTGAACATTCGTGGCAGTTAATCCGGAACTTATATTATTAAATGGAACGTCAGCAGCCAATTGATCTGCGGTAGCTCCAGTTTCGATTCCATCTAATTTTGTTTTGTCGGATGCCGTCATTACTCCGGCCAATGATGCCGTAGCGGCAGTCAACGATGCTGCTGAACCTGTAGACGAATTTATTGGGACCGTTGTTGATGTACGGGTTCCTTCTGATAAGTTAGTAGCTACATGTGGAGCCGTATTGGTAATTGTCAATGTTCCTGAAGTTGTTACCGGAGATCCAGTAACGGAAATTCCAGTTCCTGCTGTGGCAGCTACCGAAGTAACGGTTCCTGTATTAGCTGTTGCTCCGTCTGCAACATTTAACATTGCTCGAACTTGCGCAGGGGTTAAATCGGATGTAGATCCAGATCCAGCTGCATTACGACCTTTAATAGTATTGGTTGCTACGTCAGCTAATTTAGCGTTGGTGACAACGCCTGCTGCGATCGTCAAGTTACTGGATCCAGTTACTTCTCCAGTATGGGTTGCATTTGGAGCTGTATTAGTGATTGTAACTGTTCCCGAATTTGTTATTGGAGATCCAGTAACGGAAATTCCAGTTCCGCTATCAACTGAAACTGATGTTACTGTACCTAAATTAGCAGTTGCGCCAGCAGCTATACCATCTAATTTTGTTTTGTCTGCTGCTGACATTACTCCAGCGGCTGACGTTGTTGCTGATGTAAGTGTAGCATCAGTTCCTGTCGAAGATATAACCGTTACCGTAGTGGCGTCTGCCGAGAAAGATAAATTACATTCTCCAGCACCCTGGTTACCTAAATTTAACCAGCTGGTACCGTTAAACCCATAGAAGGTTTGATCCGTACTGGAATAATAAATTTGTCCTGCTGTAGGACTTGTTGGCGCAGTTGTTAAAACTTGAATTACCGCATTTAATAACTGAAATTTATTTAAGTTGATATCAACTAAGAAATTCTTTGACATATTAATCCTTTAAAATATATTAAAATATATAGTTTTAAATCTTAGTTTAACGTTGCTGTGCCAGAGAATGCAGCACTAAAATTTAATTGAACTGTATTAGAATTTAAATATTGTATGTCTCCAATTATTTCAGATCCAGATGAATCTAATACATTGACACTTGGATACTTACCAAGATTGTGCTCTATTGTCCATACCTGTGCAGGAATATTCTGTTCGTGAAAATAATTTAAATCCGGGGACATATTCATAGCTAATAACTCGGATGCATCATTACTGCTCATGAATAAATCAAACCCGGTGCCTGACTTAATAAAATACGCAGTATTTGAATCTAGATTGTTGGGCACCGCCAACTCTTTACTAATTTTTATTTTTGTCATTTACCAAGCTGTGTTAATTGTTTCTATATAATTTGCCTCGATGCTATTTAACCGCGTTTCCACCATTGGATTTTCTCCAATATATATCACATGATTCTCACCAACTAAAATATTCGCATTTTTTGTTTTAGATGTAAATTGAATGTGGCTTGATCCACTTGTCGTTATAACATTTAATTTCATCTTGGGAGTTGCTGTGGAAATGGTGTATTTCATGTAACATAAATATTTAAATTAATCTTCAAACGAGTGCCTGCTATATTAGATTCACTAGATAGAACGCCGGTGTGATGTCCAGATCCTAATAGGGTTGTGTCTATTGTCCACACCAAATCTTTCCCTGAAATATCTAATCCACTACCAACCTGATATATAAATTCTCCGGAATTGACATTCAATGTATAATTGGTATCAATTAATAATCCATCAATGTTAATAGTTAACGCCGTGAATTCCTGGTCGACATACCAATCAATAACTGCCAACTGTCTATCATCGATTTCAATTACATTACTCATAAATCGTAATAGTTTTGTAATGTTTTCCCGATATCTTCATAAGCAGCGGTCAATCTTTGATTAATTTGAGCAGCTTCTATGATAGTCTTTTCAAAAACTTTAAAAGCCTCTTTCATTTGTTTCATATGTCGAGAAACAGTTATATCGTCAAACCAACCATCAGTCTCTGTATGGGTTACTTCTTCAGCTGAATCTACAACATATCTAATAAATTCCAGGGCTGTTTTGTATTCGCCTATATTTTGTTTAAATAATGCTGAGTAAGCTTGGTATTTTCCAAGTGAATTTAGAAACTCCTGTTTGTCCACAGTGGCAACATTTTCACCAGCTGTTTGATTTGACGTGTCAAAGACGTCTTCTGTTAAGAGATCATTTAGCAAGTGTGTTAATTTATGTCTTTTCATTTTTCTCTCTTTAGAATTGATTTAATAACGTTCATAACCATTACTAATTTCATTTTTAATTATATCATAAGCGTATGATGTGTATTCTTCCAAATCCACTGTTTTTAATAATCTAGAATCTAATCCTAATAATGTTGAAAAATCATAATAATTTCTCATTTTAGGAATGTCTTTTACCTTCCATCCATAATCAGACATATTATCTTTAATTTTTTCAATATTTTCATAAATGTAATCTTCTAAATCATTTATATGAAAATATTCATTTCCATCTGGATCAGTAGCTTCTTTTAATCTTCGTTTAGGTTTGATTGATTCATCTAGATCAAGTTCACGCTTGGCAGATTCAATCGCTGCATTATAATATAACCTCGTACCTTCATCTGATGTTGAATTTAAAGCCTTAGACAATTGTGCAATATCGTCATTTCCATCAAAATTAAATCTTTGAAGTGAATTAACATTTACCCTAAAAAAATCGGCTAACTGATTTGATGCATAATCTTTAACAGTTTTGAAGTAATCGTATTTGGATTCGTTTAATCTTCGTTTAGTTTTAATTGATTCCTTTAAAAATTTCTTAGCATATTCAGGTAAACGAATTGTTTTTTCAAACCATTTGTTTCCATGTTCTGAAGCTAATATGTCGTAAACCAAATCCATCTTCGGCGTACCTTTATCCATTGAATCTATACGGTGATATGATTTTGCAATACTCAATAATCTAGATTTATCTAATGATTTTAAATACATGAAATAAGCCTTTGCAGTAGGAGATGTAATACTATTGTCTTTAGCTTCGTTTAATTTCTTAGCTATTACACGTTTTACTATTCTTTCTATTAATGTTTTCACTTTTGACTTTTTCGATTCGTTTAAATCTTCTATTTCAAAGTGATATCTTTCAAAAGAATTCATAATCTCTTTATCAATTGCACGTTCGTTCATATCTGCATCTTCTTGATTATTGCAATCAAACGATAGTTGTCTATATCTATAGTTTTTTTCATCTGGATAAAAGTCAGAAAAATTTTCAAAATGATCTACTGCTTTTTCAAATTCATCATTTGATCCGAATATCAAATTTAATCTTACCATGGTTTATTTTCCTTTTAAATATAAGCAGCAATTTCCGCTGAGCTCACATATTATGTCGCGTATAATTAATTCTGCTTCTTCATAAATATTTTGTTTACTGTTATTCACTGATTCGTTAACTGTTAAGAATGCTCCGTGAGTTGATGGATTGGAAACGAAATCCCAGCAAACCAATTGGAAATCATCTTCTACCTGATCAGTATCTTCATTAATCTTTTTAACCGAACCCATTCCCCTTGAAGAAATACCAACGGTTAAATCAGCTTGAATTAATTCTTTGAGAATATTCCCCGATGGGGTATTAAGAATTTCAACCTTCCCCATTAAATCATCGCCTTCCCACCAACATTCTCGGACGACATGCGATACATTTTTCAAATTAACAACTGATGACTCCGGGTGATCCAACTCTCCATAGGCTCTTTTTTCCGCTACTTCTTTATTAAGATAGTTGTTTACTTCCCGTTCAAGAATAGCCCGTGGATAGATTCTTTGATTTTGATTTTTAGCGTTGGCCCGTTGCAATACACCAGTTACAACCAATCGTTTTTGTCCGTCAGTTGTAATAGATTCACTTAGGTTCTTTCTAAGTTGAAATGGCATAGTATCAATTAAGTATGTTTTCTTCATGTATAATCCAATATCATTATTTATAGTTATTGCCTAAAAGTCTCCTTATATTTGGCAAGTTCTAAAATAGCTTTCCGCTTTCTTGATGGCTTAATAAATCCATCATTGATTTCTTTTAATCGTTGTATATTTCCCGAATTCGACAATTCCGTTTTCCATTGTCTTATTGCCCCGGATAATTTACCATCAATAACGTATGCCCCGATTCCAGGCATTAAATTTGTTTTCATTTATTGTAATTTAGTTGAATTTACCTTTAAGTTCTTTAAGATTAGTTTTAACCTTATCATGATTGCATTAATATTAGGTATTACTTCTTGGTTGATCTTTACGCAAAGTTATTTTACCATCCGGAGCTACCCAAATTGTACCTATAGATAACCCATTTCCTGGGTATGTTAGTTTTGCGTTCATTTTATCCTTGTATTTTGTGTATTAATTCGTGATATTTTAGAAGTGTTGAGACATGTTCGTCTTTCACAGTCTTACTGACAATAATATTATCTAACAGTGATGCAGCTTCTTTAATTTTTATGTTAAGCCTCGAAGATGTTGTTGTATTTTCAAGTAATTTCTTTTTAATCTTAGTACATTCACTAAGAATAAATTTTCTAAATTCAATATTATCAGGACCAGTTAAAATATATTGGCTTAAAATTTGTTTTTGGGATTCGTGCAAATTCCCATATTTATCGTTAAATTTGTCGAACAACAATTTAATTGCCAATGATCGAGTAGGTCTATCAATAGTTTCAAACAATGTTTTGGCTGAAGGTTTAACTTCAGTTTCCTTATTCAGATGTTCCAAAACAATTTCTCTTGATTTTAGTTTTTCAAGTTGATTACCAAAATTCCGATTTTCAAATAAATAACACAAAGCACCGTTTAAACGGTAATTTTCTATTTTGTGTTGAAAAAATTCATCTAAGTTATAATTTGTCTTAATTTCTTTAATTAAATTATATCGCTGTTTCTGAATAGCAGCCTCGTCTAATTTAGAATATTCGGATAACGCTAAATCAATTAAACGTGTTCCATTTAATTTTTGGGTGTTTTCACTGAATAATTTATAGAGCGAATATTCCTTACCTAATTCAGATGACGATTTAAAATATCGTTTAATTATCTGCAAGGATTTTGAATTCTGTTCTGTTAATATCTCACTGACTATTCGTCTCGACAATAGTTCAAAAATTAAACCGGTATTTTTAAACTTTGAAATTTTTATCTTCATATAATAATTAGTTTAGACGTTGATTAAATGTGAAAATTTATCAATTGCCGTCTCACTTAACATCATTATCTCATCGTTTTCAGTTAAAATTTCCGAGTTGGTTTGAGATATCGACATTGTTTTTCTTAAGCTTTCCATGGCAGAACTAAGTTCTTTGGACCCAAACGGGTCTCTACCAAGATCTTTATCTTTAACAGTACCAAACTTATTAGCTTCTGGTGGACGACCTTGGTTGTTTATTCTTTCATCCGGAACATATAATTGCTTGACGGCCGTTTCAGCTTTTGAATCGCCGCCATTATTATTATCAACATACATTGCAGCAAGTGTATGCGGTGTTCCAACAGCAACTCCGGAAATTTTAGGATCATTTCCTTCTTCGGTAATTTGTTTTTCTCTGAAAGACAATTGTAAATCTTGTATAATATCATCCGACATCGCCTTCCATTCTTCAGCAGATAAGTTGAAGATGGTTTCATAAATATATTTTCTAGAAAATAAATTCGTTTCCTTCATCGTTGACACCAGATCTGTTTTTTCTTTTAACAGTTCTATTTTTTGCCGTTCGTATATCAATGATGGATTGGTCAAGGTAAGTTCAAATTCTAATAATTCTGAATTGGTGAATCCTTGTGCCATTAAATGTATATATGCAATCTTGTATAATTCGCCGATAATTACCTTTTGAATTCTACCAATTGTTCTCGCGAATCTAACATCTTCAGCAGCCAATAAACTTTTCCCTTCAGTTGATTCTTCTTCGCCCAAATAAGCTAATGGAATTTTAAGGTTCTGCATCATTTTTTTACGAATATATTGAATATCTTCAATTGAGCCTTCATTTGCAGATCCATCTAAAGTTTCAATAGTTGTACCGCTACGATCACCACGAATTGGAAAATAATAATCCTCGTTGATATTCTGTATATTATATGATAAGTTGTATTGTCCTGTTGCTGGATCGATATACGGAACTTTTTTATTCAAGTTCATAATCTCTTCCATGTGGGTGTCCACGTCGTTGGGATTTAAATTACCGACATCTATTTTGAATATACGTTTGGCTGGAGCTCGCATAATTCTATGAATTAACATCGCGTCTTCCATTAAGGTCAATTTTTTATATTCCTTCTTAGCACCTTCGATTATAGATTTTCCATAAGGTAAATACGCCGAATCGGATAAAAGTCTAAAATGCGCTACTTCGTGTAAATCAAAAATATTTTTAGAAACTGACAAATAGCCACCATCTATAGGTTGGAATTTAAACTGCACATTATCACCATCTTCGACTCTTCGCATTAAGGATGGGTGCAATGGAATGACTTCAATTATTCCGGCCCCGTCTTGAATATTTAATACCAAAAATAAGTCACCGTTTTTTACTAAGGACCTAACCCAAAACCACAAATTATATTCTACATTTAAAACATCATAGAATAAATTAACCAATATTTTTTTTAATTTTATGTTAGTTGTTTGTATGGTGATTAAATCTCCGGTTGGAGAATTCGCAGTTGCTTCATCCGCATAGATATCGAGAGCCGACGACAATATAGCATCGGTATCCATTAACTCATAATCATAATAAGTTTCTAGACGTGATAATTCAATCGATTCAATATTACTCTGATAGCTGCCCCATCCACTATAATTATTTAAGGTTTTTCTCATCAATGTATAACGAGAATTTTGATTACCTATACTTTGTTGCTGGGCGAAGTCTATTAATTTCAACCTGTCGCCAGGTTGTTTAACCAATAATAATTTATTTGAAAATAATCCCTGTAAAACCGTTTTAAGCATGTTCTTCCATTATTAGTAATAAATAGTAATTTAGGTTATAATAACCATAATAATGATTCAGATTTACCATTTACACGCATTGTATAATAATTTCCAGTTGACATTGCAGGTTTATATACGGTTTTACGAATGTTAGTTAAGGCCATCCGGTTAAGTTCAATACCTTTAGATCTTAATTTCAGGGCGGTATCTATTACAAATAATGCAATAGCCATGGCCATAACTAAATCGTCATTATATCCTGAATCGGCCTGAGCTTTTCCGTCTATCCATTTAAATGCTTTAAATTGATTATGTAAACGGTGTGACCTATAGGTCAAATATCTTGAGTTTGCTTGTGTAGCCTGTTGTAATTTACCAATCATGGTTGGTCTCGTCTTAGGAGATGTGGTATGACCCGGCACCATGTCTTCTTTATTCTTTAGGTCGTAGTTTTTCGCAATGTGAATATTGGTGTCCACATATGGATCATTTCGAACCGTATAATATAAATTTTCATAGTTAAGCTCTAATACCGATTGAACTGTCGACCATCCAACATTTGCATTTTCTATTGCCAATAGTGCATTATTCCACTCGGTTGCAACTGATACTAAAATTCTAGCAAATTCTGTAGTACCCAATAGTCCTTCCCACTCTGCAACTTGTTCGCAGGCATCTACATCGACGACAATAAACGTAGATTTATCTGATCCATCGCCCCTAGCTACATCCGCAGCAACAATGTAATTTTTTCCAGATTCTGGATATTTCCATATCCAATATTTTGATTCGGCACCACGCATTTCTATGGGATCCTTGACCGTATTAGCTTCATACCATTGAATATCTTCTGGATTGATGACTGTATGCCCAGATGCTTCAAATGATACATCATTTTCTTGTGCTGCAGCTCTTTCTGATGATGCCAACGCTGTTTGTTGTTTTCTCCAAGTTTCATCACGTTCAGGATGTAATTCCCACGATAGTCGGATTGGATTAAATTTTTCAAGCCCTTCGATTACGTCACCACTAAGTGCTTTAGTCCATAGGTTGTAAAATAAACCAGACGCGCCATTGGGTGTCGATAGTATGATTGCCGAACCACCGGTTGCAAGTGTAGATTGTGCAGAAGTCCAAATTTCTTCAAATGCAGGAACGAATGCAGCTTCATCTATTATTAATAAAGACAATGACTTTGAACGTGCAGCATTTTTATTACTCGAAACTGCTTCAACCGATGATCCATTAGTAAGAATTAGTTGGGTTTGGTTGTTATTAACAATCTGGGCATGTTTTTTCAAATATGACGGCAATCCATCATACATTACTTTAACTTTACCGAATAACTCTCGTGCAATTAGCTGAGTAGTTGCTATAATCAATACTTTGAATGACTCATTGCTAATTATTTTTGATATTACATGTGCCGCACATAATGTAGATATACCCATTTGCCGACCCTTACCAACAATGTTGAAACGGTGTTGATCAAACTGTTTAATGGTGGACTCTTGATATGGATATAAATTGAACGGTATTTTGCCTCTTAAAGGATGTTCAATCTTACAATGCTTGCGAATTAAATATATTGGATCTTCAAAACATTTTCGCTTTTCGTTTTCAATAACATCCTGCAGTTGCTTATTAATATTTGCCGAATCGGCCATTATAAACCTCCCAAGAAATATCCTATGGCAAGTGCTATAATATAATTAATTATTTTAGGTTTTTGGGAAACTGGGTTTAAAATTTCACCATAGGTACGCAACTGTAATTGCTGTATAGAATCTATCTTTGTTGAACTGTTTCTAAAATTCAATTCTAAACTGTCTTTGATTACATATTCTTTGATTATTTCCTGAGATATAGAATCCTTTTTTTCGAGATATACGATATATCTGGCGGCAAATTTAATTTCATCCTGTGTTAATGTATCTTGACCTATTGAAAAACTGCTAATAAGGCATAGGCTTAAAATCAAAATTAGTTTCATTTTTTCGGTCCTTTATTATTTGAATTGCATCCTGTAAGCCAATTGTATCAACTTGCATATCACGCATTTCGGTTTTTAAAATTTTGATTTGTTCTTCAGATTTTCTGATGGCATCTAGTGTGACAACCATTGAATCCTTGATATTGTCAACAACCGGAGTTAACTCCTTGATATATTCTATTTTTTGTTGGCTTTGTTTTTCAACGATGGAATTAATTCTAGAGTTGTAATAAATTATTGCTATTAGTATTAATATTGCCAAGCCGGCAATAATTAAATGTAATTTATGATTCGATTGCATTTAATACATCCCTTTTATATTCATTATATTCATCAATTATTTGATCAGCTATGGCCGGATCCACTGGTGTTTTGATTATAGATCCATCCGATTTAACTTCTTCAAAATATCCACGACGTAATGGAGCAACTATCTCTTCGAGTACTTGATCCGAATCTTTGAATATTGATATTGCTTTATTTTTCATTTTCGCTTGTTCGTATTCCTTGAACTTTCCAGATATTCTTAAATCGTCTTCCATTCTGCAAGTACATTCAGCACACATTTCAGTCTTAAACCTGTATTTTTTATCTAGTCGATCATTTTTGGCAGTGCATACTTCCTTTGGGCATTTTGGAAACTTTTCTAATTCTTCGCGAAGTTTCACCAAGGCGTCTATCGCATCTGGATGTCTATTAGATTTAAATAGGTAGCCTTCTTTTTTTTGTATCCAAGTGATGTTCCCGTTAGAATCAGTCTCCTGCCATATATCTCCAACTTTACGTTCCGGTAGTGATTCGGGTGGAATAAATCCAAATATTTTCTTTTTTTGTAAAGCATGCTCCCCATCTAACATCTGCTTTACTTTATGTAAATTCTTATCCATTGTTATAATGTATTATATCTTATAAATAGTTTTTGTATTTGTAAAATCCACAAATTTGATTGATGGGTTGAAATAGGCCAGTCATCTTGTATAATACATCATTGTGATTAAACACGATACCTTCTATGTTTTTTAATTTGTTGACCCCACCTAATTTCTTGATAGTTACCAAATGCTTCTCCACATTAATATTGTTATTCCCAACATGTTGCAACCCAAGCAAATACATATCAAGTATGCTTTGTATGTTCGATAACCGTGCATCGTTATCCGAAATAGTGTTTATTAGGTTAATACCAAAATTTTGTATGATATCAGCAAATGTAGATTCTAAATCAACAAGATCTGCAGGCAATGATGTTTTTTCATAATGAAGTATTTCATTGGCAGACAATCCAAAATTAACATGTGTCATACGCAAGGATTTATCCCCGTATATCCAACGTTTTTTTAACTGGATTTTCTGTTGGTTTGTTAGTTTGAATTTATCTATTAATTTATAAACATATTTGTCAGTGAAATCATAAACTGTATTAGAATCATTTAATCCATGTAATTCCAAAAATTTATCAATTTCGTATATTGTTGGTTCAATGTGTTCGTTAACATCATAGACCAGACGATTATATAATTCAATTTTCCAACCATCAAACATGTCGTCGGTTTTAAATTGATCCACAGACGATATATCAGAATGTGATATTATATTTCCTTGCCCGTCAGTTCGTACGGCACCAGTAATTATTATCCGCTTCTGCTCTCCATAATCAATAATATTACGAGTATTTGGATTAATTATTTCTAAATTTAAAAAGACCAATCCATCTTCAAAGAAGTCAGCCTGATCTATATAAAATATTAAATCATTTATTGCTAACATCGCCTGGGAGAATGATTCTTGTACGTGGGCCAGGTGGTTTTCGAAAAATTGGTTAAGTTGAATTACCGAATACGGATTTTTAAGACTAGACTTGTTTCTAGCAGCTCTAACTTCACCATTGATATAAGTTACCATTAAATTTTGCCCATCGAATTTCTCGTAAATTGGAGTTGTGCCGTCACGGAAATCACGTATAATAGTCTTAATTTCACCAAAAGTTAAATTTTTAGCTTGGTGTAAATGTTTAATAGATCCAAAGGCTCCTGACATATTAATTTGTTTTAAAATTTGTTTTATTATATTCTTTTAATTTGTTTATAGCTTCAAGTGTGGATAGATTTATCTTTAAAAAATTAGCTGTAATTATTCCACATTTTATTGCGCCTAATAATCTATGATGCCCATCTAATAGGTGAAATTCATTTGATATTAACAACGGAGTTTTAAGGATAACCGTTGTTTCTATCTTATCTGAATCTATCAAGGTTTGTGTTAATTTGATTTTCTTTAATGGCAAGTGTACAAAATCAAAATTTATATTATTTGCCGCCAGCCATTCCATAAGAGCATTGATGTCATCTATTTGTGGCATATCATTACGATCAATTCCCATTACTGAGCGGGTATGTATTAATTTTTCAGCCAATATATTATTTATTAATTTTTTGGGTGGGGTTCCATTGATTATTTCATCTAACGATGATGTCATCAACCGATCTTTCACCATGTCATAAATAGACTTTTTGAACCAACCGAATATCTCGTTAAAATCTGTCGGTGAACCATACTTCATCACATTCCTGACATAGGTTCCTGACAAAATATTGCCATTGTGCATTATATTTATTTTTGGTATTTGGTAAATATAACCATGTTTGTCACTGGTTTCAAAATTGCCATCAGTTGGGAAATGTTGGTAGTATCCAGGAGTTCCATCCTTTTTGGTAGTTGCTAAACGTCCAGAATCTTTATCAGAGTATGCACAAATAAGAATAACATCGGACAGATCGTAATGATTTATAAATTCAGGTGAATATGGATTTTTTTCATATAAAAAATGTTTAGGATTGATCCCAAATTCAGCTGCTATCAATTGCTTATCGTCAAATGTGAATTGACAATCATTTGTACGTTTATTACTACTAACTACAAATACAATCGCATCTGGGAATTGCTGTTTTAAATGCATATATGCAGCATAATGATGTCTGCTAAAGGGTTGAAATTTTCCTGGGTATATAACTATTTTCATAATATTATGGCTGTTTATTAACTATTGCGTAAATTTTTAATCCAGTCTTAAAAACTGTCATATGGATCATTTTTTTATCGGTTGTCGTTGGCAATGATCCATTTAATCCAATCCAATCTGATCCATATGTTATTGATTGTGATGTTGTTCCACCATCATAAATTATTAAATTTGTTGGTTTGTTTTGGGCGCCTAATGGAACATTATTAAGCGTAAGGCCTTCGGATAAATTCGTTATAACTGTGGTATTATTATTAAAATTCAAAGTCAACGATCCTATCGTCCCATAATTAAGTATGGTAGATGATAATTTTGTATTTAATGTAGTTGTTAATGTATCCAATTCAGTTTGTAACCCGCTGACAGTTGATATGGCCTGCGATCCTGTGTGATTGCTACGGCTTCTATTAGCTGTATCTCTGGCATTTAATTGTGTCGGGGTTTCAAAGCCACTTGGATTTGAATTTGGATATTTAGTTGCTAATTCAGCAGCTGTAGCAGTTGAAACTGGTTTATTTATATCAGATGTATTATCTACGTTTTCTAATCCAATATATGTTTTATCAATAACTGCTGGTGGATTATCAAATCTAACACCATCTAAATATGTTATAAATTCCGATTTACGATTATATTCATTTAAGTATTCAATTTTGAACTCAAGTTCAATTTGTTCTTTAAAATTCGTAAATGGAACCTTAATATTATACTCAGATGGGTTAAATCCTTTATCTGAGTCAGGCGTTATATCAAATTCAATCAAAGTAACCGTAAATGGATCCTGACTAAATTGTAGTTCTATCCCTGCAGTTTGTTCATCTAACGATTTAAAATAGAAAACTTTCTCTGCATTACCTTTAGATAAGTCGATGCTTCCAATCAAATTAGAATTTGGTTCATCGACTGGCAATAATTCAGTTGCAAACGATTTAAATTTATCTCCAAGAACAAATATATTAATTTTACCAGATGTAGCTGCACTATAATATTTTAATTTCAATTTATAAATTGAATCGGCCTTGAAATTAAACGTATTATCGGATATTAAATATCCAGGTGTAGACAAATTATCCGTCTGAAATTTAGGACAATTATCAATTTTATCGGATTTCATGAATAATAAATTAGTTAACGTCCAATAATCAGATGCTGGTGACTTTAGTTGATTAATAGCCCCAGACATATCAAATAACCAATCAGTTCCGAAAATTGATTGTGGTTTAACTATCTGGTGTTTGCCTAAATTATTATATGATCCGATATCTTTGAATGGACGATACCCAATTTCGACTGACTCCACAAATCCAGAAGACATTTCTAAATTATCAAACTGAAAATTTATATATGTGACTGTCTGGGAGTCAGTTAACTCTGGAAGACTTGTTTTATAGTCAATCGAAAAATTAAAATTTATTAACGACTTTATTGTAAAATCTTTAAATTTAACCGGTAAATTTATATCGGCTATTACAATAACATGGTATAAATCCAAAACTTCGGAAATAATTCCAGTTATAGGTGATGTATTTATTGGCTGACCGCCAGAAGCTAGATATTCAGTATATTGCAATAACTGTTCAGCAGATAATTGATTCTGAAAATTAGTTTCAACATCATTAATTACAATATTTGAATTTATCATATCTCTGACGAAAATTGGATTCGTCGATGTCATGATAAGTTTCTTCGTTTTAGTAAATGTCGATATTTTTGAATCAGTCAATGATGTTGTTATAACTTCAATTGAAGTATTAGATGTACCTTCAAGTAACGTTAATGACGTTTGTCCAGCACTTGTTTGATCAATAGTAATTTGTCGTAAGTCGGTAGTGGTCTTTAAAGGAACTGTAACCAACGATGCACTCACTGTTGGATTATTAGTAAATATAATTTCGTCGTCGGTTGTTTTGTCTGGTGAAATTAATACTTCATGTACATATAATAAATTTGGAATATCTAATTCCGATGTAGTTGTTCTTATTGGAACTCCATTATATTGAGTACACCTACCAGCAAGTATTATCTGGCCTACCCCAATTACAGAATCATCATATATTTCAATAGTTACCAACCTCGAATTATCACTTAGCAGCTTATCTCCAATTTCATAATAAACGGGGTTACCCTGAGAATCTAATACATCTACATAAATTCTCGAATCTTTTACTAAATTTTTCGGATTAACCGATATTCTAAATGATGATTTACCTAAATATAATCTATCCGGAACATCATAAATGGCAAAATATTTAGGTGAATATAATTCAGTGTCAACAAATGGTATTTCATTGATATTTGTAATCAAATTACTTTTAAGACGTGTTTTCTTCATATTATATATATCGTATTAACGATTTATTATCATGTTTACTAATCGTCAATATATTATCAGCTACATCCTTAAGTGATTCTAAATGCGTTATGCACATTATGAAATCAAATTTATCTTTCAATTTGTCCAATAGCATATATACATTAGAAATTGAATTGGCATCTAATACCCCAAATCCTTCATCAATGGCAATGAAGTTTGGTCTCGCTAAGGATGTTACTTCAATTAATGCCACCCTAGAAGCTACAGACACTAAGAATCTTTCCATTCCGGATGCTAATTCAACTGGCCATTTTTGGTCTCCATACACCAAGTGGCAATATATACTTTTTTCATCATTTGAAAATTCAACTTGAAAATCACAAATTCCATGCAATAAATTATTAACTTCACTTTCAATTACCGGCATAATCTGCTTTAAAATATTGTATGGAATGCCATTTGATGATACTGCATTAGCATAAGTTTGATACATCAATATTTCATTGGTTAATTTATTAAGTTCAATCTTATTATCGTTATTTTGTTTAAGTGATTCTTGTAATTTACTAACATCAACTTTGAAATTAGTCATTAAAATTTCTAGTTTTTTTGACCGATCTTTCAAATCCTGGATTTGTTTTTCATTTTCTTCGATTATATTGCGTAAACGTATATTTTCGGTATATTGTTTTTCATTAGCGGTAAAGTCTCTTAATTCTTGTTCTACTCTAGCGATCGATGATTTCAATTCCTTAAATCTAAGTCTATACACTTCAACAGTCTGTTGGGCAGTTTGTAATTTAGATTCTATTAGCTGTTTATTATTAATTTTGTTGTGTAATTCTTTAAATTCACCAAGTATCAATTTATACTCATTCATTTGATCTAACGAATTTACCAAATCAGCCGAAATTGAATTGAATTCGTTTACCAATTGTGGATATTTTTCTTTAGCGAGTTTTGCAGACTTAACAAAATCACTATTGCAACAAAATTCACAGTTTGGATCATATTCGTATGTTTCAAGAATTTGAATTTCTTTTTGATACGAAGTCATTTTATTTTTAATGGTGTTTAGCTTCGTTTCAGTTTCCTTTATCTTGGCAGTTAATGAAGTAGATTCAAATTTAATTTTTTTCTCTCTGTCATAATCAATTACAGTTGTTCCACATTTATCTATGTCTGAATTTAACTGTTTTATTGTGCTGTTTAAATCAGGAATTAACGTATTAACCAACACCGATAACTCATGTTCCATATCTTGTAATGAGTTTTCAATTTGGATCCTATTGCGAGTTGTTGGAATATCAACGATGGATAATAACGATGCTTTAATAATAGCATCTAACTCGGAAATCTGAGTGTGACATTCTGATACAGTAACTTCGTATTTGTTAATTAACTGCGTCTTTCTATTTATTTCACCTATAGTTTCAGATTCAGTTACTAAATTTACCTTGGTTGATAAATTCGACACCACTGCTTGTTTATCTTTTATGATACCTTTAGCAAGCCAATTTAAATCGGTGAACAGCTTTAGATCCAAAAACGAATATAATAATTCTTTTCGTTCACGTTGTGTTTTAAATATAAAATTTCGGTTGTCGGTTTGTGTGCTTAAGGCGGTGAGCATGAAATCATCATACGATCCTAAATAAGAACGAATAATTTTGTTCGTATCGTCTCGATCTTTTCCACGAAGTTGTTCGGATGATGAATAAAAATCAACGTTTACTCTAACCTTCCTGTCTTTATTGGCTGACCCCTGTCGTATAATGGTATATTCTTCATTATCAATTTCCAACCCGACTTTGACTACAAATGAATCGCTCTGATTGTTCAAAATCTCATCAGCTTTAAATGTCTTAGAACATTTATCGAACAAAGCAAATGATAATACTTCTAATAATGATGATTTTCCTGCTGCATTGGGTGCAAATATACCTTGAATTCCAGACATGTTTCTAAAGTCAACTGAATTATTAGATCCATATGAAAACATGTTGTCAAATTCCATATACAACAATTTCCAAGTCGTATTTCTGGCATTTTTATCTAGATTATTTAGTTGTGTGTTAACCGTTCGATTGATGTGCCTAATTCCATCAACAAAGTCGGTATCTTTATTATCAACAAATTCAGTAATCAATTGGTTTTGATATTCAATATCTCTAACATTGCCAATCGACAAATCCGCTGTTTTTATATCGGAGTGATTGGTTAATTTTCGTAATGAATATTCTTTAAATACATGTTTAGATTTTAACTTATCTAGAAATTGATGTATTATATCTAATTCAGTTTGACGATGTTTAACCTTAACTCTTAAATACTTAGGCAACAACGTGAAATATTCGGGATTAGTTACTAATTGGTTATCGTCGAATTCAAATGTCGCGTAAGCAATATCATTTTCAATTTCAACAAATTCATTTGTACCTGCGGCGATATTCCAAACTATTAATCCATGGTGTTTAACAGTTTCTCCATAATTTTGTTGGATTAAACTCGACGAATACGCCATAGTTTTGGCCGGATTTAAATATTGCTGCTTATGAATGTCTCCAAACATTCCATAATCATAGCCCCGAAAGTTTTTGATCGTAACGGCATCATTTTCGATCACATGGTTTAAATCGGTGGTAGCACCCATAATTGCCCCGTGATGTAATGCAATTTTAATATCAGATTTTGGCAAATCGGATGCTGGTGGCCATTGATCAATGGTATCAAATACTGAACAGACTCCAAAGGATATATTAGAATCCGGTGTTAATTTATAAATTCCAGAATTTTTCCAATAATGTAAACGCCGATGTTTTAAATTTTCTACAATCGGAGACAAAGCATCAAGTCTAGAATTATTATTTAAATTTGTGTCATGGTTACCACATATTAATATAGTTGGACATATATCAGCACATGATTTTAAGAATCTACCAACCATGTGTACCAATTCAGGGCTTAGATCGGTCTTTTGGTGGACAATATCTCCTGCTAAATAAATTACAGAGCCAGGAGTTTTATTATCCTTAATATATTTGTATAGACGTTTAAATACATTATTGTATTCGGTATGTCTTTGGTAATTTCGGATATGTACATCCGATATATGAAATATTTTATCAATTATCATACAGTCATTTTCATTTTCACTTCTAAATCAAACAATTCGCCTTCCGAAATTGGCTTAGTTTCATTAATTAAATTCCAAGAATTTTCGTAACCTAATTTATTTATATCATATCCAGTAGGAATCTTAACGTGATATGATTTTATTCCAAATATATGCAGATATTTCAAATATTGTATTTGCATTTTTAATGCATCTGGATCTAAGCATAAATAAACATCTGATATTTCATTATCTAGTATGTACATCTTCAATCTATTTGGCATTGATGATCCATACATAGGAGATCCGTTAAATCTAACTGTTATAGCATCAATAGCACCTTCGGTTAATATCAATGGTATATTGTAGGATAATTGCATTTCGAAGCCCACTATATTCCTAGAAATTCGTTCATTAACAAACCGTTTATCTCCTAAATAACTCCTGGTTGTAAGAAAGTTTAAATGACCATCAGTGTCATAATTTGGGAAAATAAGCATTCCAGAATATTTTCCTGATTCCGAATATCCTATATTATATTTCAATAAATCGAAATTTGTCAATTTACGTTCTTCTGTGGCATACTGATATGCTCGCTTCCAATAAACCGAATTCGATTTAATGTAAATTGGTTTAAAATCTTTTGGTAATGAAATAGGTTTAGGTATATCTGATGTATCATGGTAGTATTTGTGTGATGGCACAATTGCATCATAGCGTTTATGTATAGCATCAGAAACATTTAACCGTCTTAATAATGTTTTAATCGATTTTCCACGGGTGTGACATATCCAACATGCCCAAGCACCTAATTCAGGATGTACCTCTAATTTTTGTTTGTAATGATTACAGAATGGGCAATGGAATGCAAGGTTACCCTTTGACTTTTCCGTGTATTGCCCAAGAACATCTACTAAAATTTCAGTAATCATTCAACAATATACAAAAAATAAATCAAATATCCAAATTTTTACTTGAATATTTTATATTCCCGAGCTACAATTTCTTAAATCCAGGTTTAACAACAATGGTATCACGTGGTACTATAACTTCTAAATGTATTTTGATAATTATAGGTTGCCCATATGGAGTTCTGGTGAAATGTGTCGCTATGTATTCCCCATTCTCAGAAAATTTACCTAAGGTTATACCATATTTAAGTGTATCCATCTGTCCAATACATAAACTGGACATAAATAATAAAACAAATATTATAATCTTTTTCATGATATATGTTAAAATGGTTCTGAATTTAAATGGTTATCCAAAATAATGTCTAAAGCTGTGGAATAATTAGCATCTTCTAGAGCTCTAAGAGTTTCATTCGAAATTGAGTCTAGTCCGGCAGCCTTTAATGCCGCAATAAATTTAGGTTCAATTTTAAGTAAATCTACTCCAGATACCGATTTTGGTAAATATCTGGCAGATAATTTCTTCACAATAGCCATAATTTTTAAAGCTGCATCTGGATATTCAGATGTTTCAGATATCCTGTTATTAGCAATGTTTTCTAATATTCGTTGTAGTTTCATAATAATCCTTAGTTAATATTTAATAATTCTTTTAATTCTTTATAAACACCGTTTGGTATTTGAGCATTTTGTGCAAATTGTATTAAATCGTTATATATTTTTTCGTAATTCATATAATAATTCAGATTTGTTTGATATGTTAGAAAATTTGTTACTTCCGATAGATTCGTTGTAATAATAATCAGTTAATATAACATGATAATGATATTGGAAAAATATTTCTAGGTAATTTACATGACTCTTGGTTTTCCCAAACATTAATATTTCAAATTTAAATTTGTCTTTACCGATATTTTTAATGTCTTCGTTTAAAACCTTTGATGAGCCAGTGTATTTAGCCCAATCCGATTCTTTGGTTATCACTTCTTTCCGTTTCCTTCCGGCAGCTTTTTGAACCTTGGTTAATGCCTTTCTTCTTACGGAAATAGCATATTTTCTCCCGATGTACATTTTACCATTTTCTAAATTGGTAATTTTATAAATAAATCCAGCTACTCCTTGTGGCAGTTCTTCTATTGGTTCGTTATTGTAGGTCCAGTGACTCATGATACTTTCTTTATATTTTTAGGTTCGAAAACTAAATAATCAGTTCTATCGGATTCTGGCAATATTACACCATCATATCCATCAGCAATTAACTCGTCTATTGAATATTTATCATATTCATCCCATCCAGCTGGATTTTTAAGTGTTATTTCACGCTTCATTATATATTTTCCACCAGCTGCGCCTACTTCTCTATTCTTTAATGCTGTTACATTGTCAGTGAACCAGAACCCGTCCCAAGCATGATCTAATGAAAAATTATCAAATTTAGTATCAGTTCCATGGTAAACAATATATTTATTTTCCCGTAATATGTCTTTGAATTTAATCATCCGCACTCATTACCTTTAAAGGTGGATCAAATTTTGCGACTATTCCTCCTACTGCAGAAAATGAAACATTTGAACCTTTGGCTTTTGCAAATTTAGTTAAATAATATTTGTATAAGGTATCTCTTCTGTTACCAGATTCATCATCTTCCTTTTTCGGATCATATTTAATGTAAATTAATGCTTTTTCGTCATACTTTTTGGCATATCTCGTTAACCATTCTTGAGTTGCACCTAATACAAAAGACATAATTTTTAGTGCATTATTTTGATTAGTCATCTCTGTACTACCGTTAGCATAAAAATCAATAGATATAGCTATTTTATCAGATATATTTATCAATAATCGGATGTCTACGAAATAGGTATCATTTAAATATTTAAACGAAGCAGTTCCGCCGTTTTCATTGATTGTGAATGTGCTTCCTGGAGCAATTTGGATATTATCTCCAATTTCAGTTAATATGTCTTTAAATTTAATCATCAAACCTCGTTTTATTTATCTCATCCCATAAACTATTATTTGGTAAGTTAGGGCCAAGTCCTGATGATAAATTTGAATTGAGTATAAAATCAGTGGCAATTTGTATTCCAACATATTTAATATCAGGCGATGCTTCCTTAAATGATACCATATCCGATTCTGTAAACTCATTCATATTTTTATTCACCAAAAATGTTGGTGTCGGATCTATAACGATATTATCGTCTTTAACTATCCATCCATGGTTAATAGCCGACGGGAAGTCTTTAATATCTATTAATAATTCGTTTTCATGTTTAAATTTTCCATGCAACAATTCAATTATACTAAATTTAATCATATATTATCAATTATAAAATTCATTGTAGCATCTTTACCTTTCAAATCTTTCCAATGTCTAGAATTAATAAAAGTAGAATATAAACCATTCATATTAGCAATTGCTTCAGCTTCCCATGGTAGTTTCGTGTATGATATGTGATCTGATTTCATTAGCTTATTATAATCCCTAATGTTAATATATTCTTTACCTTTCCATATGATGGCGGTATAATCTTTATTTGGCAGAAGTTCTTTTTTAGAAACCTGCTTAACATGAGTTAATTCATGTATCATAGCTTGTATAATGCGCCGATACGATTGATTTGGATTGAAATGTAAGTAAAATTTACCATTATTTACGGAGTTTGAATTTAATGATATATCACCAATCATTTCCGTTGCATCTTTTTTCTTTACTATAATCTTAGCATCAAATTCATATCTATCCATCATAAACGAAACTACTGATTTAACCAGCATTGTTTCATATGGTTTCAATTTTAATGATGTACCAAAAAGGTCTTCAGTTAATATATCTTTAAATTTAATCATTTTTTCCTTATTTATTCCTTTAATCGTATTCTTCTAAATATTGAAAACAGTATTTTAAAAATTTTTTCCATGTGTCGTTTTGTTCTTCAGGATCGTAGAAATAATCCCAATACTTCCAAAAAGCATTAGATTCAGCAGCGTCGATTTTTGAATTTTTCGGATTTCTTAATAATTGTAAGACATCATCTTTAGTGTAACCGTTGGACATTAAATCAACAATGGCTTCGTTTGCGTGTGCCATAATTTCATGAACATTACTTAAATACTCGGTATTATTTGTTGCGTCAGAAGATGGTTTCATTTTACCTCCAGATTTATCAAGTTGATTTACATGTGTCAATTCGTGGGTTAATATACCTTTAACAGTTCTAACAAATGTAACGTAATAATATTGATCTAAAATATCTATTAGCTCGTCGAATACATATATTGTTATGTTTCCACCTGAATCAACTGAGCCTCCATATATACCTACATCTTGATAAGCTGGCGGATTACCGTCAATATCTCCCATAACAAATTCAACATTATATTCGTGAACAGCGTCGTTAAATAATTCAACTGCATCAATAGTAGATTCACATTCTAAAAATTTATCCTTTAATGGTATTAATTTTCCAGAAACGTGAGATGCAATAGATTTAATATCGGATTGATCACGTTCTAATATTAATTTTGCTATATCTTTAAATTTAATCATTTTTTCCTTAGATTGACCATTGAATGTTAAATGTTATATTTACATCGTCTCTCATTTGCACCGGCTGGGCTAATTTTCCTATTACCAATAAGTTTCCATCTTTATCATATAATCCAATTGATGTAATATAAGGATTCAATAATCCACTCTGGAATTCTTCGATCATTATATCTGAATCATATGCTACTCTGGCTGATGGATTCGTAGATAAATTAAATTCTCCTTTGCCAACTCTTACTGTGGCATCATATTCATAAATAGTATGTATCGATGTGAACTCCACAGCCGCGTTGTCAAAATAATTAAAATCAGAATGAAACCTAGATGACAATATAATCTGACCATTTTTATATATAACTTTTCCAACAATAGCATTATAATTATCTAAATACAATGCACGTGCTAAATTAATTAAATCGGAACTATTATTATATGGTAGTTTATTGAAAATTTCAATATTAGACAATGTAACATCGAATGGGGCTGATCCGTAATCAACGTAATTACCAATAATTAAATCATAATCGTTAGCAGTATATTTAGTAAAATCAGTGGTAGACTGGTATAATTCTCCATTAATAAACATTGCAATTTTAAAATTTTGTCCATCTGGAAATCTATATATTTGTACATCATATTCAGATGGCGCTCCTACTAACGGGTACGATATTTGTGTAACTGTCTTTCCATCCGACCGTTTAAATACCAAAGCCTGTTCATTATCTATTTCAACGTGAAACGGATAACAATTAGTATAAATTTCTTCAATCTCATCGTAAATCACTGTTTTGTCAATTGTATTCAAATCAACCGGCATTGTTTTAATGCCCTTTGAATTTTTGGTACGAATTTGATTGCAATTAATAAGTTTATATCCAGTATTCCAGCCATTAATTCCAAGCTTGAATTTAATTAAAAAACTGCCTTCTATTAAATTCATTTCTGGACGGTGTTTATAATGGATATAAGATTTTTGATGAATGGACATCCCATTCATAAAATTATTATATTTCTGAGAGTTAAAAATCTTAACATTATTAAATTTAACTGCTACATTCTTATAATTATATACTCCATTAATTAGGTTTTTGCCTTCAAAAGACCCCGTATAACCGCCTGCCGTAGCGTACAACGTAGCAAAATCCAGTTCTAATATACTTTTACACTTACGATTGAAATAATGTGTTAAATCACTTCTATTAGATTTGTACAAATTTCCCAATCCATCATCTATTAAGTCGAATCCATATTGAGTATTAATAATTTTTACCGATCCAGGTTTAATTGTCTCTCCAGCTTGCAAATATGGTATAGTTATTTCACTTGGTTGATAACTTAAATATTGGTCAATATAATGCTGGTGTTTCAGTGAGTGCCAAAATACTGATTGGTAAACACCATTATCATTTATTGGGTCGTTCTCTGCCTGGATGGAGCCAACTGGAGTTGGATTAGGTGAATATAATCCGTGCATAACTGATATGTCAGTTAATTTATTATTCTTCAATACCGGAATACCATTTATTGAAAAATCTTCAGGTGGTATTCGTTTAAAGACCTTAGGTATCATTATTGGCTAATTTTAATATTAACGATTGCTTCTTCAGAAAAAGTCTTTAACATTGGTGCAGGAAATTTCCCAATAGCTAATAATTCCTTCTTAGAATTATATAATCCAATTGCAGTTGGATAAACTTTTGGGTTGTGTTTCATAAATGTCAATATCGATCCATCTAAATCAGTAATAAATGTCGGATTGTTTGAAAAATTAAATGAATAATTACTTATGCGTGCAAACGAGTTGATAATATATTTATATTCACGACGTCTTGCTAAAAATCCGTAATTTTCATATAAATCATCCGTGATTATCATTCTAAACAATTTATACGCATTAAATCCATATGCATCATTGATTGACAAAAATGGATCTAATATATCTTCGGCATTAAGAATTAGCGTACCATGCTGTGGATATAAAATTCCAACCGGTGATGTGCCAGATAACAATACATATGATGGTAATATTTCACTTTGTTGTACTTGACCAAAATTAGTGTCCACAATTGCATTCGAAACAGTTGTTGGTAAAATTCCCAAATCAGCTGGTTGGAAATCATTAGGATCTAGAGCGTCACTGTCAATTGTGCTTAAATTTAATTTAATATTTCCCGGATCTAGTTGCGTCTTGTATAAATCTAAATTAAAATTAATAACCAATATATTATCTACTTCAACGCCATTAATAACAAATTTAGATTTTGGATTTCCTAATAATTTCGATGCATATTGTGAATATATTGCTTTGGTCATTGACCTTCCAGGAGAATCTGATACTGTTCCAAGTCCATTCCATTGACCAAAGCAGATTCTAAATAATTTCGGATTACACTTAACCGTTGTATTTTTCGCAAATTGATATACATCGAATGAAGTAGATAATTGTGTTAAATCAACGGTGCTACCTCCAGTACCGTCACAGTGACTCCATAAATTTGATATTTTAGCTGTACCATCTGGCCATACAGTAGATGTTATATATTCAAGGTCCTTAAATGTCTCAATATTAGATGAATAAACACTGCCAGCCCCAACTAATGGAGTTTCTGGAGTGATAATATCAGGCTGTGGTGGAAATATTATCGGTGGAATTGTCGGAACGGTCTCCACCAAATAACATATCTGACCATTTTTAGTAACATAGTAGTATCCATCGGGAGATTTTACTGAACTGTCGATTATTATCTTACCATTTACAGAATTTGGTATTCCATTTGGAAAATAATACTTAGCAATGTAAACATCAAACCCATCTAATTTATCATACGAAACATGTTGTACGAAACAAGTTAAATTATCAATATAATAGTTAGTACAGACTTGCTTGTATTTTCTACCAGTTGAAAAATTCTTAGATTCTACCATAATGGCACTGGTATAAGGATCTAACGACGATACTCTATCGGTTTCTGGCTTGGCAAGAAAATTTTCCGCTTCAGCTTTAAACGTAAACGTGGTATCTCTAAGCTCTATACCATAATCAGATATATTAAGACATGGATTAACCGGTGGAGTTGGTGGTGGTGGAGTTGGTGTTGGATATTCTGGACCTTCCACTGGTATATACCATGGCGTCCACCAAGTATGACCCGACGAAAATGAAGTGGTTAACCAAGGAGTAGTTCCACCATATTGCTGTTTTACTACATCTTCACCAAAATAATATATAGGAGATGCTCCAGTGTATGGTTCTACCTCTGTAAATTGACCTATTACCGAATCATAATAATAAGGATAAAGGTTTGTATTTGTTGATACAATAAAACTCATTAATATTCCAATTTAACTCGAACAACGGTTTCTTTTCCAAATGTTTTTTTGAATGGTTTACTTAGTTTTGCAACAGCAACCAGATCCTTCTTCTCATTATACAATCCAACAGTCGTAATCCATACATTTGGATTATTTATCATGATTGGATGCAATAAATCACCCTGTGACCCTGTAACAAACGATGGATTATTTGAAAAATTGTATTCTGCATTTTTAACTCTACAAAAATATTGTGTAGATTTTACCCTTTCGGCTGACCTTGCTTGAAATCCAAGTGGATCTCCAGATAAATCAGTATATATTGCTGATCCAGACATTGATTTAAACAATTTCGCTGGATTGTCTCCGGCTATTTCTCCGCCACCAGTTGAATTTGCTATGACTGTACCTAGAAATAAATTATTATCTAATTTTTTTGCATCTAATATGTAAACCCCAAGACGTTTATAGAACAATCCATAAACTACGGGTGCTGCTGGAGATCCTGTAACATATACCCCACCGTTTATATTATAATTTTCTAATGATCCTGAAACAATATTATACACTTCACCAGCTTGAGTTATTGTTGGGTCATTTAACCGGCTATCATCTATTAATGAAACCACTTGTTTAGTTCCTTTAACTACGACATTTGATCCAGTATATAGCCAAGCATCTCCAGTGTATCCATTGTTTGCGGTTTTATCAAAATTATAACCGGTTAATGTTTGTAGATTTAACTGCCAATTACCTTCATCAACAAAATCTTTAAATCTAGCACGGTTTACATTTATGACATAAATATTATCGGCAACTTCTCCACCAATAGTAAATGACTGGGATTGTCCGTGTAAACATAACATTCTGTATTGTCCATATATAGCTCTTGTTGGAGTGTCATCAGTTTGTACACCTTGGTCTTCCGATCCCGATCCATATTTTTGACCAAATGCTACAGAAAATTGTGGTTCTGCTAAGCAATCCGTTAGTGATCCAGTATTATAAACTTCTATATAATATTTTAGCTGACTAACTGTCTGGTTTGGATTTATATGCATCTCTAAGAGATTACTCAACCCACCTGACCACATTGCACGAGTGACAATATCTTCTTGATTAGGTACAATGTCTCCGACTGTTAATTGTGTATATAACTGTCCAGACCCAAGTATTCCACCAGGTGGTATGACCGGTGGAGTTGAAGGTAATGGAGTTTGATTATTTGGCGATATTGGAGTAAACGTTAATGGCGGATCTACAACTGGTCTTGGTGGAACTGCTGGATTAACGGTTGAAGGTACGTCGGTACGGGTTGGCTGTGACACGGTTGGACCTGTTCCAGAAGTGGTCACAGTACCAATTCTAAATAATTGTCCACGATCCGATGCGACATAAATTGTTCCATTGGAGTCTCTGAAGGATGGAATGTTACCAATTACCGATGGCCATATATATTGGCTCATTGAAGCTATCATCCCAGATGTAGTTGTACTATCCGTAGAAACTGCTGTTAGAATATATGCAGATTCTTCTAGTTTAGATATAATCGAAGCATCAATAACTGACTTCGCATCAATACTAAAATTCTGACTACTCGTTCTTGAAGCTACAGATGCGATAGACTCGGTGGTTTTACCAAATGTATTATTTAAATTTATCATTTATCCTCTAATTATTGAGTTAATCCAGCATTGAAATTAGCCGGTTGTTGTCTAACTGTAACATTAACAATCGTCTGACCACCTGTTTCGTTACCATATATTGTGATAGTGGCCGTTTTAGATGTTGTCAATTGCGGTTTTGCTGTTATTTTAAATGATTTGCCAATCAATCTAACTGATGTATCAGTATCGAATATTCCTGTTGCTGGTGGTACTATCATATCAGTTCCAATGGTAACTTCTTCTACTGTCATTAATACGGCATCAGAATCCGATAATACTGCTGTGTATCCATATGACTTATTTCCATCTTGATAGTTCGGCGTATCTGGAATAATCATTGCGGATTGACCACTATCTAAAGTAATCGAATTATTTTGAACCACAACTTGTGGAATCCTGACGGATTTCTTAGGCAATGTAACCAGTTTAAACTTCATATTTTGCGTCTCGTCTGGAACTGCTTCCGTTATGGGCATGTTTTCAATGATAGCTCCGTAATATTCGGTACCAAGTGGGTGGTCGGGATTAAAAAGACTATAATCTATTTCATCATCTGCCAAGGCGAAGAATGCAATATTAAAATTATCTTGCCCTTTAGCTAATAATTCACGACCTTTTTTGGTAAGTATGGCGTCGACGGTAATTTCGTCATTCTTAAGATATCCCATGTATTTTTCCTGTTAATTTAATATAATTAGTTAATTAATTTTAATATTTGATTGGTTTTCTTGTGATACAGTTAAATAGGTTGGGTCAACGTCGAAATATTCTACAACGGGTCCTTTATCCAATGTATCATCCGATGGTATATTCCATCCCGGGGATGATATTTTAGTACCAATAAATCGAATGTTATTTGTGACAGCGTATTCGTCATGTTGATAAGAAGTTTGTTCCAATGTATCAAACTGTTTTTTATAATTAAGCATGTTATTTAATATTAGCATTTCTCGTTGGTACAATGTCTTATAATCGAATATATCAAATCCATATATTCTAAATACAGAGTCGGTTGTAATTCCATCGTTGATACGCAGTATTAAACTGATATCCAAAATATCATCAGATAAAGTAGTTAACTCTAGATAATAAGGAGCAACTATACGATTTGGTCCCGGATTATTTAGCCTTAGACCAAAACCACCACTTCCTGATACTTCATTACCATTAAATTCAACTAAAGCTACGGCATTTCCTGGGATAGTGTTGGTTCCGTTCAGCCACTCAATATAAAATCTGCATATATATCTACCTGTAGGTAATGCAATACCATAAAATTTAACATCAGTTTCGATGTAAGTGAAAGCCGTTGGGTTCAATATTGAATCCACGACATTAATATATGTTTTAAATGGACGTTTATCCACATTGTTAATTTCCATTAAAGATGTTTCTGAATTTGTGATCACATACTCCGCGCCAGAACCAACTTCAATTTCGTTTATATCATCAAAATATCGATATACAGAATATTCGACACGATTTTCATCCGTGTAATGTTTTATTTTTTTCTTATATCTGCAATCAATTCTAGGTTTATCAATCATTGTTTCCAGACCACCTATACCACCTATATTTATTTTTATTGGAGCCGGCTTTAACGATTCATATAAAGTTGATAAAATTTCATAATTTAATTTCAGTAAAGTTTGCAATTCAGATGCAGTTATATTAATTTCAGTTGCATGCGTTATAGTGGTATATAATGCAGATGCAGCTATTTCTAAGTCTGTGATATTAATAATATCAGCATCCAAATGTGATTCATCAGATTCTGGATTCTTTGATCTTAAATTATAATCTAAATCAATATTATTAACTGTTATTTCTAAACGATTTAAAATCTTAGATTTATTTTTCTCAAGAACATGTGGCTCTATTAAGATACCAGCGATTAAATTTGCTGAACCAGGAACTAATTGTTTGATCTGATCAAAGAATGTATAATCATATGCTGAAAGTAACCGTATAAACGCATTAATATCATTGCGTGTTTGATATTTTTTGAAATATAAATGGCGTAATCTATCTAAATCACTATATGAATCGTTAAATTCGTCCATTGGATTCCCAATTGAATTATTTAAATCTTGTCCATTGATATGATTGAATACATCTCTATTTATCTGATCAGCTAATGAAAATACAATGGCCAAACGGTTCGTATCGGAGTTTGTAAAGGTATTTGTCAATGGCAAATGTTGATCAGATAAAACCGCCCCGTCAACTAAATTATCAGATATTCTAATTTTTTTAGAATATATGTTGTATCCTCCAATCATTGGAGAATCTATATAATAAGTTTCAACATCATTGTCATAATTTAAATTTTGATCTACTGAACTAAATCCTGATAATGTTAATCCAGTTGTTTCAAAATAATTTCGATTTGGCTGCGATGATGTATGTGTATCAACATGTGTAAATTTTTGTAAATCTAATCCAAATGGATAATATGAATTTAATGTGTTATATGGTCCATTAAAATCGTCTGTTGAATACGATCCGGGATTTAATACATGTTCACAAAATGTCTTATAAGAATAGGTGTCAAAATAATCCTTATAACCTTGAAACCATCCATTAAATTTAACCATTAATACATGTTCATAAGCATTATTTAACAACTCATTATTTCTAAATTCACCTTGAACTTCATGTTTAATATCACCAAATAGTGAATCACCTGCCATAGCAAGGTTATATCTAAATAATTGTTGATCGCTTAAATCTTTATAAATTCTAAAGGTATAAAATTCGTCAGTTGAGTATGGAATTAAATCAGATTCGTGAATCGTTTCTCCGGTAACCCAATTATTTATAGTAAATCGAAGCAATCTATGTTTATCATCAACATACGCAAAATTAATATTAATTTCATTAAAGAAATCGATGTTGCCTGGATCTGTGGATGTAAAGACACACAAATCACCTTCTTCGGGCATATTATGTTGAAATCTAAATTCGATAGTGTCGACAAATCTGTGTGGATAGGATATTTGGGATGTTGAAATTCCCCATATCCATATATTAGGGTCCACAGAAATGAATTCTAAAATTCCTGTCTCGGTTGTTGCAATGAAACTAATATTATAAACATTAGGCGTTGAACTAACATCGACGACTGTATTTTCCTGGTTAATTTCAACATTTAAAATTGCGTTGGATGGAGAATATGAATTGAATGTTACTTCATATCGTTTTCCAATTTGTAATCCTGTTAATTTAGTCGATACATTTGTTTCAGATGAATTTAATATCAAGATTTTAGTGCCAACAAGAATGTTTTGCGCGTTACCACTTTCTGCATCTACTAATTCTGGAAATTCCCAACCTATTAATGAAATATCCCAACCCAACAATCCATTTCTAAAATCGCTGTTTGTAATTATTGTTTTGCAAGATGGTTCAATTAATTCTTGCCCACGTGAATATACAAAATCTAATTTTCGATCCATGTCCATACCCATATACAACTTATAATGGTATCTATCCTCAATGTGTATAGGAGTATCATTGAATTCTGTTCCACCATATTCTTTGGTAGATATTAAGGTAGACGGTATGCCATATATTGACATCAGTGCAGAAATTGAACGATATGTACCCTTTGTCTTCAACAAATATGGCAAATTATTAATTATCCGCCTCCAAACTTGTTGACTCTGTGATTCGTGTGTTAGCATATTATCTACGCCCAATTCGTTGCCATTACTGTCAACTCCAAGCTTATAGAGCCAAAGATCAGTTAGGTTTCGATTATTGGCCAATTTCCATCCAAATGATTCTGCAATTGATGTCAATAATTCTTTAGCAGGTCCACGATCTGGATGTTCATCCTTGTTATGGATTTCAGTTAACGCATTGGTATATAACCAAATATTATCAAAATGTTGACCAATCATTTCAATGAATAAAATATATTGTGAATTCCCATCGTCCATCAATACATGTTCGGGAATACTATACCATAGAGACCTGGTATTTTGTCGGTCGTATTCGTGTGCAAGTGTAATTAAATTGTTAAACCATGATATCGTAGTAGCATGAGTACTCGACAATAATGTAGTAGCATTGCCAATTAACTGTTTAGGCCATGGTTTAACTGGTCCTATAATATCATGAGTAAATATCTTCTCGTCAGTTTGGAAGTATAAATACCGTTCAAAAGCATCAAAATTTATGATAATCTTTTTTATTGAATCTTTATATTGTGTAACTGTATCTACTGATCCTGCTATAGAATTGATTTCATCTATTTTTGCATTAAATGTTTCAATTAATTTAATTTTTTCATAAAAAATATTTAATCTGCTTTCTGCCTTAGAATAAAATATATAATTTTGAAAATTAGTCCAATCAATATTTAATGTAACGGAATTATCTGAGTTAAACATCAAATCTATTATATTTTGTGACGTCGTTTGGTCAGTTGCTAACAAATCTGTCCAACATTTAAATACAGACATTTCAGTGTCAGTTGAATCTGCATCAATATCAAATTTAGGACCTTTAATCTTTCGGCTTGGAGATATTGCCATTGGATTAAATATATTAACGGTCTCAAATATTTCAGAAGTATAATCTTGAACAATGTAAGCTGGCTCGCCATTATAAATTACATTTGTCTCAGTTTTAATGTAAGTATATAAATCATCGGATTTAATATTATTAATTCTATATATATAACCTGCAAATCTAAGACTATAATTTGCATTAGGTAGTATGAGTTTTGCCGATAATTTATTTAACTTAAATTCAGTTTGATCCGGCGAAGTTTCTAATATGGTACAAGCTGCAATGAAATTAAAAGTAGAAAATCCAAGCTTATAAGATCCATTGCTTATTGAGAATTTTTCAAATGTTGGTTTCAAATCGTATAAGATTTCACCAGATGATACATCCAATTTATATGCAGGTGAATCATCCGAACCTATATAATCTCCACGGTTTGTAAATATATTAATATTTGTAAAAACCGAATCATCGGGGCTGAATTTAACATTAACCCAATTACTATTTTTATAGTCAGTTGTTACTCCAGCTATTGATTCATTAAATCCTAGTATCGATTCATAATTTATGTATTGTTTCATGTAGTTGTCATTTTATATTCATATTCTGCTTGAGTTGCTTCAGCTTCTGCCTTTGAAGCTTCGGCTTCGGCAATTGCTGCTTCCGATGCGGCTTTGGATGCTTCCGCGGTTGCCTTTGCAGCTTCAGCTTCTGCCTTTGAAGATTGAGCATCAGCTATAGCAACGTCCATAACACTATTTATTTGTTCTAATGAATCATTTAATAATGAATCAGCTGATGCTGCTGTACTGGACAACTCAGCATACTGTTCAGATATTGTCGTTAATTCCATATCTGGTGTCCATTCATTCTCCTTAGATTCAAGTTTCGGCGGTGTTGATCCACCTCCACCTCCACCACTTGAAGCTTTTTTTACATCATCCTTAATCTTTATTTTCGATGACAGTGTGACAGCAATAGGATTCTCAAGTGTTCCGTTTTTAAACGCAATAATATCAACTATTTCAGAATCTTCTAATCTTTTAATATTATCACGTGTCAATCCACGTTTAAATAACAGTACATCTAATGTCTTAGCATTTGGAATTTCAACCGGTATTGAATTTTCTATAATATATGTTACATTATTATCATTAATGGCTGTAAATATATCTCCTTCGGATAATATATAAGGTTCATATATAGAAACAGTTGCGTCTGTAAAGAATATGAAAGCTTTAGGTTGATTAGGTTCAAAGGTCATTTCATAGTTTATCTGACATTTGGTTTTTCCATTTTCATAAGACAAAAAATTACTATAATTCCGTTGCATAATATCATCGGAAATAATTAGTTGGTGTGTATCTGTTGTATATTTCACTGAATTAAGAAATTTAAATTATTATCGTAAATAAAATTGTCTTCATTGTATGTAATTCGTATTTGAATTGTATAATAGCGGTTAGGTATAATATTAGAAGTATCAAATTTAATTACATATCCCATATTAGTTTTTTGAAGCCTCGTACCTATTTCGTTGAATGGCACCACTACCTTGCCTGTGACAGAATCAACAATCTGAAAGAATGCTGTAATATTATATTCTGCAGGATTAAGTAGTGTCGAATTATAAGTTTTCGTGTCGACTAACTTAGTACATTTGACCTTAAATAAGACAGTATCTAACCCAGATTGGTATCGTGGCTTAATATTTTGAACTGTTATATCATAATTCAACGGATCGAATTGCATTGTTGGATTAAATGGTCCTGTATATACTGCATCTGCATAGTATGATATCAGAGATGGTTCATAAATGCTCTGGGTGTCCGATCCGTAAAAGCGTATTTCATACTTAGTTGAATCGTTGTCTTCATCGGCAAACGAAATCGCCAATCCTTTCCATTCTTCTGGATGTTCTATACCATAATTAATTAAATTTGATATATCAACATTAATTATATCGTCCGTTGACTGAATAGTATGCAATAATGAATCTGCAGCAGATAAATATGGATTAGACCATATGGTACTACCTGTTGATATCCACGTTGCTCCTGAATTTACATGTGGAAAATCATTACGATTACCAAATCCTTCTTGCCAAACATCTAAAATTCGAGAAATTTTAATGTCAATTTGCTTTGACGTTAATTCAGTCATATTTGAAACATGCATAATCAATCTATGTTCACCTACAGATAGATTTGATATGTCAATATCTAATAAAATCCGTGATACCGAAGTAGTAGGCCATTCTTGGAATTCAAAACCTTGAGTAGGTATGATATCTCCAACCCGGTACTTAATTAATTCTAATTGTGGATCATTCCCCGCATTTAATTCGGGTAAATGTTGATAAATTGTAGTGTCTTTTGAAATTTTGCTAATATTAAACATTCAGTCCTTGTTTTGGCACACCTGTCTAATAAATAGTTTTTTGGGAGATAAAAAAAGAGTAACTTTTGGTTACTCTTATTTATTGTTTAAATGCAACATGGATCAATTAATATGGAGATCCGGTTGTCGGTATATTAGCTGTCTATTTTAAATTGTAATTTATTTCCTGATCTTCTAATATCTATCAACTTACTATACGTCCATTGCCATTTATTAATTTTCTTCTTAAATATGTCCATAAATGCAGACATCATATTAGTCTTTGAATCTTCATCATAATCAATCATATTTAGGTTGTCGATAAGCTTATTAATTTCAACATTCAAAATTCATATCATATTTACTTCCACGCAATTCTTTGTAACGGGAAATTAAATAATTATCATCAGCATCACTAAAATCCGGATTTCTCTGAGAGTCCGAATATCCGACTTCGTTGATTTTCTTAATTTTTCGATCAACAATGGTTTCTACGATTTGCCTTAATTTTGTGCTCATTTTGTTTTTTTTTTGTGACCTAATTTATACCACAAATATAAATGATTTTATTTAATAAATAGTTTAATTTTTGAAAAATTAACTTTTCTTTAAATATTTATCGTTTTTCCTTTGATATCTCTATCAGGAAATTTAATTTCGAAAATTGATGGATCTAACGACGGATAAACAACTCCGTCGCGTGTTGCTGTTTTGATATCATAAATAACATCAGAATATCCTTTAGATATATCGTTTAAATTATAGATATCAATTTTCGAAACAGTTTGCACACCATCTATTTTGTCTAATTCTGTATATAATTTCGATAGTATTATAGGTTCATTGATTTGCAGTGTATCTTGCGACAATAATTCTTTTAGTCGCGCTATACATCTAAGAATTATTTCATTTGAATTATACGATGGACGGCAAATAATCTCAAAATCAATTCCAATATTAATAATATACGGATCCATAATCTCAATTGCATCAGTTAACAATCTATAATTAGAAAGGTATTTTGCAATGTTGTTTTTCAATGCTGGATTGGCATAATTAAAGGTTCCATCATCAGCAGACGATAATATATATAAATTTAATATATTCGTGTTCTTAAAATTATTTTCAATATAACATTTAGCTATTGAACCATATTTAGAAGGCATTGAATATATACGAAGAATATAATCCGCCTTAGTTACCGCCCGATTTTGTGCAGCAAATGTAGCTATAGCTTCATTCTTGATTAAATCTAAATTTTTATAATTTTGACCACCAAATGCTGGGTATTCATTGTTTATTTTTATACCCCTATCTATAGAATTTAATAATTCATCCACCGTTGCTGGGTTTAACCCACTAATCATGGAATATATTTCCATATTGTCGATAATCGTCAATGAATCGGCAGGAATATTATCCGTAATTCCGTCAGAAACCAAATATTTTACAGTCAATGTAGTATTTGATGGAGCTGATCCGTAGGTTTTCGTGTTAATAAAATTAACTGGATCCAACATCGTCTCCGAAAAACGTCTATAGTAATCAATACCCAGTCCAACATTAAAGGGATTAGGTACTATTTCTTCATCTGACTCCAACCCAAGACCTGATCCAAATTGTATCTCTAATTTATTGTCTTTTCTGACTCTAGTTATATACCGTCGATCAGTTTTAAGATAGGTTAACAAATATGGCACTGAATCTTTATATTGATGTAGTGTAGATGAAGCATATTCGTCATTAAGTTTATCAGATGGAACTAAATCTTGGGACAAATAATCAACTTCATACCATGATTCATTATCAGAATCAATGACTGATATAATTCTAGATACATTAATATCATCTAAGACTATTTTATCGTACCGTTTCGGAGATTCGAAATCAAAAGTTGCTGTTCGTATTTCCCCAGCTATAGCTCTGACTTTTTTTGATAATACAAAATAAGTTATTTCTCCGGTATTAGATATTTCATACACGGATATTTCTGTTGGATCAGCTGTATTGTTAACCGAAAAATTTAATGAATCTATTGTATAAAATTTTCTACCGTCTTTAGTTGACAATTGCATTCCAGATTTAATATGAAAGGCATAATCCATATTTGGTTTATATGTGTTATCTTCGAATATAGCAGGAACTAATTGTAAGACGGTTACAATACATTGTGCGGGTACAACATTTGTTGGTTTATATCCATAATTCTGTGCAAGATTAAATATATTCTTACGTTCACTTGCTAAATTTATAAAAGATTCTTGTAACTGGTGGTCACCATATATGGACAAAACATCCCCCACGAATGCAGCCATTTCGACAAACATTAAGGCAGGAGAAGACTCGTTAAAATCCTTATAAGTATCTGGAAAATAATTCTTCGCATAATTTATTAATGCTTCCCTGAATTGTCCAAAATCTTTATTTAAATATTTGACCTTACTCATTTATAAATCCCGGCTTGTCATTGTTATTAAAGATTGTCAATATTTTATTCGCCCCGTATTCCGATGTTGAATATTCAATTCGAATGCCAATTGAATTAACCAAATCGTTAACAACATTAGATATTGAAATTTCGTATATTGTTATATATGGTAACCATTGTGACGCTTGGGTTCTTATGACTGTATCTATCTCTGAGATTAGTTCAGTTGTGTTATTTTCGAATAAATAGTATTGTAATCCAATACCGAACTCAGGCTGCATATAACGTTCGCCTTGTTTAGTTAATAACAAATTGACGAAATTAGAGATAGATTGTTCTTCTGTCGTGAATGACATATTGAAGACACCTCGACCATTTTTAGAATTCATAGGCAATTTTATTCCTATTAAACCGCGGGTTTTATCTTCTGGATATGATTTGAAATTTACCATAATATAATTAGTAAATACCAATCATAAAAAAAGAGTAACTTTTGATTACTCTTATATTTGTTTAATTTTGAATGAATATGGTTCTTGGCGCCTTGAATTAAACCATCCAAGATCTTGGCAGTGCAATATATTCGCCTAACTTCCAAGATCTTATGAATAGTTCATCTTTTCCTAACTCTTTAATTTTCTCAATATCAAATTGTTTAATTAATTCAGCTAATTCTACATCAAGATCAAATATTTTTGTAAATTCCTGATGACTGCGTATTCTGGCAATTGCATCATCAACGGGTCTATTGAGATTTTCAAAGTTGCTTGCTATATTTTCGAGATTACTGTCTATGTGTCTATCAAGAGCTTTCCACATTTTGCTGAAAGTTTCATTAGACTTATTTATCCCAGCTATAGCTAATTTCGTGATATTACTTCTTTGTTTTGCGCCACGATATTGACTTTTACCGATTGCTGATTGATATGTATCCGGACTTAATTCTGTTAGTCTAAGTTTTCTATCAACTATTGTTTCTATGATTTGTCTTAATTTTGTACTCATCTTGTTTTTTTTTGGTTATACAATTAATATCACAAATGTAAATGATTTGTATTAATAATTAGTTAGTTCTTGAAAATTTAACATTTTTTTATTATCTAACCGGCCTACCCTGCATCTTTTTGACTACATCACTGTAATCTCGAGTAACCGCTTCCATTATTGAATCAGGTAATTCATCTACTTGATCGAGTATAGATTCGCCCATACCAATAGTATGCCCTTCGGATAGCGCTATATCATTTTTGATATTAATTTCATAAATAGTGATGTATGGCAACCATATTGCAGCTTGAAGTCTAATGACAGTATCAATTTCTGATAATAATTCTACAGTATTCTGTTCAAACAAATACCAAGGGAGACCCACGCCGAATTCAGGCTGCATGAATCTTTCACCTTGTTTAGTCATCAATAAATTTACAAAGTTAGAAACCGATTGCTCTTCTGTATTGTATGACATATTGAAAAATTCACGTGATGTTTTGGAGTTCATTGGCAATTTAATACCAATTGTACCACCGAACCTATCTGCTGGATATGATTTATACATTATATTAAATAGTTTAGGCCTTTAACTATTTAACTGGAATCTTTGCCATGCTTTTAATTAAGTTAGAATAATCCTTAGTAAATGCATTATTTAAAGATTTCACAATCTTTTGTTCTGCTGGCGTAGCATCTTCATTAATTGTAATTAGTTCATTTTCTGCAGCCTGATGCTTATTAAGTTGGTCATGATCAACTATAGAATTAAGCCACTCTAATGTATTTTCTTTTTTAATTGGGATTGGTGTTGGACTGACTGATTTTATGGGTGGCGTATTTACTTTTCTAATCTCTTTAATAAGAAATGGTATATAACGTTTAAATTCCGCTTGCACCACTGTTTGTATCATTGATTTCAAATCTTCAGGTGTCATAATTATGGTTTTTTAAATTTAGTTGTAAAAGTTGTTTTGTGTAATTTAGTCACATCGGCAACATTTGTTGCAGTTGATGTAGGTCCCATAGACGTTAAAAATTGTTTAGATCCGGTTGCCCATTGCCATAGTATTTTTGCCATGTCATCAATATAATCCATTAGGTCATCGACCTGAACTTTATATTTGTTAGTTTGAAATAGAACTTTTTCTGATGTTAACATCGCTTCTTCTTTAGCAATTAACATTAATTTGTTGCTTTTCGCATTTAGTATGACTCGATCTGCATTTAACACTATTTGTGATCCATTATTCCAAGTAGCTGCTGTTTTAGCGTCCGTATTTTTCATGAATCCAGCCTTAAACTTTTGCAGTTTTTGCGTACTGGTCAGATATATGGACGATTCGTCTTTCGCCAGGTCTTCTATAGTGTACTTATTAGTAAATGATTTAGATATCGATAATGCTGAGTCTAGTCGGTTTGCCGAATCAGTTGGTTTAATAACTCTAACGATTATCAATGGATCTCCATTAGCTTTACCGGCCCAGTTTGGTGCTTTATCATAAACAGATTTATCAGATTCAATTGATGTACCAAATCTAATAGATTGTCCAAATCTACCTTCGAAAATTTGGTCGCCTTCGAAGGGTTGAATATTATAAGTTTGTTTAATATCTTTTGATTTCACATAATTATAACCAATTTCTTTTTTATCTGCTTTAACCGTTGGAACTTTAGAATCATAATGATTAGATCGTTCCCATAATTTTGGAAATTGGTGTAGTGATGCATCATCGGTAGAATTATACGGATCTATGTACATATAACCAGACGATGTTACTGAAGAAGCACTACGATCATGAACTGGTACTTGACATACCATAACATGTTCGCCTATAAATGGAATTCTGCGGCTGAAGCCAGCGGGACGTGCATAAAAGTTTTTAACTTGTCCTGATGTTGAGTTTGAATTCTGTCTAACTAGAATAGATCCTAATGGAAGTATATTTCCTTTATCATCTTTTTGACCAGCTTTAAAAGCGGTTTTTGTTTCTATGACTTCGCAAGAAAAATACATTATATACCTTCATTAGTTTTAAATGAACTAAGTAATTCTACCAGTTCATTATGTGGGACATCAGTGTCTAATTTAGAATCTGGCGATTTAGGAACTTCAATAGTTCTTTGGATAATTTTAGTTAACTCGATTAATAGCTGAGTGTTTCTGATCTTATTCCCTAACATGGCTCCAATCATTGGTGCTAAGACAGCCGCATCAGACGCATCCTTGACTAATACTGTTAATTGTTCAATAATATCAGAAATTTCCGATGCATTTATTGATTGTGCAGCATAAATTTCTTCATATAAATTTTCAATTGTTTTTCCTTTAAAGATCTGCTTTTTCATATTCTCCTGTCAATTGAAACGTTTTTAAGTTTTCCAAATAATGTTGTTTTAAAACTGACATTATTTTTGTGATCGGTTGTGTTTTGTTTTCGAGACCAGTTTGTTCTCTTAAATAAATATAAAATAGCTTTTTATTATCTATATCCAATCCGGAATTAAATATATTTACAAAAGATGCGGCTATTGCCCGTTCACGTTTTGATTTAAATAGACAATCTATCTTGTTTTCTAAATCATTTATCCAAGATCTATTAAATTCAATCTTATCATCAACGTAATCTCCACCAGTGACTTCAACCATAATATTTCTATTAGGATCAACCAAATCTAAATTACCCACTTCAATTTGTGACTTCATTAAATCCTTCGACCGTTTAAATAAATAGTTTCTGGCCACAATTGTAAAATAACTAAAGGCTTTCGATCCAGTTTCTGGCCTATATTTACCCAATTGTTCAAATAGATATGTGACTGTATCAGCTTTTAGATCTGCATAGTTACTTTCATAATTATAAAATTTCCATTTATGAATTATGTTCTCAACCAATTTATTAAGGGCTGGATAGATGATTCGATAAAATATAATATCTCGGTGTTGTTTGTCATCGCTGTTATTAAATTCTAAAATTGCATCGTTTACTTCTTGGTCAAAATAGTTTTTTCCTTTACCCGGTTTTCTTCCTCGTGGCATGTAGTTTAGTAGTTAGTCTTGTATAGTTATTTTAAATAGGTTTTCTACCTGTGTGTGTAAATCTACATATAATTTCCAGGCAATTCCAACCTGGTCTTCACTTTTAAATGATCCCTTTTTATCGATGGCTATAATATTACTGTAGATAGAGTTGAATATTTTATAGAATTCAACATATTCTTGCTTCATTCTAAATTCGCCTTCAATAATTAATTTCTCTGCTTGGCGTAGTTTCCTATATAAATTTATTATCACATAAAATGATAGTAATAGAATAAACAATAGTAAATAAATCATAGATTGTCGAAATTTAACGGAGTAGTTTCTTTAGTAATTGGATTGTCAATGGTGTTTTTTATTTTTCGTAAGTTTTCCCATTCTGGAAGTGATGATAGATTAAATTTACCTGTTGCTTGAGCCCATCTTTCAAATTCAAATCTACTGGCCATCATATCTGCGTGATGCATAATTATTGGCAACGTTGATTTCATTTTAGAATCAATATTAAATCCTGTATAATAGGACTTGTTGGCGTCATCATATACACCGTCGTGTATTTTGATAGTTAGATATTCATTAAGTGACATATCTATGCCGTAACGATGTAATATATACATGGTAGTGTCTGATATAGTTACATGTGGTAGGTTGCCATTATTTTCATATAATTTTCCTTGATTTTTAACATGCCAGTCACTCTTATTAAGAATATATTTATCTAAATTATCTCCAGGTAAACCTAGTTTCCCTAAATCATGATTTAAAGCTGAGAATATTAACTCTTCTTCGGTAAAATTATCTAAATACATTCCAGCCATTTTCCATAATTTGTAAGTTGCCTTAGCAAATTTAACCACCCTAAGAATATGATCACAATATCCACCTGGAAAGGCATTATGGAAATAATCATAACTACTTGCTGGAGCTGTTTTAAGCCTGACTGAATAATCATCGTATAATTTGTTCAATCTAGCAGTACGTTCTCCAGTAAATTGGGTATTGATTATATCCCTGAATTCATTATAGTTTGACCTGACTTGATCTATGGTTAAAATATCCATTATTGTTTTATATTATTTAAATTAAATGTAAGTAAATTATTTCACTTAACCAAATTTTTGAACTTATTTTTTAAAATTATTTTATCAGACAATTCTTGCGACTGATTTATTTTTCTTTCTGGAAGTTTAAAGTCTTCAATTAATTGATCTATGGTTTTAGTTTCTTCTAGATTATTAGGTAGAGTTTCAGCAACATTATCTGTTTCCATTGGCATAATATTTTCTTCTGTTGGTGTAATTTGTATTTCAGACTCTTCATTAGATGGCTCGACATGTGTTATTATTGAGTCTGTACTTAAATTTCTTTGATTAATTTTTAAGATTTCAATTCCTAAAATTAATAATGCTATAGCTAATGGATCAAAGACAAACACGATAATCAATATTAAATAGTTGACAATAATATCAATATCCTGATTAGATATTTTTGCAATATACTTTAAAGGTCCTATATCTGCTACTGAATTTGAGTTTAGGCTCAAAGCATGTTTATTATTGCTAATTTTTTGTATTGAGTCATTAATAACACTTATTTTTGAATCAATATCATTAATCTTTTCATTATATTTAACTATTTGATTATTAATTATTTGCTGAGATTTTAAATCATTTTTAATAATTAATTGTCCTGTCTTTTTATCAACTGTTTGATTAACTGTATTAATATTTTTAGTTAAATTTTCTAAATTTTTTATTATTCCATTTTTTTCATTTTCTTTAGAATCAATAATTTTTTGATAAGATTCAAGTTTTTTATCAAAGATTAAAATTTCAGATTCATATATACTGTTTTTTACATACACATTTTGATATGCTGCTGATAAGAAACCATATATTCCCATTGAAGTAATCAGCATCAGTATTATTGTTGCTGGAACTAAGTAAATTCTTAATTTTAATGTTATGTCCTTCCAGAAAACCTTTAATGTTGCTGTTATAACCAATTTTGCCAATTCCAAAGTGGATGCCATTATGATAACAGCTATAGCAGCACCTGAAAACAGTTTGCTTAAACCAATTATAGAATAAAATGCAGCAGTAATACTGACTATAATTCCTATTAATATTATTAATATTCCATAATTTTTATAATTTATTTTATATTTTTCTTTCATTTTTATAATTTATTTTTATAATTTATTTTTATAATTTATTTTATTAAATTTAAACTATATTTTCAGTCATTGTTGAAGTTACAACTTTTTTTTCACATTTCCAAATTTTTTCGAATTTATTTTTGAAAATATTTAAAAAATCTAACAGAATGATAGATCTATTAGAAGATATCTATTAATATATGATTTAATTTAGATAATATCTATTGTCAGATGATAAGTAAAATCATAAAAAAAGCCTTATAATAAGGCTTAATTTTAGACAAAGATTTAAATTCCTAATTTTTCCCGTTTCCGCTGATTGTTATATGCAGTTTCAATAGTTTCTGCCAGTCTTAAATATTCAGGTCCGGTTAGTTCAATCCCATCTTTCCATTCATAATTTAATTTAGTATTAATACCACTTGGTTTGTTTTCGAAATATAATTCTTTTAATTCCTTAGAAGAAATCATAAATGTATTTTTACCAATAGTCAGTTTACCTTTGCCGTTTAAATCAACGTATTCAATTGTATGAAACAATGGTCCAAAATGCTGAGTTTTCTTTGGATTAATAGCATAGTTAAGATTAACACTCATTTTCAATGATTATTTTGATGTAATTTAATGATTTATTAAAATTGATAGAAAAATTCAAATTATAATGTTTTAAATGATCTATCAGTTCTGTATAGTTTTGTGATTCTTTAATCAATATAATTAGTTTTCCAGAATTTGTAAATTTAATTAATTTAGGTATTAATATCGTATAAGGCTCATTAAATTTTTCATAATCTGAATCGATGAATATTGTATAATCGTGATTGATGTTGATAATTTCATCTTGATTTAACAAACATTCGTTATATGCAGGATATTTTTGTTTAGCTAAATCGTTATATCCCGTCTCCCTTGAGTTTATACCATGGTAGTTAATACTTTTATTATTAACCACACAAAAGTGCTTTAAATCTAACCTTAGGCAGTTTAAATCTAATAATTTACAGTTATCAACATTAACCAATGCAAATTTATATAATGAATCCATAGCAAAATTAGATTCAAACCCAATATATTGTGAATCTGATAATTGATAGTCTGTTAATTTTACGCTAAACTCTGAAAGTCTTTTCATTTACAATTTTTTAAGTTCTGCCATCAAGACTGGATGTGGATAAACATCTACTTTATCTAATCTTACATTTGTATGTGACCAAATTCCACCTAATGAACTTCCATCGCGACATAGTGCAGAATTTAATTCTAACGCATCCCACGGATCTTTAGATTTTAATAAATAAGGTAGGCCTTTCTTAATATCAATATTTTCAGATTTTCCTATATCAATTATTAATTTAATTAATGAATCTATTTGTGCTTGAGAATAAGCATGCCAGTGTTTAAATCCCCTAAATGCTTTTGAAAGGGTTATAACCTGAGATTTATCAACTTCAGTATTAACATAGGTATAAAATTTACCACTTTTTTCAGTTAACTGTCCAAATGAACATAACTCAATTGATATAGATTCAGTGGTTAGATTACTTGGTAAATTTCCACCTAGATGGTAGGCATGGTTTTTATGGTCAATTGCTTTTACAATTTCTCCATCATGGCGTCTGTCTCCAGTTTTTGCATTAATTCCCCCGATGACATAATGCGTGCCAATGGCACCCCGTGTGTCTTTATTCCAATCATCAACTACTGCATACGGATTACTCCATCCTGCAGTATGGTGAATGAATATTAATTTCTTTTTATTAGTCTGATTTATGTATTGCCCAGAATTTAATTTATAATCTTTAATTTTACTGAATAATTCCATATAATCTGTGGTTATGTTTGGTATAATGACCACTTTATCCTCAATATAATTAGTTGGGGTCGCCGACTTAATGATATTCTCCGGCTCAGTTAATTCTATTCCGGTTCGTTTTTCTAAACGAGTTAAGGTTGAATCATCGATTATTCCAGATGGAAACAATCCACTTGTCAGTTGGAAATTTTTAAGTGCTGCTTTGGTAAATTTATCTAAAAATCCAGTCTGTGTGACTTTTAAAGCTTCTTGAACTTTGTTAATTGAAAATTTTCTCATGGTGTGGTTTTTAGTGAAGCGGAAGACCAAGGAATAGTAACGCCTGTATAATAATTTGTATAGGTCCCTGTCATGGTTACCATATGCACGGCCACAACTCCTTGAAGAATCGAAAGCCAAATATCAATATTATTATTTTCAACAACCGGAGGACCCTTAAAGACTCCAGTATTTGATATTATTACAGTGCCAAGCGATCCAACAATTGTTAATCCTGACCAGTAAGCTTTGATATATGGCGCAATATCATTAAAAAAATTGACACGCCTGTCACTTAATTTATTTTTTCTTAATATTGCTTCAATGCCCGAACGCAATACCGGAACTTTAACTGAAGATCCAATTACTTTGCCACCACCTGTAATGATATCGAAATGTCTTAAAACAAGTTTATCGTATGCAGAAGCTAATACACGAGCAACCTTTCGATCATCGTCATGTTGTTTAAATAATTTTAATTTTAATTCACTTTTAAATAATTGGTAAGACATTATATTAAATCATAAAACGCAAACGGAATAACACTAATTAAATCAGCTGATATATCAATATTTTTTGCAGTATGTATTCCTTCAGTGAAATATGATTGGTTACTCATTGTACATCCAGTCACTTCGGCTGTTCCACCTATCATAGCGGTATCTTTAAGAATACAGTTCGTTACCTTGGCGTCTTTAATGATATACACACCATCAGTCAGCAAACTATTTTTTACTTTCGCGTTTCCGAAAACCATTGCCGAATTAAATATTTTTGTTGATGTTACATTGGCATGACCTTTAACGATTGCTAAATCTGCAATCCACGAATCATCGACTACTGCATTGTCGAAAACTGTAGCATATCCACTTAGGTATGAATTTGATACCGTAGAGTTGCCAAATACTTTGGCTTGGTCAACAATCACTGCGTTGGTAACTTTTGCATTTCCCCAAACTTTTGCATTTCCTTCTACCCAGCTGTTACCTTCAAGATTATCTAATGATTCTACATATCCGCCAATTGTATGTTTTTCGATAAATACATTCGTCCATTCGTGTAGAACATTAATTTTATTCGGAACTGGTATTCGTATATTGATAGCTTTTGTGGATATTATCCGATAAAGCTTGATTGATTTATCGTTTTGTTTAATTGTAATTGAATCGTGCTCTAATAGTGCAATTTGCATTTTTATATTTTTTAGTCTAAAATAATTAGTTTAAAATTTGGTTATCTCAATATTTTTGTGTATATTAAGTTCAAAATTAAAAAACATGACATATAAACATTTAATGGTTGACATAGAAACATTAGGAACCACCACAGAAGCAGCAATGCTATCTATTGGAATTGTTCCATTTAATTCAATATTAGATATAGGACCAAAAGTTTTGTACGAGATATGTCTAAAGGATGCACTTCAATTTGGAAAGCTTTCTAGTGAAACATTACAGTGGTGGACTAATCAACCACCAGAACAATACAAAAAATTAATTACTTCAGGTAATTTAAAGACATTAGATGCTTTAAAGGGCCTTCAAGGTATTTGTGATTATCTAATGGTAGATGGATTTAAAATTTGGGCAAACGGTCCTGATTTTGACTTGGAAATAATTGAACATAAAATGAGCCAATTAAATATTACTCCACCGTGGACTCCATGGAATCAAAGATGTGTTCGCACTATTAAGGCAATTGATCCAACTTTAGCTAAATCATTTATTAATCTAGAAAAACATGACCCAGTCCAAGATTGTTTAGTTCAAATTAATCAAGTTTGCGCTATTAATGAAAAATACAAATTGAATTTAATTTAAATAAATGTTAATTTTTTAAAAATGTAACTTTCATTAATTTAATTGTTGTATGTTTGTTGAAAATTTTTTAAAATGAATTGGCGAAAAATTTTCTGTACATGTGCATTATCTTTAGTGATATTAACATCATGCCATAAATATGATGGACCAACAATTACGAAATATTTTGTAATATATTATGAGAATCATGTTGATACCATACAAGTCACCGGGGCAAGAATTGACACTAGAATAAGAGGATTCTTATCTGAAATTCGCAGATATCCTAGATCAGTTGATTCATGCTGTAAACAGTATGATGTAATTATAGTGACACGTGGTGAAATTAGAGAAATTAATAAACAAGATATATGGCCAGAGTGAACGTGGGTATTGATCCTAAGTGTATGACTGACCAACATCTTCTTGCCGAGTCAGTAGAAATAACCATGATAACTGGGCATTTAAGATCGCAAGGATATAAAATTAAGGGAAATATTCCAATGAAATTTTCATTAGGAAAAGGTCACGTGACATTTTTTAAAAATAAATTAACGTATTTGCAAAATAGATTATATGAAGTTAATTGTGAGCTGTTAAGACGGGGATTTAACCCGTCTACTAATATTAATTTATCTGAATTCCCTAATCAATTGATAAATGACTGGAAGCCAAAGGTAGAAGATTCACATCTTGTTAGGATTAGAATGGTTGATAGAATAGTAAATCCGTTAAAGGCAACTAATAATTTTCATAAATTTAAACGGTCTGAAATTTATAATATGCAAGATTTCACTAATAATATTTTAACACATAAATTAAATTTTGTTTGAATGAAAATGCAAACATTAACAAGATTACAATTAATAACACTTTACACCCAATTTAATTGTAATTTATGGAGATCTGAAATAAAGACATTATTATCTGCAGATCCGTTGGCAACCGATGACACCGATATAGTAATACCACAGGCATTAATTGTTAAATTAAAACAGAAGGGTTTAAGTGTACAATTAGATGCAGTAATGAAAATGGGAATAGAATTAGATGATGATCACACAATTATACCTGACGACGGTCAAACAATTCGTTTCCATGGTGCTCTACTGATTGGACGGAGAATCAAAGGCATATATGTAGGCAAATCCTTTTTCCTGTCAGAAGACTTTAATTGGGAAATAAAGGAAGATGATGAAGGTGCAATGTGTCTAATACCAACTAAAAAGAAATGAGGGTTTTAATATTTTTATCGTTAATGTTTGTAATTGCATGTGGTCAAAAACGTGCATGTACAAAAGATGCTTACCATTGTGAAACGTTCGTGGTATATTATCCCGATGAATATGATACATTGACTGTTAACTGCTGTGAAGCTTGGACACAATCCATTCATGGTATAACCCACATAATGTATCGAGATAGTCTTGGCAAGATAGAGACTTTATATTCATCAATATCCACACCTGTTAAATCAATCAACTGTAATGATAACTAAAATTAATCTAGACCAAGTTACTTCAATTAATATCATCATACGGGGTGCTTTCCTTCAAACATGGACGTAATTTGCAAGGATGAATTTTTGTACATAGATTCAAATGTTGTATATTATTTGCCACATATAGAATTTAGATTATCTGATGGAACTATACGCACTCAATACTTCAACACGTCCAATGAATTGGATCTTTTTCTACAATCTGAACAAATGGTGAAAATTAATTGGTTAACACTTAACTAATAATTTTTTAAAAATAATCATTGAAAAATTTGGTTATTTGAAATATTTTTTGTATATTGTATAAAAATTAGGTTTTCAAGGAAACGTTGGGTTAAATTCGATGTGGATTATTGGCATATTTACTAAAGAACAATTATGCAACATCCATGATATCATTGTATATAGGATTTCGTGTTATGATAATATACAAACAAAATTAAATTTAATTTTAAATGAAGCAACTAGAAAAAGAAAAGATAATCAATAAAGCAGCTAAAGAATATGCCAAATTCATGGATGTGTTATTACCTGACTGGAAAGAAGATAAAAATATGGTTGATACTCCAATGCGAGTCTCCCGTGCATTTGTTGAAGATATATTCTCGGGATTATATGATGACAATTTTAAAATCACAGCCTTTCCAAATGATGGTTATGATGGATTGGTGATGCAATGTAATATACCAGTCAAGAGTATATGCTCACACCACCACCAGATAATCGATGGCATAGCTCATGTCGCATATATACCCGGCGATACAGTAATAGGATTATCCAAATTAAATAGAACGGTTGATTATTTTGCCAGGAGACCACAATTACAAGAAACATTAACTATTCAAATTCATGATTTTATAAGCAATATTTGTATAGGAAATGCTGGTGTAGCTGTAATTATTAAAGCGAAGCATGCATGTTGTTCACACCGAGGGATCAAACACGATTCTGATATGCAAACGATTAAAATATCAGGTGCATTTAAAGATGATTCCAAAGTTAGAGAAGAATTTTACAGCTTGATTCAAAATGCTAAAAGGTAATACGACAATGATGACATCCAAAATATCAGGGGCTTTTAAGACACAACCTGAAGTCAGGGAAGAATTTTATAATTTTATTAAAAGATTGAAATGATAAATGTAGGAATAATTGGATTAGGCAACTGCGCAAGTTCACTAATCCAAGGCATAGAATATTATACAATGTATCCAGAAAAACTTTCCGGATTAATGATGAAAGATATTGGTGGGTATTTACCAAAGGATATTAATGTTGTAGCGGCATTTGATATTGATAGTCGTAAGATTGGAAAACCAATCAAAGATGCAATTTGGGAGAAGCCTAATTGTACTATACAACTTTACAAAGATGTTAAAAACATGACTGTAATTGAAAAAGCTCCGGTTTTAGATGGTTATGCTAATATTATGGATGCATATCCGGAGTCAGATAGATTCTTAGTAACAGAAGAACTAAGAAATAATACAGATTTGGGCCGTAGTATAGCATTGGATACAGATTATATCTTGGGTTTAAAAACAAGAATTATACATGTATTAAAAGAAAATAATGTAACCATATTAATTAACTATTTACCGGTTGGGTCACAAATAGCAACTGAATGGTGGGCCGAAATCTGCTTAGAAACGGGTATATCTTTTTTAAACTGTATTCCGGTTTTTATAGCATCTAATCCAGTTTGGGATCAAAAATTCAAAGACAAAAACATTCCAATTATTGGAGATGATATGAAAAGTGAATTCGGTGCATCGATAGTATCACAAATTTTGCAAGAATTAGCTTTTGCGCGTGGACATCACGTTAAGTGTCATATTCAACGAAATATTGGAGGTAATACAGATTTTTTAAATATGGAAGATAAATCCAGATTAAAATCTAAAAAAATATCAAAGGAAAATGTTATAAGATCCCAAAATGACATTCGTGGTATTTCAACCGAAAACACTTTTTTACATGCCGGACCTTCGGAATATATTTCGTATTTTAAAGATAATAAAGTTGCTAATTTTCACATAGAATTGGAAGGATTTATGGGTAGCCCAGTAATTTTAGATGCTCAATTATCAGTTCAAGATTCTCCAAATTCTGCTGGAGTAGTAATCGATGCTATTAGATATTTATCCGTGGCTCGAGAAATGGGTTTAAAGGGCTCATTAAAAGGCGCCAGCGCTTGGACGCAAAAAACCCCTCCAATTCAAATGACAAGCGAGCAAGCGCAAAAAGAATGCCAAACATTAGCTAATAGAGATAAAAGCTTTTTTACAAAATGATCAAGATAGATTCGAATATAAACATGAGAGAATATGGATCGCATTATTTTAATGGATTTTTAGATTTTCTTATGTTTGTTAATAAAAATATAAGAACTTGTAACACCATTATCGAAATAGGATCATTTAAAGGAGAATATAGTTCATTAATCTTGAAGCATATTCATGGTAATCCAATATTATATTGTGTTGATCCATGGAATGACATGCCGGATAATTCGGATATTTTACAAGGCATAAATTTTTCAAATATAGAAAAGATTTTTGACGAGACATTAATTAGTTTTAACAATTTTAAGAAAATAAAATCCACATCAGACGAATTTATTCAAAGTAATACAATTAATTCGGTTGATTTGGTTTATATAGATGGATTACACACTTATGATCAAGTTAAAAGGGATATAGAAAACTATTTACCATTAATTAAATCCGGTGGAATTTTAGCAGGTCACGATTATCATATACCAATACCGCATGAAGAATATCCCTTTTATTATGACATCGATAAACAACAAAAAATACGACATCAAGTTGGATTAGCAGTCGATGAACTTTTATTAAAAGATTATAAAATTTATACATTCGAAGATACATCATGGGCAATAATAAAAAAATAATCATTTTATATAGTGGCGGATTAGATTCATTTATATTATATCATTGGACTAAACAAAAATATCCAAGTTACGAAATTAAATGTATTTATTATGATTATGGAAATCCTGTTTGCCAAACTGAAATTTCTAAATTACCTGAATTTGTAATAGTTAAAAATATAGAGTGGTTCGACAATTCAGCAGAAAAATTAGTTGGCAAAAAAACAGAAAATCATAAAGGAAACATTTACATTCCAGGTAGAAATATGGTCTTCGCTGTGTTGGCAGCTGCACAAGAATTACCAGATTATATTTTTATGGGTGGACTGTATGAAGAAGCACACCAGGCAGCAACAGACAAGAATGTTGAATTCATACATAAATTTAATGAATTAGTGAATTATGTATTATCTCCGTTTAAAGATAAAATTTTATTAGTATTCCCATTTGTCGACGAATCATACACTAAATCAATGGTAATAGATTGGGCGTTAACTAATGGGATAAGCCCTGATATATTAGGAAAATTATACAGCTGCTTTAATTATTCGGAAAATGGATTACCTTGTGGAGAATGCCATTCTTGTATGCGTAGTTTTTCTTTCTTTTACAAAAAAGGAATCCCAATTAAATTTAATCGACACCCATTTTTTGAATCGAATTTTGGTATTAATTATTTACAACGATCAATCCAAATGTTAGAAGCATCACATTATGACCGAATTTTACTTCAAGATTTAGATTATGGTGCAATTAAATCATTTTTAATTGATTACAATATTGATCAATTATTAGTTGATAGAATTGATAAATTTTTAGAAATATGAATATTGGCTTTGATTTCGATGGAACAATAACTAAAAATCCATGGTTATTTAAACAATTAATTGACATGTTTAGATCAGTTAATGGTGTCAATACCGTATATATTATTTCTGGAACATCCGACAACGACAGATATAAATTATTAAATGAATTAAAATCTTTTAATATTACGGTAAATCCAGAAAATATTATTACTAAGCCAGAATCGGGAAATATTTCCGATGTAACAATGTGGAAATATAATTTAGTAGACGAATTAAAAATTCGATTATATATCGAAAATCGAGAAGAAACAGCAATAAAACTATCAGAATTATGCACAATTTTTAAAATTATTTAATGAAAAATTTTACATTTATCCCATCCATTTCGGCTGGATACTTATATAACGGAATTGTTACTGATAAAACATTCTTGAATGGGATGCCTTACGATTATTATAATTACGAAGGAAAATTTAATTACCCATATTTTCTTATAACTGCAGGAAATTTTTACAAAAAAGATGTTTACGAAAAATCGAAATTCTTCAAGAATGAGAACGTTGAAATATTTGGCGACTCGGGTGGATATCAAATAGCAACTGGGACATTAAAATGGAATAAGGATATACGGCATACAATAATGACTTGGCTGGAAAGAAATTCAACCGTTGCCGCAAATCTTGATATACCACCAAGATCAAAATTATTTTCAACGACGGACGCAAGAGAAATATCGTATGACAATTTCAAGTATTTTCATGAAAATCAGTCGGGTAAAACTAAATTTTTGAATGTGTTACAAGGTAAAGATTTAATTTCATATTCATCCTGGTATAATATGGTTAAAGAATTTACTGACTTTGAAGGATGGTGCATTGGCAACGTATCTACTATATCAAACATTATTACGTCAATATATGTGTTACTGAAGAACAAAGAGCATCTAAGATCTAAGGTAATACATTTTCTTGGTGCATCTAGTCCGGATTCATTTGTAATTATGTCACATTTTCAAAATGCGTTAAACAATGTTGGATTAGACGTACAAATATTTTCCGATTCGTCAAGTCCTAACTCAGCAAGATTTGGATATTACTATACTGACATTGATTATAAGACTTTAGCCTGGAGGAATTTTCATATTCCATACATACGAGAAGAAAATATCGAAAATTTAGACAAATATAAATCAGAAATTTATAAATCAGATTCAAATTCGATATTGCCATTGTACACAGATTTCGACAAAGAAATATTTATAAATTTATTCAACCACCAAGATTTACTTGATTATAATTCTAGATTTTGTAGTGCCTTAATATTAAGAAATATTCATGTCTATAAAGCACAAGTGGAAATTATCAATGAATTTGTCAAAGCTCCCGAATATTATAGAAAACATATTTTTCCAGAGAGTATTGCTAAATTAGGGTCAATGATAAACGAAATGGTAGAATCAACATCATCACAAATGATTGACTCAATATATAATAAATATTCTCCAATACTCAACAAATATAAAAGCTCAACCACGGCTGGAACCAATCAACAACTGTTTTAATATGTATAGCAGAATCCATTACGATCGTAATAAAAACCTAATTCATTTATGGGATGATGTAAACGGGTATTCGAATTTTGAATATCAGCCATATGCATATATCAGCGATGTTAACGGTGATAAAAAGACAATGTCTGGCATTCCAGTAAAACGCACCACTCGGTGGAATTCTACCGCTGAAGAGTTAGGTATTATATTTGAGGCAGACGTTCAACCAGAGATGCGTACATTAATTGACTTATATGGAAATTCAGATGAAATTTCAAAACGATTAATCCTTTACGCTGACATTGAGGTTAGAAAAAATGAAAAATATTCAACGGTTGCTGAAGCTGCGAATGAAATCAATGCAATAACTTATATCACTAATGAAACTGATATTTATACAGTTTTACTCTTGGATGAAAATAGTGCACCGAGAAACTATAGAACAACGGTACAAATTCCAAAAACAGAAATATTTGTAGAATGCAATATTAAAGTTTTTAATTCCGAAACAACGCTTTTAAAAGCATTTTTAAAGGATTTAAGAGAAATTGATCCTGTAATATTTACTGGCTGGAATACGGATCAATATGACATTCCGTATTTGCACAACCGTATTGAAAAGGTTTTAGGTTATGAATATAAATTATTACTAAGTCCAATATCAATAGTTAGAACCAACGAATATGCAGGGAAAACTGAAATTAAAATAGCTGGGTTATATAATTTAGATTATTTAGATTTATACAAGAAATTCACTTATTCAGAAGAACCATCATATAAATTAGATTCGATTGCTATTAAAGAATTGGGAATTGGTAAGGTTGAATATGAAGGATCGCTGGATGATTTATGGCGGCAAAATCCAGATAAATTTATTAGTTATGCAGTGATTGATGTCTGGTTAATAAAACAACTTGACAAAAAATTAGATTTCATCGACATTGCTTGTGGTATTTGCCATAAAGGGCATGTACCATACTCGGACATTCAATTTACATCTAAATACCTTGAAGGTGCGTTGTTAACACATTTGCATAGAAATAATTTAGTTGCAATTTCAACAGAGAAAACTAAACATCATGATACTGCTGAAGGTGCGTATGTCAAAGAACCAATTCCAGGAATTTATCGTTGGATTTATGATTTAGACTTGACGTCATTATACCCTTGGAATATTATAAACTTAAATATTTCCCCAGAAACTAAATTTGGATTTATTGTAGACTGGAATCAGGAGAAGTTTTTAAAGGATATAGACCGTTCATGGAAATTGCTTAAAAAGGTAGATACATCAACGTATAAATTTTTCAAAGATCTTGATGAAATTAATGAAAATGAATTCAATTTTGCCACAACAATAGAATTCAAACAATTTATAATTGATAATAATTTATCGATTTCATCATCTGGTATTTTATATTCATTGGATACCCCTGGATTGATTCCAACTGTTTTGAAAATTTGGTTTGCGGAACGGACAGAATATTCAAATCTTATGAAGGAATATGGACTATCTGGAGATTCAGAAACGGAACGATATTATGATAAAAAACAATTAGTTACAAAAATTCTGTTAAATTCGCTATATGGTGTATTGTTGTTACCAACATTTCGTTTCTATGATCGTCAAAATGGGGAAAGCGTGACAACTGTTGGACAGTCTGTGATAAAATGGGCAACCGCAATAGCAGATAAGTTTTATCACAAAGAATTAGCAGAATTTAATTGTATTTATCGACTTGAAATGGAAAACGGTACGGTTAAAAGTTTACATGGATTCGATTTGATAAATACAAATTCTGGGAAAAAATATGTTTTCCAATTAACTCCTGATGATGAATTAATATAAATATGAAAGTTGAAAAAACCAAAGAAAGCGTAATATTAGAAATTCTTTTTGACGCTGGAGTCAAATTTGACAAAAATGATTTTGATCTATATAAAACCATATTCGATAATGGTTATTATTTTAAAACTTTATTAATGGAACAAACGTTATCAAAATTATTAAGATTCAAGGAAGAAATTCTAGAACAAAGAAAAATGTTAACCGAACCAAGACCAGGAATATACTTAAAATATAATAACAGATTAGGTTGGAAAATTGTAATATATTGGTATAATAATAACATAGAAACAATTAATACATGAAAATAAAAAGTATCAAGTCGTTGACAATCAATACGGAACATATTATATCTTTTTCTATATATACTGATACTGACAGTATATTCTATCCATTGGAACCATTAATGATAGCTAGATATGGGAAACAAAATTTCACTGACGAAGAGTTTATAGAAAAAGGGTTACCCTTAATTAATGAAATCCAAAATTATATTAATAAATCATATGATGTATATGCTAAACGATATCATAATGTATCTACCCATGGGTGGAATTTGAAACAAGAATTGTTGGCAAGAAGAGGATTCTGGTCGGGAAAGGTAGAAAAACCAAAAAAAGGGCAACTTCCAAATTCTATATCTACTGTTACTGGTGTTAAAAAACGCTATGCGCAGTGGATTGTAAATAAAAAGGGGGTTCCTAAAAATTACATGGATGTCAAGGGCCTTGAATCAGTTAGATCCAATTATCCTAAAATTTTTAGATCTAAACTTGCCCAGATATTTGAAAAATTATTACATGACTGCACTGAAGACGAAATGAATAATTTTCTTAGGTCATTTAAAAAACAAATTAAAGAAATTGATATGTGGGATATTATGATCCCAACTTCAGTTAATTCAGTCGAAGATTATTCAACCGGGGTTTTTGGTTCATATGGAAAAAAGACTCCAGCTCATGTTAAGGCAGCATTAAATTATAATTCTGTCATTGATTTACTAAAATTGGAAGTACCTAAATTAACCGATGGTGATAAAATATTATGGTGTTATTTAACAAATAATCCATATTATTTTGATGCTATAGCAATTTCAAGAGAATCAAATCCTCCAGAATTAATAAATTTTGTCGAAAAACACATTGATCGAAATGCTGTCTTTGAAAATTTATTCTTAAATAAAGTTCAGGGTTATTATTCGTCAATTGGATGGGGAAAAATTCAAATTAATTCAAACTTTTTCTTCTAAAAATTTGGAAATGTGAAAAAAATTTTGTATATTGTATAAACATTAAAAAAATGCTAAAAGATAATATTTTAAATTTCATAAACAAATATAATCTCGACTCAAGTAGCAGTCGGGGAGATACACCGGTGATAATAACTGCTTCTGATTCTAAATTAGCAGTACAATTTAAATCTGAAGATGCAACTATTTTAGGCAAGATCGTCGCCCAAAACATTGATTTGCCTGATGGGAAATACGGGGTGTTCAATACTAGCACACTGCTTGCATTATGTAAATTGATGCAAAATGAATTTGACATTAATGTATTGCACGAAGGTGATGCTGCAAATATACCAACCAAATTGATATTATCTGATAGTTCATATCGTGCAGAATTTATATTAGCAGATTTAGATATTATACCTTCAGCCGAATCAAGGTTGTTAGCTCCAGAATATGATGTAGTGATTGAAATTACACCATCTATTATAGACAGATACGTCAAATCATTAGCTGCCTTGCCCGCTCAATTTGTAGCATTCCGTTCCAAAAAAGGAAGATTGGAATTAATAATTAACTATTCCAGCCAAACATCTAATACGATTATTTTAGATTTAGGTCCAGACAATTCCAATGCGTTGATTGCGCCATTAGTATTTAATGCTTCCCGGTTAAAGGATATATTGTTAGCTAATAAAGATTTAATTGATGGTAAGATATCCTTCTGCCAAAATTTTGCAGAGCTGATTTTTAAAAGTGAAACCATAATGGCAAAATATTACATTTCATCGATAATTGATTAACATGAATACTAAAATAGAAGAAATCTTAGCTGAATCAGCAGCGTATGGGATGCGTAATGATGTTATTTCGTTAGCAATAAATTTGTCTAATGTTTATAAAAATTTCATGAAAACTAATTTTCCATCAAATGCAATATCTGAAAATTCCGAATCTTTTTACGAATTGGCTTATGATCTCCTAATAGGCGAAGAAGATGAATCTAATGAATTCGCAGTGCATGATCATGACAGTAATATTAAACCATACGGAAATGAATTAAATCTGTATTGTGGTCCAGAAGAATATCTAGAACGTCTGGATTTTGTTGCCACTGAAATTTCAATGAAAGATGAAAGTATGAATTGGAAACAAGCTCAAACTGGTAAACCGTTGTTTGAGAATGTATTTATACTCACCGACGTTTGGTCTATGTTCACTTATTATGAACTATGTATATCAATGAATTTGTATGATTCTCCTAGACTAATCATTGCACCTGATTTGATTACTAATCTACCTGAAATACCAGCCGGTTCTAACATATATGTTTTGTCATATCACAGGACCGATAAAAGTATAGGAATCATCGATGAATTATTAAAATTTGGAATACATCCTTCGGACATAACCAGTATAGAAGTTTTGGGCCAACACACCATGACTCCATGCCAAACTATACCTTTGATTGCTATAACAGACAATAATATACTAATTGATTGCTATGGATTAGGGAAACCAACTAAAGATGGAAAATACTCAGAAACATTAGGTATTTATTATTAATTTTTTAAAACAATTTCAAAATGGAATTTATTTATCATGCTCTTGGTATATGTGGAGAATCACATGCCAATATTTATCACTTTTTAGCTGTTGGAGGTTTAATTTATGCGATTCAAAAGATCAATTTTATACGACGTCGAAAGAAAGAAGGACAAGTTTACGAATCTGATGTATGTGTCAATACATAATAACGATTATGTATTTGTACAATTTAATGATCAGCTTAAATCGGAGTCGATAGTTAGATTAAACCGCCACGGTATTATATCAGCAAAATTGTCTTCACAACAATTTCAAATTTTAAAATTTAAAAAATGACATATACAATTTCAAAAACATTTTTGGGCTATCCATTCGCCCATCGCCAGCCTAAACATGACGGACACTGTTCTTTAATTCATGGACATAACTGGGACTTCACCATTGAGTTATCGGCTCCCGAAGGACAACTCGACGAAAATGATTTCGTTTATGATTTCGGCAAATTTGCTTGGTTGAAAACTTGGTTCACGGATATGTTTGACCATACATGTGTAATTAATGCGACTGACCCTCTAATTGAAAAATTTACTACAATGAATTCTGAAGGTCTAATTAATTTGAAAATTGTTCCGTCTGCATCAGCTGAAGGATTAGCAAAACTGATTTATGACCATATATCTAAGCAAGATTTAGGTACAGATGTTACATTAGTATCGGTTACAGTTCATGAGGATTATAAAAACCAAGCTAAATATTCAATTTAACACGTCAAATCTCGACGGTAGTCAATTTAAATTAAATAAACATACAAATACATATCATGTCAGATCAAGCCTTTTATAACGTTAGAACTCAACGAGAAGTTGAACAACCAAATGGTAAAATCAAAAAAGTTTCGGAACAATATCTGGTTAAAGCGGTATCTGTAACAGATGCCGAAGCTACAATAACAAACCATTTGAAAGATGAACCATTTGACTGGTTTGTAAAATCAGTATCGGAGACCAAAATTCTAGAAGTTGTATAAACGCAACACCATTTATTTTATTGATAACCAAGTTCCAATAAGTAGGATCAATTCTGAGTGGCAGTTAATAAGTGCCATATTATATGAGATCTTTAAAAATATTGGACTTGGTGTCAAAATAATTAGTAATGAGTATAATGTACAATCGTTAGATTATGCTCAGCGTATAATTTATTCTGCTGAGATTAATAAAAAGTTATTTGATCTTATCGGATTTATTAAGCACCGTGATATATTAATATTTACCGACGCTAGATCTTCTTTGATTCATGATGTCTATGAATATTTCATCCTTAAGGGGATTAGACCATATATTATTGGAATCTGGCATGACGGATATTGGAATGGAAGTTCCATCTATAAAAAAATGTACCAAAAACGAAATATTTCATATTCGCCAATTGAATATGAACGAATGTTGGCAAAGATATTTGATTTAAATCTAATCACAAACCCAGTACAATATTCGTATTTCAAAACCCAGGTTTCAGCTAAATCAAAATTTGTCAATTTGCCATTTGCCTTGTTAAAGGATGCGTACGCAGTAACGGAATTATCAGATATATATTCCACGAAACTGGATACAATCTTAATTAACAGCAACGATATATTAGGCAAGGATACGGTACTGAAAAACAAGTATGATATCATGGTCAAGGAATTATCAGAATTTGATATTTTTGATATATCCGTCATAAAGACGCATAATTTAAAGGTCAATCTTCCTGCCTTTGGCAAAAGTAAAATTATGATAAATCTAAATTCAATGACAACTTCTCCGGTAGAAATATTTCATTGTCTCCAATTAGGAATTTTAACAATTACTGTCGAAAATAAATATTTAACAGATATTGGATATCCTGAAGAATTGTTGTTAGAAAAACATGAAGTTAATACCGAGAAATTATATAAATTTATTCGGTATTGCAGCACAATCAACGAAAAGTTGCAAATTGCCAACGAACGTTATACAGAATTGTTAGAACAAACTAAACAAATATTAGAGCCTGAATATTCAGCCGAACCATTTTTAAAATTAATCAAAAATGTCAAAAATAGAAAATGATTGGTGGGCGGAAAAATATCGCCCCAAAACAATTGAAGAATATTCAGGTAATACTGAAGTGGTAGATTATTTTAATCATTGCATTAGTACCAATACATTAAACCACTTGCTTTTATATAATGCAAAATCTGGAACGGGTAAAACTTCAGCAGCCAAAATATTAGCAAATTCATTAGATTCAGATGTAATGTACATTAATGCTTCTGATGAAAACTCTGTCGACACTGTCAGAGATAGAATAAAAACTTTTGCTTCAGCAAATTCGTTTAAAAGATGGAAGATTATTATATTAGATGAATTTTCATATTTTACACCAAATGCTCAAAGTGCCTTGAATGCCATAATGGAAACATTTAGTAAATCAACACGGTTTATTCTAACTTGTAATTATGTTGAGAAGGTCCTCCCGTCAATACAGAGCAGATGTACATGTTTCCATTTAGAATCGCCATCAAAACCATTGATTGCAAAACGCATAGTGCATATTCTTAAAACTGAAGGGATAACTTTTAAACCAGAAGATGTTGCTACCATGGTCAATCGAAATTATCCGGACCAACGGAGTATCATTAATGAAGTGCAGCGGGCAGCAATAACTGGAAGTTTGATAGTACCAACATCAACAGCATTGAATTCGGATTCATACATGTCTAAATTATTAGACGTTTTATTAGAGACTAAAAAATCTAAGAAGGAAACATTTACATCGTGCCGACAAATAATAGCCGATTCAAAAGTTCGAACCTTTGAAGATTTATATCGTTTTCTTTATGATAATTCAGAAAAATTATCTCCAACTAACCAGGCAGCACTAATCTTAGAAATTTCAACTTATGCACAGCGTGACACGCAGGTGCTAGATAAAGAAATAAACGCCATGGCGCTTTTAATCCAAATTATAAACTTAATTAAATCATAATGTCAGAATTAAACCCAATGTTACTCAAGGGATCGGAACGCCTTAGTTGTCAATCCTGTTCAGGTATATTTTTTAATCAATATTTGGTATTTCAAAAGATTTCAAAGTTTAAAGTTGGCGCACCTACGGATGTCATTGTACCTATGCCTATACACCGTTGTGCAGATTGTGGCACACCAATCCAAGAAGATTTGGATTTACTAAATGATTTAGTTGCGTCGGTGCCATATTCTCCTGAGCTCGAAGATAACAAAATTAGAAATTTAAAACCTAACAGCACCATAATAACACACTAATGGCAGTAATCAAGACAAAAAGCTTGTTTGATCATTTAAAGGATCTTCATACAAAGGAAACAAAATGGGATAACTTAACTGAATCTGACAAAAAGACTTTTTCGGTTTATATGGTTAACAGATTTTTGTCAATGAATCCCGATTATATCGATATTATTAATGAATTACAACCAGTTATAACAAATGTCGAGCCACGGTTCGCCTACATAATTTACCAAACAATCTTACCTAAATCTCGGGGGTTTTTTAGCAAATACATCAAGGCGGTAGCAACACGCAATTATACCAAAGAATTAATTGATTTAATTAGTTCTCAGACTGATACTGCAACATATGAAGTAATTGATTTTCTTGATATATTACCTGATATAAATAGGTTGCATGATTTCGTGAAATCATTTGGTAAATCAGAAAAAGAAATTGAAAAAATTTTAAAAACGAAAAATGAAGAATGAAACATACATATCAGACATTTTTAAATTTCAACCAATCGAACTGGCGAAGGATGACAAAATAGTTTCGTATTCACAATTTTCTAAATTTAAAACTTGTCCACGGTCATGGTATTTAAATTATGTTAGAAAAATTAAGGATGATAAACCATCTATTTATTTGGTTTTTGGAAATGCAATGCACGTTTGTATTCAATATTGGTTAAGAAATTTATTCACTAAAGGTGAAAAATTTACTAACGCATTAGACTGGGCAACTATTCTTAAGAATATTCTTAAAGACGAATATATGAAGGCTTATAATCAATATAAGTACCATTTTTCAAGTCCAGCTGAACTTACAGAATATTTTTCTGATGGGTTTGAAACTTTTGAATATTTGCGTAAAAAACGAAGTTCTTATTTTTCATTAAGAGATACTGAATTGGTTGGGATTGAAATCCCAATAAATTATCCGCCAACTGAAAACCATCAATTTAGATTTTATGGATTTATAGATTTCGTTTTGTATAATAAATCGGATAAAATTTACACAATTTATGATTTAAAGACTTCGAAGAAAGGTTGGGGAAAATACGATAAAGAAAATAAAACAAAGATATCACAAATTATAGCTTATAAAAAATATTTCTCTGAGCAATATCAAGTTCCTGAGCATGCTATCAATGTTGAATATATAATCTTGCGCCAAAAGATAGATCCTAACTCCGTGTGGCCAGTAGCAAGGATACAAGAATTTAAACCAACTTCCGGATCCAGAACATTAAAAAGTTTAGATCTTGATATTAAAAAATTTATAGCTGCAGCATATGGAAAAAATGAATTTGAACAAAGTATTAATGACTTTCCCGCAATTGCAGGGAATAATGGATGGAATTGTACTTTCTGTCCATATAAAGATCATGAATTATGTAATCCGGCGGATAGAAAATGCGAATAGGAATAATTTGTTCGGAACCATTCATCAAATTTTCAGATATACGAAAAATTATGCGCCGAATTTACGAAGACATCGGACCAACCAATTGTATCATACTAAGTGCTGCCCACAGTCTGGGAGATAACCATGTGAAGATGGAAGCAATTAAACATGAATTAACCTATCTAGAATACAATCCAGCATATACTGGTAAAAACATGTTTAGCGCAGAAACTCATTCATACTATGCTAATAAAAATTGGCATTATAGCCAAATTATGCATCGATATCAACGCCTATTTCAAGCAGCAGACAAATTATTTATCTTTAGAAAAATTAATGATAGTGACAAAACCATCGACTCGGCTATCAAATTCATACCAAAAAAATTAAAACATTCCATAATTTACACATGAAAATATTATTGCTTTCTGATCATATTAATAAACCAACTGGAGTTGGAAAGGTATCAAGAAATTTGATAAAATATAGCTCAGCTGAAACTGAATGGGTGCAGTTGGGTGGTGCTTGGACACACGTTGGAGCTCCAGAAGATATTAATATTGACGGAGTTAAGTCTGTCAAGGTTTACCCTGCGTATGATTATGGTTCCGAAGCAATGCTTTTAGGAATTTTAGAAATTGAAAAGCCGGATGTTATTTTACATTTTACTGATCCAAGATTTTGGATTTGGCTTTATCGGATGGAATTTAGAATTAGAAAAATCATGAAAATTCCGTTAGCATATTATTCAATTTGGGATAATTACCCAATTCCTAAATTCAATGCGCCATATTATAATAGTTGTGACATGTTGATTGCAATTAATGACATTAGTTATAACATACATCGAAATCTGGCCCCAAAATCAATGCACAGAAAGGCGCCACATGGTGTTGATACTGATGTTTTCTTCCCAATTAATTGGGCTGAATTGTCAGATTTACGTTCTGAGTTTAGATTAGCCCATTCATGTGATCGAGTATTATTTTGGAATAACATCAACATGAAAAGAAAGAATCCATTACAATTAATGGAAGCCTTCGCCGAGTATTATCGAACACACGATAACCGATGTTGCTTATTAATGCACACCGATCCATTGGATTCCGCCGGCGCAAATTTAATTTCTGCGAAACATCAATTGTATGATGATTGTAATATTGTATTTTCACCTAACAAGGTCTCCGACCAATACATGAACGTACTTTATAATATTTCGGATGGTGTGATATCAATATCATCTAATGAAGGATTTGGATTGAGTATTTCTGAAGCTGCTGCAGTTGGGCTTCCTGCAATTGTATTAGATACTGGTGGACTAAAGGACCAAGGACGGCGATATAATTCAATTACAATAGATCCTAAAGTTCAAATTCTTTCTGGTAGTCAATTGGTACCCTACATATATCAGGATTTCGCATCGACGGCTAGCATTGTTAGTAAATTGAAAATCTGGAAGATTTTAATTAATAATAAAAAAGCATTAAATCGTATTCCACATCCAAGTTTACATAAGGCTCAGAAAATGGCTTATCAGGTTGAAACTTCATTAATTCATTGTGTGGATGCTTTTAGAAATTTACCAAAATCAACAATTACAATTATATGAAAATATTAGTAATAGGACCAGCATATTCTATATCCGGATATGGTGAGAGAACCAGACAACTGATTTATGATTTACAAAAATTATCATATTCAGTAGATATTCAAAGTTCGTCTTGGGGAAATACCATTAATGACGAATTCACATTTGATTGTGGGGCATATAATCCAAATCAAACCTATGATGTGGTTTTTTATGTTGGAATGTTAGATGAAGTTCCATTACCACCAATCAATACCAAAAAATATATTGCTGTTACTGCTGGTATAGAAACTGATACAATGTATGCATTTTCAAATACGGCTGATTTAATCTTAGTATCATCCGAACATTCGAAGTCATTGATACCTGAATCTAAGGTTTTGCCAGAATCTATTAATGGATTTGCGAAACGTGATAGTAAAACTATCGAACAAAAACGAATATTAATTTCTGGAGCCTGGATTGGCGGACAAACTATAGGCGAAGACAGAAAGAACATCCCATATTCTGTATATAAATTGTTGGAAATTATTGGTCAAAGTGCTGACCCAAGTTGTTATGAAATTGTGTTACATACATCAATGGGTACTTATTCAGAACTTGAACGGTATGAAATAACCAATTTCATAACACACTTAAAGGATAAGACTCAAACTCCAGTTAGAATAGAATTTCATCATGGCATATTAACACACACCGAATTAACCAATTTATATCATTCGTGCCAATACATGTTTACGTTGACACACGGGGAAGGTTTCGGACGACATATAGCTGAATTTATGGCAACTGGTGGACGAATTATAGCCCCTAATTATTCAGGTTACCTAGATTTTGCCAACACTTCGGATAATATTATGTTACCAGTTAATCTGGTAAATATTCCAACTTCAATGATTAATAAATGGCTATTAAAGGAATCTAAATGGGCAGAAGTAGAAGATACCGCCCTTAAGGAATTAAATTTAGATAATCTAGATTACAGTATATCCGAAACTAATATACTAAGTATTGAAGAAAACAATAAAAAATCGTTATCCATACTTTCTGAAATACTAATTATTTAAAAATTAAGGACATAATTTATGAAATTTTTCAACGCTGCATTTCTAAAAAAAATATTATCTCAATATGGAGATTTTAAAATCTTTGTTGATAAAGAATATATTTCGTTGATAGATAATTTTGATATTAATGGAATACAAGGTACCGGAGTTAAAGCTGATGGGAGAATGGTTAGATTTAATTACATTAATATTGAACATATCAAAATTGGAGAAGACATGTTGACAAAAGATATGTTAAATCCAGAAGAAAAACCCGAAGATGAAAAAACTAAAAAAGGATCATCGAAACCTGCTGACGAGCCAGGAGATGCAAAGGAACCTGAGCCTAAAAAAGAAGAAGGGTATGTACCCGGAGCTCGGGTGACTGTATTATCTGAGTGGTTAGGCTTTCGAAAGGGAATTGTAGAAAGTTCTAATGATCAATTTATTTATGTTCGCATCTTTAATCCAAAAACCGGAAGCTTCAATTTATTTGAAGTAAAAAATTCTGAAATAATTGAGGAGACATTGTGAGTTCAATTGAATTTAAAGTAAGGAATAATATATTAACCGTTATATATTCAACACAGATTGGAAAAACTGTATTACATTCAGAAATTATTGATGGTCATAAATCATTTGAAACATTAATTAAGCAAGCATTAAACCAAATAAACATTGAACACATTAAAAATTGACAATGCTTGCAACAAATGTAAAGATAGTTCGTATGAATTGAAAACTGACCTGGTGGATGTTCCCATAGTGTTGAATATATTGTTGAATTCTGGTATTATATTTGCCGAACAAGCTGAACAAATAAAAATGTTGAATTCGTTTAACAATAAAAAGACTATACTTAAATTTGGTAAAGAGTCTATTAATGAAATTACCCAAATTTTAATTAAACATCAGTTTTCAAAATTTATAATAGTTAAAACAATTCTAAAATGATATATTTAATAATATATGCAGTTATTGCATATGCAATAACTGTGATTGTTACCGAATCATATATTTTTTCTTGGCTTAGAAGTTTATTAAGTAAGATAAAAATATTGGGGATATTTATTACATGCCAGGTCTGTATTTCGGTCTGGGTTGGTGCATTTTTGTCACATTTCTGGTTCAGTCCATTGCAATATATTCAAGCTCCAATGTTCCAATTTCCATTATTAATGGATTCACTGTTAACTACCGGCTTGGTACTATTTTTGTATTATATTGAAACATTTTTAACTTCAAAATAATAAATTATGCCATTATGGTTTAATAAGAAATTGAATTTAACCGAAGATGAAATTAGAACGGTAATGGAAATTGGCACCAGCCAGGAGAACATGGCACAATTATTAGGAGTTTGTCATGAAACATTCGCAAGATATACTAAAAATATGGTGGATCCAGAAACCGGATTAACTCTTCAAAAATTGTCAACAATTATAGGAAAACGAAATAAAAAGAAGTTGAAAATGGAAACTAAAAGGCAAAAAACCGAGAATTTCAAGAAAATATCGATATCTGCTATTTTGGCTGGTAAACATCCAACATATAACCGCACTAAACTTAAAGCCAGATTAATATCCGAAGGGATATTTGAAGAAAAATGTCAAATTTGTGGATTTGAAGAACGCCGAATACTTGATTTTCAGGTTCCATTGATATTGTTATTCAAAGATGGAAATAAACAAAACCATCTATTTGAAAATTTAGAATTTTGTTGTTATAACTGTTTCTTTTTAAATTATAACGATTTAAAAATAAAAACTGATAATTATACGTTGAACCGCTTGTATAAGGTTAATATATGAATTGGATGGAATGGATAGGTTCACTTACATTACCAATTACCGAAGACGAATCTAGAACTCTAAATTTTTTCAAAGAACATATTGAAGTTATGCAAAACTTAGAACCAACTATAAATTATAAATATTATTTAAATGAAATCAATAAATTATTGTATGAACCCATCAATTGAAGAATTTTTATCACATCATACCGAATTATTTACCGAATATGGTAAACTTATTTTTTCTGCACATTTACTTGAACAAAATTTATTCAAAATACGAGCAGATATAGCTTTGCTCGAAGAAAAATTAATTAAACAATATGAAACAAATGACGACGATTTGGGTTCCGGAGGCGACACCCATGAATAGCAAACCATTAATGTATAGTGTAACCAAGCCAGAAGATATTGGATGGAAACCAATCATTGTTGATGTAGATACATTGGCTGAATGGAGAAACGAACCTGTTAAAGATAAATTATTATTAGGATGAATTGGGAAAAATATAAATCATTAGCAGCAAGAACTATGCTCGATCGTGGAAAAGAACATAATTTTCTACACATGAACGCTGGTATAGGCACTGAACTTTTTGAACTTATGGATATATTTAAACGTAATTATGCATACGATAAAGATGTTGATCTAATACATGTGTCTGAAGAAATCGGTGATACGTTTTGGTATGAAGCAAACCGCGAAAGATTATTTCCGGAATTAACATTTGATGTTAAAGAATATCAATTCAATTCTATAGAAGATATTATGTACAGTATTATTGATTTTAATATAATGGAAGGTTCGGCAACTCCATTATTAATGGCCATGATAGATTATTTTGAATTAGATTTAGATCTTATTTTAACTAAGAATATAAAAAAATTAAAGGGTCGATTTCCTGATAAATTTAATACAGTCGACGCATTAAACAGAAATTTAGATAACGAACGCAAAATATTAGAATCATAATGGAATTTACCAACTCATATTCGAATTTAGTACAAACCATATTATTCTCCGGTTATGATTACCCAGATCCAAACCGGTCAGGAATATTTAGAAAGGAAGTATTCCCAGCGGTTATAGTACATGACATGCAAGGATCCTTTCCATTGTTGGCATCCAAAAAAATATTCACTAGGGGAGTATTTTATGAATTGAAATGGATGTTATTAGGTAGAACCGATTTAAATTTCTTAAGAGATCATGGAATAAAAAATATCTGGGACAAGGATGCCTATAACCACGCGTTAAGAAATAAATTCCATGGTACTATGGAAGAATTTCTGTCGGATGTTGATAATGGAAATGTATTTTCTTTGGGGCCGATTTACGGAAAACAGATGCGGAATTGGAACGGTACCGACCAATTGTTAACCGTAGTAAATAAATTGTTAGATCCAAAACAACGATATTCAAGTGAGCTTATTATAAGTTCCTGGAACGTTTCAGATTTAAATATTATTGATTACCGATCTGACGATGTATTATATCAAGCATATTTAAATGAAATTAAATGGAATGTACCTGAAGACAACGATATCGTGATTAAATAACATTATATTTCTCCATTACTTACTATATATTAAATATAATAAACAATGGAGAAAATTAATGAATTATGAAAAAATCTACAATCAAATTATTGAACGAGCAAAGACGCGAGCATTGCAAGGTTATGGCGAAAATCATCATATTATACCAAAATGTTTAAATGGCACTAATCATCCGGAAAATATAGCAAGATTAACCGCCAGGGAACATTTTTTAGCACATTGGCTTCTACATGAAATGTATCCAAATAATTCCGATTTACGATATGCGTTTTGGTGTATGTTTAGGAATTCAATCGGCCAGGAACGATATGTGCCATCTTCAAGAGTGTATGAATACGCTAAGATTAAGATGATTGAAGTTTGGCATAAAATAAAGAAAACTCCGGCTGAAATAGAATCACTTAAAAAAAGATTTACTGGCACAAAATGGTATCACAATTTAGATGGTTTTAATTTTAGGGTGTTTGATGATGATACGCGTATATTAACTGAAGGCTGGATTCCTGGTAGATTTGATGGCAAAACTATATCGAAACATGCTAATAATATAAAAGAACTTCAATATGCTGAAGGGAAACGCAGACCTGAAACGTCTAATAAAAAATGTTCAATTGATGGTAAACTGTTTGATTCGGCAAGTGAAGCCGCAAGGGAACTCGGTATAAACCAATATACTTTAAGATGGATTTTACAAGGCAGATTTTCGCCAAAACAAAAAGAAAAATACAAAAATTGGTATTACATAATTAATAAAAATGTTTAACATGAATGAAATATTATCTAAAGAAGAATTCTTAGAAAAGTTAAAAACCGACAATAAATTTAATGCTAAATATGGAAGAAAGCATAAATATAAGGTAGCTCTTCATCCTTGTCATCATGAGATACAATTTAATTGCCGCCCAGGACAAAACGGAGAACATTATTTAGATCTACAATTTTCAATGCGCTCATCTGACGTTATATTGGGTCTTCCTTGGAATTTTGCATTTTATGGAATGATGCTTGAAATAATTGCTAATATTACAAATCTAATACCAGGTAAATTAACTTATTTTGGTAAGAAGGTGCACTTGTATGACAACCAGTTTGATGCTGCCAAAGAACTCATTAACCGGACCAGCCATCGTCGCGATTTAATGTGTGAACCAAAAGCTGAAGTATATATAGATGCAGAGCTTAAATGTGAATCATATGATTCTGCGAGTTTAACACAATTAATTAATAGTTTAAATTTAGATACTATCAAATTTTCAAATTATAAAAATTTAGGCGACCTAGAAAACCAGCCGACAATGCTAGCATATAGTTAACAATCTGTTAAATATTATTTTTTAATTGGTAATATCAACTTATCATTGTATATTTGTGATGTAATTAAAAAATAATATAATGACAATATCAGAATTAACTCCAGGTTTTGTATTTTATACAGCAACGATTACTGGTTTTAATTGGTATGAGTATGTAGCTCCAATGCCAGTTAAACCGTTGACATCCCAAAATAAGTATTTTATCTTAATTGATAAACAAACTGAACGACCAATTCGTATGTATCACGTTGAATTACAACGTTTATTGGATCAAAATTTGTTTACATTGAAAGGTTGCTTAAAAAGACAGCTTGAGTTAGCAAAAGATTGGGTTAGTTTTTTAGAGTCTGAAATTAATAAACATGAGTAAATTATTTATCACAAGCGACACACATTTTTATCACAAGAATATAACGACCGGACTTTCCGACTGGACCGATGGTGGCCAACGAGATTTTCCAGATGAAATTAGTATGACAACCCACTTAATTAATAATATCAATGCCCAAGCAGGCAAAGATGATATTATTAGGCACGGCGGTGATTGGTCATTTGGTGGGATTAATATGTTTGTTGAAGCTAGACTTCGTATTATATGCGATGACATTCGTATTTCATTTGGTAATCATGATCATTTGTTAATGCAAAATAGGCCAATACCACCACAGTATAGAGATGAATGTCAAGATAGATTTGGGTTTAAATGCCATAAATTGCAGGACTTGTTCACGCAAGTTACTTTAAAACAATCATTTAAAATTAACGGTATTCCTGCTACTCTTTCACATTATGCCGAGCGAGTGTGGGATAAATCACACGACAAAGCTATACAATTGCATGGTCATAGTCATGCCGGGTTGGAACGTATAGAACAATATTTTGGGCATAATCCTGGAGGTTTGCATCCAATTAATGAGTTCTATAATAAATATAGGACACTCGATGCAGGCATCGACAATGCATTTAGAATTAAAGGTGAATATGTAATGTTTACCGAAGATGATATATATGAAATTTTGAGCCCACGACCATCTCTTACATTATTAGATCACCATTAAACTTTTTAAGATGGGTAAACATGAATTTTTATTTTGGACCAAACTAATATTTAAATACCTGATATTAGGTATGGTCACATGGTGGACTTCTAATCATATACATCCTATATTCCTATATATAGGATTTATGATAGCAGTGTATATGATTAACGATGACCTAATAGGCCCCAATTCAGAGTCTGGAATTAGCAATATTTATTCTTAATCTAAACCCATAGCATTGAAAGTAACTTTCTTTGGTAAATCAACCATTTATTGGTGTGTTAATCTGCTTATATTATATCTGGTTTGGCCAGATAACTTCGTAAAGGTCTTTACAGTAATGTATGCAGTATGCCTTATATGTTTAAGTCTGTTAATTTATTTTGTAATATTTAAAAATCATTTAAAATGAAAAAATTTTTAATTTTTTCTCTATTTTCTCTTTTTTCTCTTCTTTTTGTTGGGTGTGAAGCTGTCGAACCCCTTAGTTATGGAGTTAAATACGATCCTTGTTCTTCAACCTTGTCTCGCGATAATCTAACTGTTGTGTATGGCAAATTTAATATGTGTGGAGCTTGCTGTGAAGTATCGGACTTTCCATCAACACCGCAGGTTTTAAAGATTTTGTCAGCCAACTCCGAATATTTTAGGGTGTCCGCTGGCATTGCACCTAACGTATGGTGCTATGAGCAGGTTTGCCTTGCAGAAATGTTCAAGTTACCGAAAATGTTTTGGCAAACCTGCTCATAGCACGTGTTATAGCCAGTACGGTTTATTTAATTTAGAAATATTTATATATAAACATAAACAAAATGAGCAAAGAAATACGAGATATGATTGATAAGGTTAAATCATTCAATCAATTTGTAAATGAAAATATAAAACGAGATGTTTATATTTATCATGGAACAGGTAAAGGACAAGCATTAAATATTCAAAGAGATGGTTATATGAAACCTAATAGAACTGGTGAAGAACAACCATCAATTAGTTTTACAAACGATTTAGATTATGCTAAATACTATGCTAAATCAAAAGGTGGAATTAGTAAAATGTGTATTTTGAGAACAAAATTAACTGATGATTATCAACTATCACCACGAATAGTAAATAATAAAGGTGATGAATACATTACGTTCAAGAATGTACCTTCATCAGATTTGGAAGTAATGACTATGGATGGTGGTTGGCAACCATTAGATAGTTGGAATGTAATCTTTGATGAACCACAAAATGCTTAATCGAAGCACTTCCGTAGTATTGGCTATAACGGACGGGGCTATGAGCAGGTTTGCCTTGCAGAAATGTTCAAGTTACCGAAAATGTTTTGGCAAACCTGCTCATAGCCCCGTCCGTTATACGCTGGCACGGTAAATTCAGTAGAAACTTAAATTGAAACACAAAACAAAATTTTTATTAAAATGAGCGAGGCAGAATCCGAAACATCCGAAGCCAATAGTCATTTTACTGTACCAATTGGTACATCTTCTGTAGAATTTGATTATAATATTGAATTTCAGATAAAAAGTGAAGAAGATGCGAAAAAATGTTTTATGTCGTGTAAGGCCGGGAAGGATTTTAATTCGTATGTAAGAAATAACATGAAAAACAATCTAAGAGACATCTTTAAAAATGTAATGCGTAATTTTAAATCTCCAGAAGCTTTAATTGATTCAACTGGAAAATTTGAAACCTTATGCTTTATTGAAATTGAAAAACGTCTTGCTGAAGATGGGATCACTGCGAGCCGAGCAAACCTTATTAACAACTTTCGATGGCCAGCAAACGTAGCAAAAACATTAGAAGAAATTATAACAATAAAAGCCAAAACCATGATGGCCGAATCACAAGCCAGGGCAGCCGAGCTAGAATCAAAGGCTAGAATGATACAATCTAAAGCAAACAGTGAAGCGGATATCATAGAAGCAGAAGCAAAAAGAAAGATTGCTGAAATTAATGCAGATATCAAGGCAACCGAAATCAAAAAAATCAATTTGTCATTGACGCCACAGTATCTTAAGATGTTAGAGATTGAAAATTATACTTATAAGACTGAATTAGTGACACCACAAGGTGTCTATCGGATCAGTCAAACAGAAGATTAAACAAAATTAATTGCCATCAGTTGGAATATATTGATGGCAATTCTAAACAATTTATATAAACTATGTATTTCTACAAATATCCATCTATAGAAAACTTTCAAAATTTTATTAAAACCTATAAAGGGAAACAAACCTTTGTTGGACTTACTGAAGATAAGCAACCAATATTTAAACAAAAAACATTAGATTCGGTTACATTAATTGGAACTATTAAATTGCATGGTACTAATGCTGGAGTAACTGTATTGCCTGATGGCACAATTTACATTCAGAAACGGTCCGATTCAATGTTATTGGATCCAAAATTAGGACATATACATTTTGGATTCATGCAATTTGTTTATGAAAACAAACAGTGGTTTATTGATTTAGCTAATCAAATAGACGATAACCGGAAAGACCCAATTACATTTTTTGGAGAATGGTGTGGCCCAGGTATTCAAAAAGGTGTTGGTATATCACAAATTGATGTAAAGCGTTTTTTTATTTTTGCTATCCAAATGCAAGGAGAATCTCCAAGTTGGCTAGATTTTTCTAATATACCATATAAAAGACCAAACGAACGTATCTGGTTTATAAATATGTTCGGAAAATATACGTTAAATGCTAATTTTAACGACGCTGTTACACTTTTACAACAATTGGATGCTATAACACTTGCTGTAGAAAATGAATGCCCTGTTGCTAAGGAATTTGGGGTATCGGGCATTGGGGAAGGCGTGGTTTGGAGTGGTAGAGATTCAGATGGAATGCATATTCAATTTAAACACAAAGGAACTAAGCATCAAAAACCAAAAGGACCAAGATCAAGCAATCCTGATGTCAAGATTGGAAATCCGAATATTCAAAAATTTATTGATACCATTGATATCGATAACCGTTTACAACAATGTTACCATGAATTATATGAAAATTCAATACCATCACGAAAAGAAACATCCGCCGTATTAAATTGGGTGTATGGAGATATTTGCAAAGAAGAATCTCATTTAATACAAGAATTGAGTCTAGAACTTATAAATTTACGGCCAGCATTAATGGAAGTAATTCGAAATAAATTTTTTGATGACATAAATAATTCATTATAATAGTGTGGTTTTGAAAATTAATAACTATATATTAAATATGAAACATTTTTATCAATTAATATTTACACTATCGACACCGAATTACGATCGACACAAGGGCATTATAATGAAAAGCTAATTTGAATAATTAATTTTAACTTTTAAATGACCCTTATATAATTAAATTTGTGTAAGGGTTTTTTATTTGTTAATTTTTTGTTAATGGTGTAAAAATATTATAATATTAAATTTAAATGCTGTATATTTGTGACATAATTATTTAATATGCGTTGGCAGAAGAATTTTAAACAATGGTTAAATCAAAAAGTTGATATAACAATAAAGGACCAAACATATAAAGGACGAATTTTAAAATTTGTTGGAATTAATACTTTCAAACATAAGGTAATAATTACCGGAGGACAATGTATATTTTATGTTGACAACTGGAATGAGTTAAACATTGTTCCATTTGTAGATGAACGAATTTTTAAAGATCAAATATTTTCAGAAGAAGAATGATTTAAAAATTTTTAAGAAAGGGTTGAACCGAAAGTTGAAAATATTTTGAAAATAAATCCAGAAAAGTTTGGTAGACTGAAAAATAAGTCGTATATTTGTATTGTAATTAAAAAATAAATGTTATGAGTACTAAAAAGAAAGGAATTTTGTGTTCCTGTAAGGAATGGGCAAAACACTTAAGAAACAAAAAGCCATTTTGGTCTTCACACAGTCAACCGCAATATTAATTCAACCGTTTTAGGTTACATTGCAGGAGTAAACGGGTATTGAGCTGCCGTAAACCAAGCAATTATCGGACCTAAAATAGGACGTGTAGATCCAATCATGAAGGTGGTTGTGAAGCGTTATAACAATTTGCAATTATTAATATCTTAAATGATAGTTGCTACCTTTAATATAAATGTTCTTTGAAATGCTGGAATGAAATGCCGAAGTAACCGAGCTCGTCTTCGAAACGAGTATTTCCGTAATTGGAGTTGCAAATGTAGGTTCGAATCCTACCTTCGGTGCTAAATATTACCAAGTGGTGAAACTGGGAGACACTCCGGTCGTGGGACTGGATCATTAAGTTGAGTATAGGTTCGAATCCTACCTAGGTTAAGAAAAATGACTTTAAGTAAAATATATCGAAGTGATCATACGAATATTTGAAAGATGCTAACGGTTCAAATCCCCTATTGCCCACTATTTTTTAACTCGGCGTAGGCTCCTTGGTGGAGAACTTGTCTGTCACACAAGTAAAATTGACGGATCGTAACCGTTCGTCGGGGCTAATGTTTATAACTGGTAAATGTGTGTTCGAAATGTTCGATATTAATTCGAATGTTACTATTTATTATAAAGGTTGTAAATTTTGTTTTATTATGTATATAAAATTACAAATCTTGTCAATAATAAATTTTATATTGGAATGCACCAAACCCAAAATCTAGATGATGGTTACATGGGTTCTAGTAAAAAATTAAAATTTGATATTGAACTATTTGGTCTGGACAAATTTAAAAAAGAAATACTTTTTAATTTTGACAATTTCGAAGATATGCGTTTGTGTGAAAAGCGAATTGTTAATGCCGAATTTGTTGACCGAATTGATACTTACAACTTAAATGTTGGTGGTGGAATGGCATACCATTATATTAATAAACATAAACTGAATAATATCTGCGGACAATGTTATATTGTAAGCCGGAAATTAAAAGCATGTCCAATATATAGAAAATGGTATTCTGACCAAGTTAAAGCAGGATTAAAAAAAGTTAATTTTCAACATAATACATTTTCAAATAAAACACATTCAGAAGAAACAAAAATGAAAATGTCATTAAACGCAAAACTGACAAATAAATCAAAGGGTGAAAAAATTCACAATTTGGCACGATGTGGATAACTAACGGTAAAGAAACCAAGAAAATAAAAAATACTGACCTTATACCTGATGGGTATAAAAAGGGTAGAAAATATATTGCGGGATAGTGTAGAGGAGACACGTGGGGCTCATAACCCCAAGGACACGGGATCGTCGGCCCGTTCCCGCTACTTTTTATTTTTAATTACAACATTTCAGGACTAGGTTGATTCGTAGTCTTGAGATCTATTCCGGAAGATTGTTGGTGGTATATCGGCGCTAACAACCATTTAAATGCGTTAAAACTTCGAATAACACGCAACTGATATTTTAAGTTACTTAAATCGACGACCCTAAGCTATGCTGCAGCATGCCGCCAACGGGTGTGTTTAAATATCGTACAATTAGTAACTTTATTTGGAAAGTTTGCAGATTGTGTTTAAAAACCAAAATGGTTCTTTCCTTTTTAATATCGAGATGTAGCTTAATGTAGAGCACGCGGTCTGGGGCCGTGTAGGTAACCGTTCAAGTCGGTTTATCTCGACTTTATTTTATTAAGGACAAAAATACTATTTATGTGTAAATATACATATGAAAATTTGTCCTAAATGTAGTGAATTTCACAATAACAATGGTAGATTCTGTTCTAGACGTTGTGCCAATGACAGATCCGGAGTTGAACTAAAAACAAAATCAATACTTTGTCAATGTGGTAATACTTTTTTTTGGAAAAAAGAATGTAGCCAAATCAAAATGCGATAAATGTAAATATCCAGAACGATTTTGCAAAAAATGTAATATAAAATTTACCGCTACGAAAGGTTTAATGTATTACTGTTCATTTACATGCAGGAATAGCCGAACATTCACACAAGAAAGTAAAAATAAAAAATCACAAGCAAATAAATTATTTAACAAGTTATACCCAGAGAATAGAATCAAACATTCCGAACGCTTAAAAAAAACTGGAGCACCAAATAAATTTATTGCTCCTACAAGAAATAATAGAACTTAAAAATGCAAACCAATGATTAAGGATTTCGAAGATTGTATCGACTCAGTTCGCATACCTGCAAAGATAAACAAGAAAGATTTTCTTGTAGAAGGTACATTTCCTATCATCTCACAGGAAGAAGATTTTATAAATGGTTATTGGAACAACGAAAGTGACGTAATTAGAATTCAAAAACCCGTTGTCGTTTTTGGTGACCATACGAAAATATTTAAATACATAGATTTTGATTTTGTTCAAGGTGCTGATGGTGTAAAGGTATTGTCACCTAAAGATTTTTTATTGCCAAAATATTTTTATTACCAGTTGCTTTCATTGCCACTTGAAAGTCTTGGTTATGCAAGGCACTATAAAATGCTAAAGGAACAAAAAATTTATGTCCCAAATAAAGAAACTCAAATAATTATCATTGAGCAATTGGATAGAATATTTGAAAGGATTAAAACTGCTAAGGAGAACATAGAAAAGCAAGAATTATTAATTAATGAGTTTGAAACCTCTATATTGATAAATTCATTTAAACCTGAAACAGTGTGATTTTTAACATAAATCATTTAGATGAACGAAACCGAAACAAGAGCAGAATATATTGACCCTGCATTAAAAGCAGCAGGAGAAAGTTTGGTGCAAATCCAAACCAAACGGCGAGTAGGTTTATAAATTCTCCTTCTCCACGCGGTATTGGTGAAATCGGTTAGACACCTTAAAGTTTGAATCGTTTAATAATTGTATAATAAAAACGACGATACTTCTTGTAAGGAATTTTAATAAAATGGTTTAGCGGCCAATAATAAAATAAATTCTTGCAGGTTCGAATCCTGCATATCATTCTAAAAGAATTACAGAATATGAGTTACAAAGAAGAATTTTATAATAAAGTTGGTAAGTTTAATATAGATGAGCTTAAATTGTTTTTTGAAAAAGAAAAATATACCTTTGTTGATTTTAGAAACGAATACCAAAGTTGGAAATCTGAAGAAGAACAGTATAAAAAAAGATTGAATAATTTAGATAAAATAAAACAATAATAAAACACATTATGAATTTAGAAGAATTAGCCGAAATCAAGCTTGGCAAAAATACCTGAATTATATTATATTGAATATGATGGTTGTCCAGTTATGTTATCTTCTGGTAAGACAGCTTGGCATGCCATCAGACATGCTAAGGCAGCATTAAATAATGAATTTGGCTATGGGTCTTTAGTGAAATTGGCATCACGTCTGATTGTTAATCAGTTATTATGGGATCGTACCCCGTAGGACCCTCAAATGTTCATTTGCTTTTTCTAAAAGACAGCCTTGCCTTACTTGCTAAAGGGTGTAGGGGATATAGAATTAAATTGTATGCAGCAAGGTACCGCGATGGATTTGGACATTTTTAATTTGCTTCATATGCTGATACGGTGCAGCGCCGCTCTTGTAAAGCGGAATAGAGAGTTTTCGAGTAACTCATGAAGCTCGAAAGACGGGCGAGTAGCTCAATAGGTAGAGTGGCCGACAAGGTGTTCGGCAGGATGACGGTTCGAATCCTTCCTGGTCCGTCTTTAATTAGCCGCTTAGTGTAATGGCTCAGCATAAATGTGTTACATACCATCAGCAAATGTAAAGTTTTCATATGATAAGATTTACAAACAGATAATTGAGTTTAGAAAAGAAAATCCATTAGATAAAGATCAATACGGAGAAAATCATCACATTATTCCACGTTCACTTGGAGGTCCAGATGATAAAAATAATTTAGTAAGATTGAGTGCAAGAGAACATTTTATTTGCCATATGTTACTTGCTGAAATGTATCCCAAAGAAACGTTCGAGTGGTATAAAATGAATCATGCTTTTATGCAAATGAAAGCCACAAGTTGCGGAAGACCAAGATACATGAACAATCGTTACTATGATTTGAAACGAAAGGATTTTTGCAGGTCAATGAAGCAAAGTAGCAACGAAGGCAGTTTATGCATCTGTAGCTCAATTGGTAGAGCGCCTGGTTGAAGCTGGGATGCGGGATCTCGGAATTCTCCATTACCACTTTTATAATGCGATGTAAGAATTGATGCATATTCGCCAGTCTTCCAAACTGGAGTACTCGGATGGTTACCGGGATATCGCTCTAAAATTAATTCGATGAACAGAATACCACCAGTAGATGAATTTTTTATGGAATATTTGGGTGTAGATTGTGATTTTATGGAATCCATGAGAAACCAGTTAGATAAATGTTCAGGATTTGATTTTGGTACTATAACTGATACCATGTTAGAATTTACCAAACTTCACGTTGAAGCTGCATTAAAGGAAGCGAGTGAAAAGGCCTACGCCCAGGGAATTGGAAGTAGTTTGACGACCAAAGATAGTTGTTTCAAATGGACATTTGCCGGATCTATAGGTGATATAGAAATAAATAAAGCTTCAATTTTAAATTCTTATCCCTTAGCTAATATATGTTAAATTTTGATTTTTACCTTAGGTAGGGAACTTGCAAAGGATTTGCCGTTGGACCCGATAATAATCTCCTGTTTAAGAAGTCTACTATATCGTGTACATAAAGATACTAACAGAATGTTAGATAGGTTGAAGAAAGGATATTTGACATTCTAAATAAGTTCCAAGCAAGTGGGTTATAGTAGTCGTCAAGGTAATTCTTGCTTCAAGATAACTTGTACCCACACGACCCTACTCTTGCTGAATATTAAGATTGATGGCCTACATTTATTGTAAAAACCTAGAGTTCTTTTTATTCAGTAAGAAAGAGGGTGCTAAAATTATAAATTTTCAGGATCGGTGGGTATAGTTAATTTTTTGTTAAAGTCATTTTTAATTACTGAACTTTCAATTATTTGTTGTACATTTGTTGAGTAATTAAAAACAAAAGAAAAATGATAAATCCACAATTTTTAATCAGTGTAGATAAGGATACTAAAATATATCCTAATAAGAAAGGAAAGATACGATGAAAGTATTACTTAGAATAGAAAAGGCTTTAACCGAAGTAGAAAATAAAATATCATGAAGTTAACCAATATTCAAAGAAAAGTCTTCATTAAATCAATGATTGCTACTTCAGATAAATGGGCGCTTAGAGCCTTGCAAGTTGTTTATGATAACCAAACTTCTGAAGAGCAAGTTAGAAGAACAACTGAAGACCAAAATGGCATTGGATTTACTCAGGCAGATGCAAGATTAATGGCAGTATTTGCACAATTATTGAAGACCAAAGCTTTGACTGAGAATCAAATCACTCAGGTAAAATTGAAAATGCCTAAATACTGGAAGCAGATACTTCAAGCGTCAAATGTCATTAAACTAGATAATTTAATCATTCAAACAAAATTGAAAACAGCATGATTCACGAAACTTTAACCGCAGATACTCTACATGAAGTAGTTGCACTCAAAGATTTATATTTCAGAAATTATAATCCAGCTGGATACGGAACAACATCTACTGAACCTAAGATTATTAAAGATAAATGGACAATTACAGTTTCCAGATTCAATTCGTGTGATTAATTACATGGCCCGGTAGCCCAATAGGCAGAGGCAACGGTCTTAAACGCCGTATAGTGTAGGTTCGAGTCCTACTTGGGCTACTCTATTTAAGCTAGTTTATGAACAGCCTAGATATTCGGTGCGATGCCGATTAATACGATTTTTATTTTTAATGATGCAAACTTATCAGTAAGGTTAAACTGAATTCAATATTAAATGTCGCAGTAAATTCATTGGGTTGATACCCCAAATGTTCCAGGTGCAAATCCTTGGTGGACCAAACGAGAGTCTGTAGAATTAAACATTTATAAAGATTAATCCAGAAACGTAGCATTAATATAATTTAATAGATAAACAATTAATTAAAAAGGCTGGTTATGTCACTCATAAGAAGTAGGCGGAAGCTCTGAAATCAGAAGGTGTAACCGAAAATATTGTCACATTGAACCAGCCTTTGTTTAATTGAAATGTAGTGTAATGGTTAGCACATGAATTTTTGAAATTCATAGTTGTGGTTCGAATCCATGCATTTCAACGGTATTGATACAGTGAAGACCTGTTGGTGGAATTAGAAAAAATAAATAATTACATGGTGTTTGTAGCTTAATTGGTAGAGCGCTAGGTTGTGAGTTTAGAAGGTGCCGGATCATTCCCGGTCAAACACCCCGAAAATAAAAATTATGAAAAATATATTACAAACGGTGGCAAATCGAATAGTGTATATGTTACAAAATGCAAATTCAATTGAAGATGCTAACAAATTTTATCGAATGGGATTAAATTTTGATAATTTTTGTATTAGCAGTTTTGGTCATTTTTTAGATTAATTCTACTAATTATTTTATGATAAAACTTAGATCATTATTAACTGAACGGTATGTCAATTTGTTTAAAACTGACATTGTGAAATATATTGATGAAATTTGGGAGATTCTACAAAAATCATATGCCCCTATCGGCGGATTTTATGAAAATGATTCAGGAAGATATTAAGTTTAGCAGGTCCTGGGCAGAAGTATCCGGAGCAATGGAGCATATTTTAAGAAAAAATGGCGCTGAGCCGATTCCTAATTATATGGCCAAAGAGCTTACTGGTAAAGATATTCTGAAATTTAATCCAGACGGATATCATTATACTCGGATGATAGCGGGTGAACCACATGAAAAAATAATATTCGGTACCGTCAATAAATAACATTTTATTGACACAATTATTGAATTAATTTATGTACATTTGTGAGTAAATAATTAAATATGTTAATTTATATAGCTGGGTTAAATTCAACCAAAAAGGATTGGATTGACTTAAAATTGAAAGAGTTTTCAAATGATACCTATTATTATTTCTTATTAAATGATGACATTCCGGATATAACTGAAGATGCAGTGATAATAGCCCATTCAATGGGATGCTTAAGCGCCATGCGTCTATGGGATATATATCCAGATAAGATTAAGACAATTCAATTAATCAATCCAACTAACCAAATTTTTGATTTTAATAAATTTCAATAAATAAACTTATGGCAAAACCGATATTTATTATAGGACTTCCTAGGGAAGAAGCCACTAAACAACTTGATGAGTATTATGATTCTGTTCGCAAAAGTTTAGAACAGAAACTTGCACAATATTATGTCTTGGTATATTATTCAAATTCAGATGACATGGAATTCAAATGCTTTAACGATGCTGATTTCACTGATATTAAATTTGAAGAATTGAAAGCCATGATTAAAAATGAGATAATTAACCAAAACCCCGTTGACAATATTCCAGTGATATGATTTTAATAGAAACCAACATTGAAATCGGCAGGTTTATACAAACATCTGCTAATGGCAATTCTGTTCGTATGATAAATGCTATAGATCTAACTAATTTAAATTTAGGTGAGTTTGAATTAATACATTCAATGACAGATAGTCCTGAGTTTCGACTTGCCCAAACAATGATATTGAATAAATTAATGAAAAATGTTAATAAAATGTTAATTCCACCACAGATCATAAATAATTGAAAAATATGTTATATATTTGTTGAGTAATTAAAACAATAAATATTATGACAACTTTTAAAGTCGGCACTGAAATTGAAATCAGAGAGAATCACAAACCTTTATACCAGATATTTGGTAACAAAGGTAAGATTAAAGCAATAAATACCACGTGTCAACAGTATAATCAGACTGAACGGACTGAATATTATGATGTCGAAGTTATTTCATTGCTTTCAAGAAAGATGGAAGTGATGCCAGTCAAAAAAATACATGTTATACCACTTAAAGGGGTGGCGATACACCAAATATAATGGTTGGAATATTAATTATTGATCCACCGGATGTAACACGGAAACATAATAAGCAATCCAGCTGGAAACGAACAGCCATATTGCAATTTCCTGGAGACGAAACTGATAAAATGTGGCGTTGGTATATAAAGAAACGATATGGGTTAGAATTAAACCAACCATTAAGGCAATGCCACATAACAATTGTCAATGATAGATATCAGGACACTGCAAAATGGAATGAATTTAAAAGTAAATTTAACCATACTAACATTAATATTGATGTTAGTCGGGAACTTCGCAGTAATGGAGAACATTGGTGGTTAAGAGTTGATGAAAATGAAGAAATTAAAGCCATTAGGACATTTTTAAATTTAGGCGAGCCCTTTTTTAAATACCATTTGACTATTGGTCTAGCAAACTCCAGAAATATTAAACATTCAGAATATATTTTAAGACAAATTTTAAATTATTATTAATATGCAAACGTTTATAATCGTCGTAGTTGCAGTTTTTGCTTTAGGAGCATTAATTAATGAATTATTATCAGCTTTCAACATCAGTAAACCATATCCAGAGATTTTTGGAACTTTGTTTTTTACTATATCGACTGTCTTAGGAATTTTAGTAATTTCTAAATTAATGTTCGTATTGTTGGCACTGGCATTTGTACACCAGGAAAATAAGTTACACTGGGATAAATATGCATCATATCGCACATTTGATTATACGGTTTGTATATTAGGGTTTGGTTATCAATTATATTCGATTTATCAATATATCTATTCTTTATAAACGGCAACTTTACTAATATGGTCGGGTACTCAATATTGAATCTCGAGTTAGGTCTGCAAAACCTAATTAATGTGAGTTTGAATTTCACCCCGGCTTCAAAAGTCAATCGCATCTGTGGCGCAACGGTTTAGCGCAATTCACTCATAATGAAGAGGTTCTGGGTTCGAATTCCAAATTTCCTACTATGATTAAATTCAAAAATATATTAACTGAATCAAAAACTATTCAGCAAATTATAAAAGAAATACCTAATTATATTGATAATTTAGAATGTGACGGAGCTACAAGAGACATACATTATATTTTAGATAAAAATAATATAAACCATTCTGTATTTACTGGAAAAGTTGAACATAAAGGTGAAACTGTAATACCATTGCATTATTGGATACAATTACCTTCAATGCAAATAATAGATTTTAAAGCAAGAATGTGGGTAGGAAATAAAGCCCCGAACGGATTATTTAATGACGGAACAACTAATTATAATTACATTGGCAAGAAAATAAATATGCCGATGAATGATATGTTATTTATGATATTGACAGGAAATATGTATGATTAAGTTTAAAGATATATTATCAGAATCGAAATTAGGAGACTGTTTTGATGCTGCATATAATTATGTAACTCGAAAAGATAACGAGGCAACATTGGTTCACGGGTTCGTTTCCGGACAACGGAGTTTGAGTGGGGTCAGATATACACACGCTTGGAATGAAAAAGGCAATGATGTAATTGACAATTCAAATGGAAGAAGTATCAAGGTTCCTAAAGAATTATATTATGCTATAGGTAATATTAAAGAATCTGAATGCAAATATTATAACATTGATCAGGTCAATAAAATGTCGCTTAAATTTAGACATAAGGGTCCATGGGAAATTAAAAATACAAACTTCAAAGAATCTAAAATTAGAGAAGCAATAGTAGATCCGGTTTCAGACACATTGTCGGATATTTTCCAATCTTCTGGTAAATTAAAACCCATTGTCAAAAATACAATAGAGAAGAATATAAAAGCAATTTCAGACAAATTTCCTGAAGTTGAAGTCAATGATTATATTTTAGTTGGTGCGGCAGCAACGTATCAATATGATGATAGATCTGACATTGACGTTTCGGTGTTCATTAAACCTGATATTGACAAGACTATTTTCAAACAGGCAGATAAATGGATCGAAGCTAATATTGATAATAAATTCTACTTCGGTAAACGGCCGTATCAATTCAAATTGACAGTAGGTAATAGAAATCAATTGTCCAATGTAGAATCTGCTTTCGATGTAAAACTTAATAAATGGATTAAAGAACCTGATAAAGCTAAAACAGCTGAACTCTATAAAAATAATTTAGATTCTCCAGACTCAAAAGCTTTGAATTTGTACAAACAAATTGAAAATTTAATTCAACCGTCGGTTATTAGATTGGGTAAGGTTTTACATTCTGTGGTAGAATCTTCTGCAGACGATCTGGTAAAACAGCATATCATTTCTGCATATAATCGATACGATAAAGTAATCAAGCCACTTAGAGCAAAAGCATTCAGTTCAGATACTGCCGGATTACCAAGTCAAAATTGGAATACCGGAAATATTATTTATAAGATGTTGGACAGAGAGGGGTATAATTCAATTTACATGATGATGAAAACCATGGTTAAAAATGATGACTATTCAACTTCAAATTTGCAACAGTTAAAAACCAGAATAGACGATATACTTCCACAAGAAATTGGGTTCGTTAGAAAATCAAACTATTAATGTTAATAATTTGTTAATGACCGTCAAATAATCCGAAATTAATTAATTTCTTTGTATATTTGTTTGTTAAATAAAAAGGAATGAAGAAATATGTAGTTTTAGATGTTGAAGGGGATGGTCCAGTTCCAGGTTTGTTTTCAATGGTTTGTTTCGGAGCAGTAATTTACTCTGATAAACTTGACAAAACATTTTATGGAAAGACAAAACCAATTGTTGACAACTTTAAAGAAAGTTCATTAGCAATTTCAGGTTTTACAAGAGAGGAACATGAAGGGTTTGATGATCCGGAAACTGTAATTAGAAACTTTGCAAATTGGTTAATTGAAAACGGAATCACTGAACCGGTTTTAATAAGTGACAATCCAGGTTTCGACGCAGCATGGATGAATTACTACTTTCACAGATACTTAGGTTATAATCCATTCGGAAGTACTTCGAGGAGAATAGGAGATTTGTTTTGTGGAATGGAAAAGGATATGAGATTTGATTGGAAGCAGTACAGAAAAACAATACACGATCACAATCCGGTAAATGATGCAATTGGTAACGCAGAAGCATTATTAGTACTTGAAAAGAAGTACGGAATGATTAACTTAAAATAATTTTATATTTGGCCTTATCGTTTAATTGGAAAGACGCAATTCTTCTAAAATTGAGTTAGCTGTACAAATCAGCTTGGGGCCACTAAATAATTTAACTTATGAAAATTAGAAATACCGATGGTGAACTACACATTATGCCATCTTCATCTATTAACTGCAACAATGAAAAATTAGTTATGTATGGTGAATCATTATTAGATTTTCAGATTATTGCCGAAATAATAAAATTGATTAATAATCCGAAAAATACAACTCAATTCATCTTACAAAAATTAGAATCATGCAATTCAGGATCTTAGATTCACAATTTAAGATAGATGATGGTATTTCATATATCAAAAATTATATTGCTGCTAATCCAAACCTTATAGTGAGTATTGGATGTGATTCACAGAATTTTAGAAAATACTGTGCTTATGTCACTGCGATAGCTCTTCGTACTCCAAAAGCAGGTGCACATGTAATTTATCAGTCGCAGTTTGTACCAAAAATCAAAGATAAATATTCTAGACTTTGGAGAGAAACAGAAGAATCAGTATCATTAGCTAAAATTTTAATTGACCATGGAATAAACATTGGTTTAATTGAATTAGATTTTAATAAATCGAAAACAGCCGGATCGAATATGATGATTGCACCATCCGTTGGATATGTAGTAGGATTAGGATTTACCCCGTTGACCAAACCAGACGAATTGATAGCTGTTAGAGCTGCAGACTGCATATTGAAAAGATAAAATTCATAAACGCGACCAAGCGGGCAGTAGGGGTCGATGAATTAAATAAATTGTGTAATAAGCAAAAAATGGTCAACTCGAGATAAGACCAAAGTATTGTACGAAAGGAATATCCGCAAGGAGAATAACGAAGCCCATTTAAAATTTGTTAATGATTTGTTAATTATTGTTATAAATCAAAATAATCAAAAAATATGTTGTACATTTGTAGGGTAGTAATTAAAAATAATTAAAATGAATTTAACATTAAACACACAAGACATTAGATCCATAACTGTTATGGCATCTGATATTAAAATTAAGTCTAACGAAGTTATTATCGTTAAAGGTACTCGAATGCCAATGGCCACCGAAGCCTTTGAAGATATATTAGATTTAGCAGGAATTGGAAAGAAGACCATTACTCATTTAAATGATACAATGGATAACACTTCAGGATATACATTGGTGCAAATGGTCATGAACCACTTAGCAACCAAAAGACAATTGAAATTAAAAATAATTGTAGACTTGGCATCACAAAAAGTAATTCGAGTAGCTGATGAGTCAACATTAGTTAATGCAATTTCACTTGATTCTTTTGAAAAATTAATGGAATTAATTCAACGCGATTCTTCAAAAATTGTATTCTTAGACCCAGTAATGATGGAAAGTGGAACAAAGGTTTCAGTTCAAGTTAAATGGGATCAATCTATTCCACTTACATTTAAAGGCGAAGATATTGCTTTAGGTAAGCAATTTACTTACGACATGTTTGGTGCTATGACGGTTGAAGATTTAGTTGAAAGGCAAATTTGTACAAACGGCATGACCGGTATTGTTCCAGCATACGCAAAAGAATTGACATCTGGAAATGATCCAGGAGAATGGTATAAGCAAATAATTCAGGGATTAAGAACTCCAAACCAGGATTTTATAAAAACCTACGAAAAATATTTGTTGGCAGCAAAACAGTCAAATTTATCTGTTTCTGAATACAATACAATTAAGTATCAGATGATGCATTGGAATAAAGATCCAGAAATCATTCGAAGATATTTGGGGACTGAAGATTGGAAACTTGATTACGAAAAACGAGGAATTACGTTATCCGAGTTAACTAAAGACCAATTAAAGAATTGCCCGACTCCTGTGAACAAATGGGATGCAATTAATCTTATGACCGATTTGAGTTCACATATTTATAATTCCCATGTAGACGGAAAAACAATGAGAGATACTCAGCAACTGGCTGGTAAGTTTTTAAGACGACCAGCAGACGAAGATAGGTTTGTATATAACGTCCCAGTATATCGCAACAGAGTTGTATTCGATGAATTACAAACCATAGATTAATTTTATTTTTAATTACACATATTTTATTTTAAAGGCCCGTAGCAATACTGGCCTTTTTTGTTAATGATTTGTTAATGGCGTCAAAAAAAGTGAATGGTATTTAAAATACCGTTATCTTTGTTAGGTAATTAAAAATAAAATAAACGAATATGATTTACTTAATGACAGTTGCAAATGTTGACAGCCTTGAAGGAGCTGTGGTAACAAGATTAGATGGTACAGAAGTTCCATTTATAATCACCGATACCAAACATTGGGCGTATTTTATTGAAGTAGAAGGATCCGAATTTAAGGTTAGGCCTTATGCTATTGTTTCAGCCTATCAGGGCGGCACTAAACTAAGGCTTGATACCACTTCTACAAAAATACGCCAAATGACTAATGAAAAAATCGCCGAGATGACTTCCATTAAAACACGTGATGTTGACAATAATGAAGAAGAATTGACTGAAATTGATCTAGATATCATACCAACGTATCTTAAAGATATTACTTGGGATCCTAAAATGTTCGAGCCAAATCTTACCGGTACATTCTTAGATAAGTTTGTTTCAACAAAAGGTGGATGGCTGCCAGCTACTAATATTATGGTCACCGGAGATCCGGGTATTGGAAAGTCTAGTAATATGATAGAGACACTTGTTAGAGTTAAAGCAACCAATCCTAATAAAACTGTTGCATATATTTCGGCTGAAATGGAAGCTGAAGATTTCGAAGAATTTAAACAATTTTATCCTGGGTTGGATGAGATTCCAATATTGTTTTTAGGTGAATATTTACACGAAGATAAATATCCGATTTGGCAGGTAGTTTCCAGTTTTTTAAATACTGGTTATGATTTAGTGGTTTTGGATTCAATGATTGAAATTCAAATGATGATACAAGAAGAGTTGAGCTTACCGCAAAAGAAGGGTGAAGCCCACATGTTAAAATTGATGAGAAGACATAATAAAGGTTTTAATAAAAGCAATTCATATACATGTTTCCTTTGTATTCAGCAAAAAAATAAATCAGGTCAGTATGTTGGATCTAAAAGGTTAGAGCACATGACAACTGCCTTTCTGCAATTTTTATGGGATCCAAAAGAAAAAGGTAAACGATATATGATTTTTGAAAAGAATCGTAAAGGTTCAGTTAAAAATCGTTTATATTATTCCTTTGCCCCAACTGGGATTGAATATGATGAAAAACGGTATGCCCAAGAGAAAGAATTGTTTGAATTGACTGGTATAACTGGCAAGGACGCAGATGAAATTGCAGAATTAGGCCTGGCAGAATTTGAAGCCATGTTTAAGGCTCCAAAGAAAGACATAACTGATTAATCGGAATTATTAGAATTAAAGTAGTATATCTCGATGCTGTGCTACTTTAATTCGTTTTTAATACAAATACACTAATAAATTATTTAACACCATTAAAAACGAAATATGGACGCCGTAATTAATTTTTCAATAATGCTAGTTGTTACAATGATGACTTTAGTAACATTAGTTAACATTTTAATTAAAGAATAAAAATTATTTATGATTTCATATCCACATCCACACGATATAAAAGAAAACTATCGTGTATTAGCATATATTACTTCGGCGCCATTAAACAGTTCCAGAATTGCTCGAGTTCACAGAGTCAAACGTTTAAGTGACAATTTACGAATTGAGCGTGGCGAAATCGTATTGTTTGGTAATGAACGATGTCGAGTTATTAGATTCGTTGAATTCCCTGATGATTTAGGGGTCGAACTTAAAGTATTGAATAAACTTAATACTATTATTGATGCACGTTGCTCACAACTAACTGAATTCATACCATGACACCATATTTAGAAATTACAGAGACGGAAATGCTAGATATCATTGATAAATGCAATGACAATGAGAATGCATATAAAGAATGCATCATTATATTATACGGATCGTTTTATCATCTAACATTATTTGGTTCTACTAATAAATTGATACTCGGTTCCATGATATATAATCGGATAATTTTGAATAATAACAGAAGATTTGAAATGGCCATAGCCAAACCAAGTTCATCTAGATTATCCGATTTTAATAAAATACCATTATGCCGAATTTAAATTAAACAATGCCCCTGTATTATGATAAATGTAATAAGTGAGATTCTTCAGGAAATAAATCAAGAAAACGGATCAAATTGGAAGTTGTCCGTTCTTAAAAAATACAAAGACAATGATCTATTAAAGCGTGTCTTGAAAATGACTTATGATCGTGTAACCTTTACATATGGTATCAAGAAATTGTTATCAACCGATCAAGCTAATGGATTAGTTGACTTGACAACATTTTTAAATTTTATTGAACGAAATATTGTATCACGAGAAGTTACTGGGCACGATGCGTTGAATTTACTTAAAGCCCAAATGAATTTATTATCCGAATCCGACCAATTGATCGCTCGGGGAATTCTAAATCGTGACCTTAGACTAAACTTGGGACGAACAACTATTAATAAAATTTGGCCTGATTTAATTGTAAAGCCGCCTTATATGAGATGCGGAGTCTACTCGGAGAAGACAGCATCTAAAATAAACTTTCCAGCAATTATAGAATTGAAAGCAGATGGTACTTTTCGGTATGTTATTAAAGAAGATGATAAGATAACATTTATGACTAGGTCTGGAGAAGAATCAACTTATCCAATATTGGAAGCCGAATTTAAAAATGATATATTCTTAAATGGTGTCTATGTTGGCGAAATGTTAGTTGCTAATTGTGAAACCAGACAAAAATCAAATGGATTAATTAATTCGGATAATCCACCACATGAAGATATTATTTTGCAATGTTGGGATTTCATATCCTTAGAAGAATTTGCCGATGCGAAACATCAGAGAACTATTCCAAGGACTCCTTATTCTGCAAGATTTGCCACATTATGCGAAATAACACGAAAGTATGTCGGAGTTAATTTACAATCGCATGTTTCGGAAATTCCAAATAGAATTGTTAATAACATTCAAGAAGCATTAACAATTTGCTCGCAATGGATGAATGAAGGTTTCGAAGGGGCTGTTCTGAAAGACATTAATAATGTATTTAAGGACCACACTTCCCCGACGCAATTGAAATTGAAATTGGAAATTGATGCCGACGTAAGAATAATTGGATTTTCTGAAGGAACTCCTGGAACAAAACGAGAGAAGACATTTGGTGCCATAATGTATGAAAACGATGAAGGTACAGTTAAAGGTCAATGTTCAGGATTTACCGATCAGCAGTTAGAAGATTTCAACTCCAGAAGAACTGAACTAATTGGCAAGGTTATGACTGTTCAATTTAACGATTTAACAATAGCCAAAAACTCTGAGACATACGCATTAAACCATCCAAGGTTTATTGAGCTTAGAAATGACAAAGACGAAACGGATAGTTTGGAAAGACTATTTGAATTGAAAAACATGGCAATGCAATTGATATGACAGATACATTTACAGAGTCTGAAGTAATTGCATTGATGACCAGGGCATTTAATTTAGGATTTAACAAATATGAAGTTGTAGATGCTGGCCTAGAAGGTCGTGAAACTGATACTGAAATTCGATGGATTTTAGAACTTTATAAACGTAAACGCACTAATGAAAACCCATCATAACCAGTGAAGGTTCACATTAACAAAAATTTAACATTAATAATTTGAATATTTGATTTACATACCGTATCTTTGTATTGTAAATAAAAATAAATAAATAATATGTCACTTCAAGAACAAATCAACAAATTAGATGCTTTAATAGCAACTAAACCACAAGTCTTACAAGCGTATAAAGATGCTAAATTAATTGGCAACAAATCCATGATGGAAATATGCAAAAACCAACTTGTTCAAATTCAAGAAGCTCCAGCCGAAAAGGTAAAGTTACTAAATAAATTTGAACAACGAATCCAGCATGCTGGAGCTAGAATGGAATTTGGCGGATTTACAATTACAGAAACCTTTTAAAAATAATATCATGGGATTTATAAATAGATTAAGAGACAAACTTGGCAGATTCATAAGTTCAAGCGACCTTGACATAACACCTATACCACCTATAGAACAGGCTGTCGCGGATGCTTCAAGCGCTCTAACTCCTGAATTAGTAACATCGATTCAGACTAAAATTTTCATCAATGATCAAGAAATTGATTTAACGAATTTAACGGAAGATGATGCTTTGGTATTATTACATTTTGGAATTTTACGTCCTGAACATTTCAGGGCGATTCAGCAAATGGAAGGATGGGATCAAAATTCTAATGGTGAATACGATGAGTATGACGAAGATGACGAAGACGACGATTAATAAGTAAACAATTAAATTTTTTATAATGAGAACATTTATTTTCTTTATTGCATTTGCCTTTATGGCCATTACTTTACCTGCTCAAAATTGTGACCAAATTATTGAAGAAAATCTTCAACTGCGGCAAGTAAATTATGAACTGGTAAGTGATTATAACCACTTGGTGAGAACTGAATCAAAACAAAACGATTCGATGTTAGTTTTACTGAACACTTTGAATGATAAGTTTAACCGAGAGCCGTCGGAATTCAACCTAGGTTTTGGTGTAGCATATCATCAAACGAATGTTATTGATTTTTCGGCTTCCATTTATATCAGTCAGAATTATTTGAATTTTGGATATATTACAGATAAACGTTTTAAATTTGGGGTAGGCCAGGTATTCACAAACAGATGGGCAGCAGATATAAATATAACATTGCCAGCATCAGACAGTGCTCCAGCAGCATTTCAAACTAATATACGATACCGGGTTGTTGATAATTTGCAAGTTTCCTTAGGTACTGACACTAAGTCAGGATATACAGTTGGATTAAATTATAATATCTAATTGACATCTAATTGTATGAATAGGTTAGAAGAATTTCTTGAAGAGATAAAGGAGTTATCAGATATCGACACGATAAACGATTCCCAAGAGATGCAAGACAGGTTAGAAGATATCCATGACCTAGTTGACAATTTCATGGTTGACATTTTTGATATTGGTACAACTGATGAAGACGAGTAGAGTCGTTTATATTCCTAGATTTACTGGAACTGAATGGGTGCCGTGGCAAACTGTCAGGCCAACCCCGGAACAATTTGACAAATGGAATTCACATCCAAGATTAGATTATAATAATATTTTTACGGATGTGAATTCTTGCCAAACTTTTATTGATACAACATATAATATTCCAAATGCCAAAAATTAATACCAATAAACTTTTAATATCTGAGATTTTTTATTCAGTTCAATGCGAAGGACTTTCGACTGGTATTCCGTCAGTATTTATTCGGTTAGCAAACTGCAATTTATCTTGTGGGTTTTCGCCTAAGTTTGTCAATGATTTTAAAAAATCCGAAACAACGACGGCGGCCGGAGACATTGTTGGGGATTTAATGTTGGATAATAAAGCCACTTGGTGCTGCGACACAATGCCAGTCTGGATCAAGGGTAAGGAATGGGATTTTCAAGAAGTAATTGATTGGTTTAAAGAGCAAGGAATTTATGATGATATTCTCGGTGGGCTAATTCATATTATTTGGACGGGTGGAGAACCAACAATACCGGCTCACCAAGAATCGATTGAAAAATTTACTAGATATTGGTCATTAAACACCATTGAAAGTCTTAGGTCAGTTTTTTATGAAATTGAGACCAATGGGACTATTTCATTTGATGCTATATTTGAGCTTATTGATCAGGTTAACTGTTCTCCAAAATTATCAAATTCTGGAATGCCACCCGTCCAACGTTTAAGGCCTGAAGTCATTAATTCTATTATGACTCATCCTAATTATCAATTTAAGTTTGTTATTTCTACAGAAGACGACATTTTCGAAATGTTTGATACATACATAAATCCATTAAATATACCACTTAATAGGGTGGTGTGTATGCCAGGATTAGATTCACAAGAAAATTTCCATGAACGAACCAGATGGGTTTTAGAAATGGCGAAAAAATATAAATTTATCGGAATGACTAGGTTGCATATCTCGGCTTGGGATAAGACAACTGGAGTTTAATTACTGTTAAAAATAATATAATGAACATACATATTTTTAATATTTTAATATTAATTTTTGGATATTTACTTATCCGTTTTGTAATTTGCAAGGATGATTTTAAAGAATCTAGTCCATCAATGTATGGACCCACGATAGATTTAGGAGGATGTCTTGGTTATACCGTAATGCTAATCTGGACATTTATATTTCTAATTGTGTTTTATGTATTTGATTTGAACTTATTATAATTCTAATAAAATTAATGACAAAAACAATTTATTGAAAGATGGTGTATATCGATACCTTTCACAAACTGAAATTGAAAAACTACAAACACTACCTATTGGCTACACAAAAATATTGTCTTACGATGAAGCGTATGATTGTATAGGAGATGGGTGGACAGTTGATATTATTGCACACATTCTGTCTTTTGCGGAGTGGTCATAGTATTGCCTGTAACGTTCCGACAGCTTGGCGAAGAAGCGGATTTAAAAGAACTAAAGTATCAAATATGCACAACACTCAATTAAAAGCACAACTGTTCGGACTACCACCATAGCCCGCTTTTTTGCCAAACCCGTGTTATATGAAGGTGGGATTTCACGCACTACACTTTCATAGAAGCACGTAAAAAGAAAAAGAAAAAATGAGTGTGGAAAACTTTAAAAACATAATTTAAAAATGATAAACTAATGACAAAAGAAGAAGTATTACAGCAATGCACGGTTGAAGGTAACGTAGTTAAATTACCAAACACACAACTTGACCGCAATGAGTATTTAGAAGTAAAAAAAGCACTTGAATTGATTGGTGGTAAATGGAAAGGTGGCAAAGTGTTTGGATTTGTTTTTGCAACTGACCCGACTGAATTACTTGCAGAAATCGCCAACGGTGAAAAACGAAATCTTAAAAAAGAATTTCAGTTTTTTGCAACTCCTGAAAAACTTGCAGATGAGTTGGTTTATTTGGCTGACCTTAAACAACACGATACAATTTTAGAGCCAAGTGCTGGACAGGGAGCAATTGTAAAGGCAATAAACAAGGTTTGTAATGTTGTACCTGATTGCTTTGAATTGATGGAAGTAAACACCATTATTTTAAACAAAAGCGGATTACTTTTCAATTTGATTGGTGATGATTTTTTTAACCATAATGGGAAAACTTACAGCAAAATAATTGCAAACCCACCATTTACCAAAAACCAAGATATTGACCATTTAAAAGAAATGTATGAATGCCTTTCTCGTGGTGGTAGATTAGTTTGTATTACTTCTGAAAGTTGGGTAAACGGAAACCAAAAAAAGCAAGTTGAATTTAAAAACTGGCTTGATGAAATTGAAGCGGAAGTAATTGACATTGAGAAAGGTGCTTTTAAAGATAGCGGAACAATGGTAGGGGGTAAAATAGTAGTGGTGAACAAACCTTTATAAGTTTGAAAAACTTAAAGCGGGTGGGGCTTTTATTTTTTCTTTCAATTACGCAGAAAGTTTAAAACGAAGCACTTCCCCCGCTTGCTACTAACGGTGGGTGCTATGAGCAGGTTTGCCTTAGACAGACTTTCAATTTAGCGCAAATGTTATTGGCAAACTTGCTTATAGCACGTGTTATACGCTGGCACGGTTGATTAAACGATAAACTTGAATTGAAACACGAAACAAAATTTTTATTAAAATGAGCGAGGGCAAAAAAGAAATATTATTAGGAGATTGTTTGGAACTTATGAAGGATA